TCGAGATTGAAGCAGCGGATGAATTGGCTGCTGAAGATCAAGTAAGACAATTAGAAATCGAAGGGGACATTGAAACATATGCCTATGACTGGTATCCTTTAGAGATAGAATCCGTTGAAGAAGAAGAAGAGGAAGAGGTAGAATAATGGGAGCACGTATTAACTATGTCTTTAAAGACAGTGATGAGGGCCCTGTAGTAGTACTATACAGCCATTGGGGCCAAGACGGCTGGGAGACAGACATTGCTGCAGCCCTGGAACACGCTAGGCCACGCTGGCAAGATTCATCGTATGCAACCCGTATGATGATTAGTTATCTTATCCAACACAGCATTCTTGATGAAACAGGTTTTGGTATCTATGCCATTAATCAAGACGGCTATGACCTAGGGGAGCAGACAATCCTCATCGACTTTACTACCAATACTATTACTGATAATGTATCTGTCAATTGGGATAAATTTATTTTAGCCTTTGGACGTACAGGTGCCCTAGTTTAATATTTCGCTGAGCGCTAACAGGGAATGGGTCCCCTGTTGGAATATAGGGTGGAGCGTGAGTTCTGAGTCTTGCGCTCCCCCTTACTTTTTGGTATAATGAATAGAGAGGAGTTTGCCCAATGGCGTATAGTGTTAGAAAAGCACAGAGTAATAAAGAAACAAGAAAAGCAGAAGCATTGGCAAAACTTCTAACTGAAGATTTTTCTATTGACCTAGAGCGGGTTGGTTATTATTTGGTTAGGAATATGCCCACGATTGTATTTCACAGATTAGATGTTCTTGCCTTGTCGGCAATGGAAGAGTATGATAAACTTAGTGTAGAGATGAAAACTGGAGGAAAACCACCTTGGCGTTAAACTTAGCAGATAAATCAGGAATAATGGCTGAACTATGGATGAACTATAGGGATGACAAAAACTTCTCAGACTTTTTTGGATACAATGATATTGGGTTACCAATGTCGTATTACTTGGCTGAAGGATTGATCACAGAACTATCACCACTGGGTGAGCAATACATAATGGAATCTTGCGATATGTTCTTGGCAATGCTGGAGGTTACTGAAGACGATGTAGATAGCCTAATAGACATAAACCTAGATGCTGTGTTAAAGTTATCTATGGAAAAGAAGGAACAGCCTAACCCTGAAGTATAGGGTTGCTGCCCGAGGATTCTTTGTCAAACCTCAAACCTTTATATTGTCATAAGAAGATTACGAAGAGAGATTTCTTTTCCCCAATCATGGCATATCATCAAACCTTCATATTGTCAAATTAAGATTACGAAGAACAAATTCTTTTCCCCAATCATGCCAAACCTTTATATCTAAAACCATGTTATACTTATATTATGAGTCCAAGACATTTTGCAGATTATGCTAAAAGATATCCTAAACAATATCAGGCATTCTCCGATTCAATGTGGAATGGTTTTGTATCTGTTACTAAGCATGTTCCTATTATGGGAAGGTTCTTTTCTTTTACCCCCGCCCATTCCGTGATTGATGATCCTATTAGTGACGGCGAAGCCGTGGGCGCAGCCCTTGCAGAGATCTATTTAGAAGCCCAGCCAGAAAATGGCGGGGAATTCAGACCAGGCTTCTAACAATCCTATAGTAATAAACACCACTATAAATTATCAAACCTTTTCTCCTGGTTTTTAAATATTTATCAAACCTTTATATATTTTTATTACGAAATTCGAATAATTTTCCCTGGTTTTGGGGATTTTTTTATGCAGTAAATGGGCTTGACAAACCATCATATATAAGATATAATGCCCAAACCCTGCATACAAAGGTTTGACAAATAAGGTTTGATATGATATCATCTGCGGGCATATGAAGGTTTGAAGGTTTGGGGATGTGAAGGTTTTGCGCCAGAGGATTACGACGCCTTCGTTAAAAGCGCTCTATCCTCCACTACTCTCCACAATGCTCCACTTCTACTCTGTCTAATAATATAATCAGTAAGATCTATCTGTGGATAAACCTGTGTATAACTAATATTTCTAAGCATCCAAACCTGTGGATAACCTATAAACCCAGGGTATATAAAGATTACGATACACTGGATATTTCCCCATATCTGTGCTATGATGAATGTATGAGAATAAACCATGGGAAAATGTCGGGCAACTATGCTATTGGCGTATACATCCATAACTGGGGACATCCTATAAAAAATGATTGGGAAATCGGTTTCCAGTTCTTTAAGTGGTATGTCGGAATAGACTTCTTTAAATGAAACCTTTCCTAATCATAATGCTTGGTCTATTCATCTTTCTTAACTATATGGCCTATCTTCAACAAATCCGTATGGCTGGATGATTATATGATAAAATACATCTATGGATAAATTTGAATCATCATACAGTAAGTTTATGGGTTATAGGGTAGCCTGTACTCAATGTAATCAACTATATATTAAGGATAATGATGAACCCTTTGTATGTCTTACGTGTGCTGCCTAATGCCTATAGTATTATGCTTTGACTGTGGTGCTTCCTTTAATGTCCCATATGACACTCCAAACCCTACAAGAGCCTGTCCCAAGTGCCTAGACAAGATGTGGGAATCTCAAACCTCATTTGAAGAGTAGTGTATTACTACTAGGGGTAATGGGTCCTTTCTTGACTTCCCCCGCAATTTCTGAGATAATGGTTTAATGGATCAAAAAGAAAGAACTGCCCATCTTAAGGCTCTCTGGCATCAACGCAATAAAGATCGCAGACGGCAGGCGATAAGGCTTCGCAGAAGCACCAAGCGCCAGTATGTGCATAACCTTAAAGAAGGTAAGTCTTGTATGGATTGTGGCATTGAGTATCCTCCATATGTCTATGACTTTGACCATCTTCCCCAATTTGAAAAGTCCTTTCCTCTTAGCAGTACAGGCATGAGAGATAAGACTATGGAAGAGATTATTGCTGAGATAGACAAGTGTGAATTAATATGTGCTAATTGCCATAGACATAGGACCTATATGCGGACTATAGAGAAATCTAACCAATAGTGCCCGTGTCGGGCATAGGAAGGTTTGTTACCTCTATTTCGCCGAACTTTAAATACTTGACAATCATTTCCAAACCCGCTATACTTAGATTATGCACATATTCAGAGTATCTCTACTAGATTACGCAACGGCATTTGATCTTGATATTTTTGCCTCGACTGAAAAAGAAGCCAGAGCAATGGCACAAGCAGAAGAACCTAAGATGAACATTACCAGGGTGGTATGTTTGACCACTATCGAGTCTATATGACCAACGAAGAGATAGTAGAGTTATTAAACAAAGAATCCTATCGTGTATGGGACACTGCCAAAGTGATCAAGAACCAAGACTACCATGATGGACTGGTCAAAGGTTTAAAGATGGCTGCTAAGTTAGTGGCTAAACTATGAGATACTTTAAAAAAGGTTGGATAAAGGGTGGCGTATCTGATGGGTGGGGTTTCTCAGCAGAGTTTTACCCCTCAGAGCGATCTCTAAGCATTATGTTTATCCATTGGTATATAATCATCGAAAAGGATTACTATGAACTGTCCAATATGTAATCTATCTAAAGAGTCTGACTGGTTTTGGAATGCTCATCAAACCATGAGTGATGGAAAGATATGGTGTGTTAATGCTAAAAGACCTTCAGATACCTGATCCCTTTCAAACCTTTGTAGCCAACAAAAATGCCAATGCTAAAGGATATGTTCATGACTGGTTTACTGGTGAATGGTCTTATAGTTGTTCTACCTGTAAGGAAGACCTTTCTGGTCCATCCCGCAAAATATTAACAAAGATTAGGCTATTCCATACAAGAAATGAGTGCTTAGGTGGCTACTGAACCAAAGATTACGAAGATGGATTGGCGGTCCCTAGGCTACTGGCCTGTGTGGAAAGATGGAAAGAAAGTATGGGTGCCACAGGATGTCTCTGAAGATAGTGATTGAGGAATATACTTCTCCTAAGAAGTCTAATGGTAAGTTAGTTAAGAATGAGAAGAAGTTCTTTCTCCCCCCAATTCCTTGGCAATGGACGCTATATGATGGCTCGAAGATTGTATCCTTTGGGTATTGTCACACAGAAGAAGATGCAGAGATCAAGGCTAACTCTGCTCTACGTGATTTTAATGGCTATAGGTAGGTAATCTAACCAATATTGCTACGGAGTAGCATAGGGAGGTTTATAACTCCTATTTTGCGCCGAACCCTAATGCTGTATAATAAACATATGAAGATCAATATGCACTGGATGCACCGTAATGCTTGGGAAAACAATAAACACGACCTTGTTGAAATGGCTAAATTTTTCGAAACTTTAGGCGTTAAATCTATTTTGCTACCTTACGGACCCAATGGCTTAGATTATTTACTTCATACACCTAACATACTTAATGCTACTGATAAGGTTAGAATACTTATTGCTTTACCTGCCTATGCCGTTACCCCAGAATATGCAGCAAAGATATTTTGGACTATGCGACAATTTAATGGCCACAGGCTTGATCTAAACCTTGTTGCTGGTAACTATGGAGGAGAACTGGCTGAATCAGTGCTAAATGACTACCCAGGAGATACATCACACATAGATACACATGAAAAAAGAGTTGCCCTTACTGAGCCATGGATTGAAAAGTTTACTAATTTAATGAAAGGTAAGGGTGTTGAATACACATCATATGTTGTCGGAGAATCTGACATGACTATTGGTATAGCGAACAAGTATACCGACTTCTTAATAATAAACCATTCAATGCTATGGCCAAGCCAAATGCACAGACTTACTAATGTAAGGCCAATGCTTGCAATAGACCCCCTTATTATAGACAATCTAGAAGATATTGACAAGGTTGAATACTACCATTATGCCTACGAAAAGAAAAGTCATCATCAGATAAAGGGAACATACGAAGAGGTTGTCGCAAAAATAAGACAGATATCAGAAGAACACAAAATATATGACTTTATAGTGCATACTGACCAAAAGAATCTTGACCCAATGTTTAAAATGATGAAGGAGATATCTAGTAGTTAATATTATAGGCCTGTGGATAACTGTGTTATAATGATTATATGATTGAGTCTAGATCCCCAGAAAAATGTCATTACTGCGATAAGCCAGCAGAGTACAATGACCTTGTTGGAAGCAAGGAAGATGGGTTTTTTGTGTCTGGGGTCTGCAAAAAACATGTAAAGCAGTACGGGCTATCATGATAGATGCAAGAGGAATTCCTGCATCAGCGTGTCCCCTGTGTGGCTCAAAGTTATTAAGAATTACTGCGGAGTTTGACGAAAACTACGAGATTATAAGATACTTACTAAATGACGCTCAATGCTTTGAGTGCAAGTCAATGATCACCGCACCTACGCCGATAGATCTCTAATAGTTTCTTCTATCTGTCTCTCTATTATCTTTTTAACAACTCTAGAAGATATAAGTTTTGAATCAAAACACTCTGTATATCCATTTTGAGGAACATCTTCTTTTTTTAGATATTGCTCTGGCATCTTAGACTTTAAAGTTTTTAAGACTTTGCCCTCAACTAGTTTAGCAACCTTTCTCGTTGGCAGTATCCAATAGTACATTAGCATCCATCCTTTACGACGATGGGTTGCGTATCTTTCGTTAGACATATTTGCAATACCCACTTTAAAAGCCCTTAATCCTGGGCTGTAAATAAGATACAAGATGGTTCTTTCCATAAACACATTATACTACGGTGGTACAATGAAGTGTGAAACAAATTATCTTAGTTAGCCACGCAAGAACGTATACTCATTTTTTTGAAAGGAACCTTCTAAATATGGCCAATGTTAATTCTGGATTAGGGGGAGGAAGAACTCTTAGAATTGTTGGGACACATAATTATGCCATATCTTTAGATAAAAGATACTCCAGTATGGATAGGTTTTCTTTGGTTAGAGATCCAGTTCAATGTCTTTCTTCAGTAATTTCTTCAATTGATTCTCATGAAGATAAAGAGGAGGAGCAATATAAAACCGCTATCTCTGACTGGATAAACTTTCATGAAAAAATATTAGAGGATAAAAACATTAACCTGGTATGGTGTAAAGATTTAAAGTTTAGACCACTTGAAACATTTACTCATATAATTACTGATGTTTTGGGTCTTGAAATGTTAAGAGATACTATCATAGGACATGATACTATACAGGATAAAAACTATCGGAACTCTAACTTCAACACACCTCAATATCGCAAAATACATCGCTATGTATCTTCTACGGATCTATCTCAGCCTTACTCTATGTATTCTGAATTAGTTAAAAAGTCAATACGTATTTAATGTTTGTGGTATGATTGATATATGAAAAAATCTAATATAAAAGTATCTCAATCAAAAATGCGTAGAAGTATGAAAAATAAAAAGCGCTTAAAAGATAAGACTGTTCTGTCTAAGTTTGAGCGCAAGCAAATTGTTTTGAGGGAGTCCATTATGAACACGTATGGCCTCCATAATGCATAGAGTTATACTTCATACATTCCAGAGAACTGGAAGAAACTTTATCAGTACCGCAATACATCAACTTGGTGGGATTTGGATAGATTCTAGTCAGTCAAACACAGAGATAGACTATGGACAATATGACAAGATTATAACCATTGTAAGAAACCCAGTAGACTGTATAGCCTCTTTATCGTTAATGTCAGAAAAGTTTCATCCAGGCGTCTCAATTAAAGACAATGTGAATGCATCATCAAGATCCTGGATTGAATTTCATAAAGAAGCCAACATGACCAATAGTGTTTTCTTAAATTTTAAAGAGTTAGAGGGTGATGGAGAATCTTTTATTAAAAAGATTTTGTCTTTAGTAAAAATTGAACAAATAAAAAACTACAAAGATATTGATTTTGATTCTTTATTGTATAAATATGAAAAAAATCATGAAACTGGTTTTACTGTGACTGAAAAGAATAATCCAAACTATGCTGAAGTCTTAGAGTACACACGTGGTTTAGATTTAAGTGAGCATATGAAAATATATAATGATCTAATCAAGAGGTGCGTATGATGTGGTCCTGGATATTAGCAGTAATAGGCGTAGCAGGTATATACTTTGTAGGTAGAAAAGACAAATGGGGATGGTTTGTTCTTTTATTTAACGAGTCTCTTTGGATAGCATATGCTGTAATTACTAAGCAATACGGATTCATATTCTCAGCAATTGCATATGCAGCGGTCTATATCAAATCATATATACACTGGTCTAAAGAACCAGTTAACAAGATACATTTATGAGCCTAGAAAAAAATATTAAGGCTGTTCTATTTGAACTTGGCAAAGAGATTAAGTTTCACCAACTAGATCAAGAGAACATGATTATTGAAATAGACTATGATAAATATACTGCAGAATTAATGGATGTCTTTAAGGATTATTTAGAAAATAAATAAGGCCCTATCGTCTATCGGTTAGGACAACGCCCTTTCACGGCGTAAAGACGGGTTCGATTCCCGTTGGGGCTACATTGACAAACCTTACTTATAGGAGTATACTTATTATATACGGACAAGGAGGATAGTTATGCTACATGCTTTATGGTTAATCCCAGCATTTTTTACTGGGTGGATTGTTTGTTACATTCAAATGACATACGGAGTTGATCAGGGTGATGAATAAAGAAATTCGTGTTAAACGTTTTTGGGTGCATATTGGTTTTAACCTAAAGGGGTTTGGTCTTGGGTTTAGAATTGATAAGTATAGTGCTAATATTGATTTCCTATGGTTCTGGATTGGGATTGAATACTAATGGCAAGAATGATTGTTTGTCCTACCTGTAAAAAAGAATGGGATCTTCGTTGGGGAATATTCGGTCACGATAGTTTATCTAGACATATGAAAGAACATAATAAATAATCTATTTGGTCAGGCAACAGTAGCCAAGTTGGTTAAGGCCCCGAACTCATAATTCGGTTATCGTAGGTTCGAGTCCTACCTGTTGTACTAGGCGGGTGTTGCATAATGGTAGTGCCTCTGCCTTCCAAGCAGATAGTGCCAGTTCGATTCTGGTCACCCGCTCCAGACCTCTGTAGTTCAGTGGACAGAACGTTGGACTTCTAAGCCAAGCGTCGCAGGTTCGATTCCTGCCAGGGGTACTTTTATGTTAAACTCTTTCAAGCAGTGTTTTATATAGTTTTAATATTTCCTGATACTGTTCAGTTGAATGTATATACGAGACAACTAAATCGTAGTGATCTTTGTTTACTTCGTCATCAGTAAATCCTCTTTTTACAACTGGATTACTGAAGTCTCTCTTGTGCTTACTTCCAGAAATATCTAACATCTTGTTTATTGTTTCGACTGGACCACTCTTCATCTGATCAGTAGAGAATACATTAATATTTTTATTTAAGAGTGCACACTGCATATACGATTTATAGACCATCATTTGATGATTAATAAACTTAATATCTTTTTCCGAAAGTGTCAACTCTTCTTTAATATTTTCTTTTTTCATTACTTCGCTGCCATATATAATTTGACCTGTCTTACCAGTAAACCAACCACAAACATTAATTGCAATATTTTCTGCTGGCTCCCTAATTATTGTGCAAAGTGTTACGTCTTCTCCATAGTTTCCCAAAGAGATAACAGGTTCTTTCTTCCATATGATCCACTCGCTACCTTCTGCAAGTTCATTCATGTTCTCAGTTCTATCTGCCCTAATTGCTGAAGCAAGCAAGGAGTAGAACTGTTCTACACCAGCATGCGGATATGCATTAATTAGTATTTTCATTTGTCTTCTTGTGTTTAGGTCTATAGTCATCAAGAATTGCTTTAATAGTTCCGTCTTTTCTTAGACGAACAATCTTTCCATCTTTGATTTGTGTAGGATTAAAGGCTGTTGATTTTCTTTTTGGCATGATTAAATTGTACCACCTATTGTATCTCTCAGTCTTCTAAATCCAAGAGAGACTCCAGCCCTTGGGCTTAAAGAAACGACATTATGCTTCCTGTATGCTGGACAATAGACTACCTGGCCAGGGGATAGTTGAAACGAGTATTCAATTTCTTTTTTATCTTTATCCCAAATTTGCCATAAAGCATTTCCCTGTATACTCCAAAAAAATACACAGTCATCATCCGTGTGTGGAGCGTTGCTTAACGATTCAAGTGTAGTTAAACTTACATAGATGTGGTGTTGACAACTTGGACCTTCAAATGAGCCAAATTTAGATCTTACAAAAATATTAGATATTTTATTTACTACCTGAGATATTTTTAAAATTCTATCTGCATACTGAATTCTCATACCGTATCCGTTATAATGATCTTTTTTAAGATCAGCCTTAGCGATTATGTCCTCATCTGCCAAAGAAAATATTTCATCCCAAGATACAACTATTGGTATTTTTTCTTCAAATAAAAAGGGGATTCCATTCTTGTAGTTATAGAAATATTTGGGATCAATTAAAAAATCTAATTCTTTCATTTTACAAGTATACCATATTCTGGTATAATTAATAGACCTGCCCAAATGGGGGGAATTAACTTATTCGCTTGAAAGGGGAATAATATGGTAAAAACAGCACTGGATCTTTTTAATGATCCTTTTTTCAACACCTTCTCAAATCTTCAGAAGGTAACAACAACAACAAACTATCCACCTTACAATCAGGTCAAACTAAATGATAAAGAGTACATTCTTTCATTTGCTTTGGCGGGATTTTCTAAGGATGATGTCTCAGTATCGCTAGATAATCGCAAACTTACAATCAAGGGCGAGAAGAAGGATGCTGAGTTGCCAGAGGGTGCGGAGTATCTACACAAGGGAATTGCTGCTCGCAAGTTCACAGATATCTTTACCCTTCCTGAGTTTGTCGAAGTTGTTGGGGCTGAATTTAAGGATGGTATCTTAGATATCAAACTTGAAAAGCAAATCCCAGAAGATAAACTACCAAAATCAATAACTATTTTGTAGTATAATTGATTTATTCCGTGATCGGTTGGTCCGCAGGGATTTTCTGCAACGGATGGTCTATAAATAGACAGTCAGCAGGCTCAAGGCCGTGGTTGATAGACCTGAGCAGTCGTCTATAAACTGCTCACCTACTAACAATGGAGAGCAATGATTAAAGTTAATAACTACGTACAGGTAATTGGTATTGAAGAATATGATTTACAGCCAGCAAAAGTTTTGAAGATACTTGAAGATTCATACGAACTTGAGATGAGAGATAATACAGTTAAGGTTTTACCTGCTACAAATGTTAAAGAAAAGAAGAATTGTGTATGTGGTCAGTCAGCAAGAGGGCCTTGGTGTGATGGGTCACACTCTAGACATTAATCTTCAGAATCAAAAAATCTAGATATATAAATATTTTGTAGGCTTTCTGTTCCAAATGCAAAGAATTTAACCTTCCAGTCTTTATTAACTTGCAGGAATGTTGTTACTGCTTGCATAACTTCATATGGATGAATTGGATCGTCTGGAGCAGTTGAAAAATCATCAATCCCAATAACCCCATCAGGTTTTAATATTTGAGAAGCATATAGCAACTCATTATATACATTATGAAAAGAATGGTCAGAATCTAAATAGATAAAATCAAATTTATCGACAGCATCTGACGGTATGTATTCTGGAAGAAGTGTTTCAGATTTTCCTTTTCTAATTTCAACTTCTGGATTATTTTTAAATCTTTCACAAACAAAAGAGTAGTTGTTATTGGCATCATATCTGTTTTCTGAATTTGGCATCATATCTGGATTATCAAAAGTATCTATCAAAACTAACTTATTAAGTTTAAGGCCATCTACAAGGCACTGAGCATAGTCTCCAGCAGCAGTACCAACCTCCATAACACGTAATTCTTTATCCATACCAGCAAGAACATTGATTATTGAAGAGCGATTTGTAAGGATTTTTGCCCCTGACACTTGCTCTTCACTAATTTCAAGTATGTTATATGGGGATACTGCAGGCATGCCTATCTTATCGCATTGACACAGGTATTCCTTTACTTCTTCTGGTGGTACTAGCCGCCATACATCCCCGACTTTTTTAGCATTATGCTTCATACCATCTATAATACCATATGCTATAATTATTGTATGCATGAACTAACTCCAGAATGGTATAGACCTAGACCAGAACTTAAGAAGATTGACAATATTACTGCCATCATAGGTATTGACACTAACAATATAAAGGTTGTAGAAAATTGGATTTCTGATGAAGACTGTGAAAGGGCTATGAAAATTATATCCAAGACACCAGTTAACCATGCAGCCACACACTCATATCCTATACATAACACAGAAGGCTATGAGGGAGAGACACAAGAAGAAAGATTATTTGCAGAAGAGTTTGGCAAGAAGATGGTTGCTCTTGGAGAAGAGTTATACGGACTTCCACTTATAAGAGATCAAAAATTCTTATATGTTGTTCACCCAACTGGAACATATATTGACCCACATACAGATATTTTAGATATTACCGCTCCAGATTATGAAGGAGATACATACGAGTCACAGCGTGAAAGGTTCCCATATCTCTGGAGTGGTCACCTATCTATCCTTGCTTATCTCAATGATGATTACGAAGGTGGAGAGTTATACTTCCCAGAGCATGATTTTGGAGTTAGACCTAAGAAGGGTATGATAATCTTTTTCCCAGGAAACTTACACTACGTTCACGGCGTTGCGCCAGTAACAAGTGGCACAAGATATACACTTTCTCAATGGTCAAAGTTTAAAGACTTTATAGCAAAGCCAGAAAATGCCTAGAAAACCAATACACCCTTTAGGTCAAGATGAATTTAAAGTTTTTGCTGATGACGAAATAGAAGATTCTGAAAAGATAAGTCAAGAACAGTTAAATGGTGCAAAACTTTTCTCTTCCAGGGAAGAGTATGCGAAGAGTTTTAAAAAGGGGATTAGATATCTAGAAGTTGGAGTTGCCTGGGGATATTCTGCACAAATGTTTATTGATTCAACAGAAGCCATATCGGCAGACCTAGTGGACTGGTTTGATCAAGACCTTAGATGCTGGTCATGGAGAAAGTTTGGCTCATGTCAATGTTCTGGAATGAAGCATGAACTGCTCTATACCCCAATTACCCACGAACCATACGTTGTTGAAAAATTTAAAGATTACAAAAATGTAAAAACGTATAAGGGTGACGCAAAAAGAATTCTTCCAGAATTAATAGGTGCAGGTAAAGAATATGATTTTGTGTATATAGATATATCAAACTATAGACATACTACAAGAGATGCACTCAGAAATGCATCAAAGATGATACCAGTTGGTGGCGTAATAGGTCTTAATGACTATCTTATCTATGATGGGATAATTGAAGAAGAGCCCTATGGAACATTTCAAACTGTAAATGAATTTTTGCAGTATAATAAAAACTGGGTTGTTGATGCCATTGCACTACATAACCTTGGGTTTTATGACATATACATAAGGAGAGTATCTTGAACAACAACGAAAAGTATAAAGAATTTTATTTTAACCCAGACAGACTTAGGGATAGTACTTCTGTTTGGGATATATTCTGGGATGAATTTGATATCACTTGGGCGCAAAGCCAAGAGCACTCTAAGTCAAAACATTTTACGGTAAACCCTGCAGAGTCTCAACAAGCATTTGGTACAATTGATGATGGCGAAGTAACATACGATTATAATAACGATTGGTTTAGATCTGATGAGTTTACTGTTGACCACCCAGAAAAGTATCACATAGTATTTTCTGGATGCTCCGAAACAGAGGGCGTTGGGTCACCACTAGACACTGTCTGGGCAAAGATGCTTCATTCAGAACTTAAAGAAAAATACGACATTGGTGGATATTACAACCTTGCTAAATCTGGTAATGGATGGCACAAGGTTGTATCTTCCTTATTAGTATATATAAAAAAATATGGCAAGCCAACACATTTATTTGTTCTGCTTCCAAATGTTGCAAGAAATTTTGTGTGGGAAAGTGAAAGAGAAACCTGGACGTATCAGCAAAAACTTAATTTTTCTTCAGATAAAAAGCATTTGCCTGATACAATGCTTAATCAGGTTACAACTCTAGATGAATACAGAAATGCTTTTATACAGTTTAGCCTTGCATGGAAGTTATTTGAAGCATTTTGCAATGCAAGCAACATAAAACTTATATTCTCAACTTGGAACTATGAAGAAAAACAAAACTTAATTTTTAGTAATCATCACCCAAGTTACTTCCCATTAGATCGTCCAGATTTTGATGAGTACGCAAAAATAAAAAGACCTTCTGGAAAATTTAAAGACAAAGACTTAAGAAGAAGAGATAATCATTCTGGAATTTTATACCACGAGTGGTGGAAAGACTCTTTCATGGATCAGATAAGGGAAAGGGGCCTATTTAATGATTAAAAAAATATTATTTTGGTATCGCTTTAGAAAGATCAATAAGAAATTAAAGAAAAATCCACAAAAATTCATATACTAGATATATGATATAATTGTTTTATAGTTTGGCCTTATAAGGGGGAATAAAATGGATAAAGATAAGTTAGCAAATAAACTTGCTGGGAAGTCTGTAAGCAGACGTGGCAAGGAGTTAAGTTTTACAGAACTTGCCCCAGGAATTCATGTGTATAGTGATATTTGGCCTGAGTCAATGGAGTTTATGAAAAAATTAGAAGACACTCACCAGTTTGATCGTGAAGATTATTATGATGAAGAAATTGGAAAGAAAGCAAGTACTTGCTGGGTATACCACAATGAAGAGATGGCTGATGCTTTTGAAGAAGTAGTAGACTCATATCTATTTATGTGGGATCTTGGACCATTAACAAGAGAAGCATTTAGAATTACTAAGTTTGAAGATAACGAGTTCTTCTCAGTCCACCCTGATGATTCATATGGGACACCAAGAACTGCATCTTTTGTTTACTATCCTAACGATGATTACGAAGGCGGGGAATTAGAGTTTGTCCACTTTGGAATTACGTACAAGCCAAAGGCTGGAGACCTACTTTGTTTCCCATCTGGATATACTTACCAGCACAAGATACACAAAAAGACTGGTGGAAATACAAGATATACTGTTGTATTCTTTGCTTGCGAAATCTCACAAAAAGAACGAGATGCAAGAATGGAAACACTTGACTTTCCTTACCAACCTAAACTAGAATACATATTAAGAAAATAAAAACAAAATAAAAAAGGGGGCCTTGATTGGCCCCCTTTCTTTTTGCTAATTTACTTCTTTGCTACAGGCTTCTTCTTTGCAGGAGCCTTCTTTACTGTTGCCTTCTTAACTGCAGAATCAACTTCTGCTGCATCTGGAAGACGTCCAAACGCTGTGTCGTTAGGATTGATTGCACGGATTGCTACGGGCGCTAATGCAGCCAATAGAGAGTATGCAAGTGTCTTAGGATCTGTTACACCAGACATATATAGTGCAAGTGCTGCACCAAGTACTGATCTTCCGTATGACGCTAGTAGTGCTTTGATTTGTTCATTCATATTATTCCTCCTAGGATATAATTTGTGTTAGTGTAGTAAAACCAATCCAGAGGCCAATAATTCCTGCGACTCCCGCAAAAACTGGTGGTGCTGGTACTGGTAATTTGAATGCAGCAAACACGATTCCGCATCCAAAACCTGTTAGTATTGATAGAAAAACTTCCTTCATCGATAACCCTTTTCTGATAACTCTAGATAATGTTCTGAACACACATCGACTATTGTTGTCTCTGTGCCGTATACTTTTTCTGCTTCAAGTACACAATCTACGACCTGGCAAGAATAGAATGCATCATATGCCATATCGTAGTGTGACTTAAATTTTATCATTCCTCAATTTTACCATAGTCATCTGGTATGAACTTGATTAGTTCCTTATACGCAAGGCTTATATCCCTCATAGCGGGATGAAGAGGTGTCTCCATGACGCTACTATATTCATCAAAATACTCTATGTGGCCACCGACTCTTTGTTTGAAGTTCCATATCCCAGCCTGTACATTTTCAATATAGGCGTATGCCCAGTTTCTAGAGTCTGCAACAAACTTTAAAAATCCATCATCTTCTTTTGGTTCTGTATCTTTTTTTTCTTTTAATTCTTTAACTTCATTTTCAATTCTAATAGTATAGTCAAGAACCTCTTGTTTAATTTTAGTTTCAAGTTTCTTAAGACTATGTCTCATTCTAATATTATCTATAACAACACCAAAAAACAATATTACAAAAATAAAGAAACCTATAAAGTTTAGTATGTTTGACATTTACTTTCCACCGTCTCTAACTAAAAGAACAATCGCTCCATTTTCTTCAAGTGCTTGTTTAACTTTTAACATATACTGAAAAGCCTCAATCTTATCGTCATGATAAAGATTAAGAAAATCTTTTTCACTTGCCTTTACTGTAAGAAAATGTTCGTTATCAATGATTTGTAGCCTAAAGTTTTTAGGTGGGGTGATTGATCTAAAAGCCTTTTGCATATCATCTGTATACATTTTAGTCGTTTGTAAGATACTGCCAGGTATCTCCCCATTGCAACTTAGTTTTATGGCGATTAAATTCTTTTGATATCTTTCCGTCTTCAAGGTATATGCCACCCCAAACTCCGTATTCTTTACCAGTAATACCAATAGCAAAGCATTCTTTCTTTACGGGACACTCTGAACAGAGTTTATCAACTGCAAGTCTTAACTCTGGTTGGTCCTCATACTTTTCAAAAAATATGTTTGTGTCATACTCCAAACATAAGGCTTCATCTTTCCACAAATGCTTATTCAATTTATCCTACAAACTTGGAGGGTATATCCCAGCCATTCCTTGTTGGACTAAATCTACGAGCCATGTACCAAGATCCATCCTTGAATAGCCCATACTGTGATGTACGTGCCTTATCTGTTTTGTATGAGTTGACTACTGTCCAGCCATCCCATGACAAAGAGTTGTTTGATGCCACGATTGTTTCCATGTCTTTTAGTTCTGTTACGATCATTTTATACCCCTTAGTATTGGAAAATTCCTACTTCAATTTGATTTTGTTGTGCTTGGTATACCAGTTTAGATTTTTGCTCATTAGGATTACTCAAGAAAACAAAGTAATCAATTCCAGCAACATACATCTTTTCATCAATCTCGCTTGGCGGAACCATATGATATTTAATTTTTTTGCCTCTTGCCTTCATTCCTCTTTCAGACAAATTAACAAATTCTGACACCATGGCATTGATATTGCCTGGCCCTGCACTGTATAGATCGAATGTCTTATCGTCTTGTTTAAGGTTTGACATGGCTACAGCCATGGCTCTAAGAAAAACGTTGTAGTCTGCAAAACTACTTGTCCCCTGTACTCCCACTATCATGACTTTTCCCGTCTCTTAGTTTATCCATTATAAACAGCATCTTATCTAATTGTACCTTATCCATATGTATGGTGTCAACTATACGTGCAGTCGATCCATCAACATTCTTACCCTCTAAATCAGCAACAAAGAATGAGTTGTCTTTGATCCAGTAAGCCTGGCCATCGACAATGATTACCTTGATGTTTGTCTTTGCTTCTAACTCCATTGACTGAGACTTCCTGGGTGCCTTTAAAACCTCTTGTGGGGGCAATACAGGCGATACTATAGAGTGTATGTGGCTTTGACTATACCTAACCACTAATCTATCATTGCTAAAACTATTTAATGATATTATTTTTGTAGTAAAAAATACAAGGGCAAATGTTATTACAGACCCAAGAAAATATTCCATTTAACACCCCCTATATCACTAATTATATCATTTTTGTTGAAGAACAATTCTTATTATTTCTTTTAGAGTATACTGCTCAGACTTGTCTAGTTGCATTATTTCTTTTGCATTTAGAGCCTTATCTGTCAAGGTTACCATAGGGTCTTCATCTAGGAAGTTTATCTCAATAAACCCATGCTCCCAAAGGGCCATAGTCTCTGTGGTAAAGTATGTGTATAGATCATTATGTAGTTCTTCATTAACTGACTTCATCTTACTAGTAAAGTTGTATAGAGGTTCTCCAGTGTCTATATCCATCCCCGCAATTTCAAGTGCGCCAGATAGAATCAGATCCTCAATGATTGATTCAATCTGTTCGTCCTCATTCAACGAAGTCTCCAGGTCATTCTTGTTGGACCCTGATCTATCAACTGGAACATGTGGTGTTTATATTGATCAGTTAACTGCTGAAAAATTTCAGGGCTAACCTCTTTCATTTTATCTTTAATCTTATATAGCATTTCTCCACTTTGGTTATCAATGCTGTCTATTTCAATTGCATCCTGTAGTAGCAGGTGCTCAATTAGCGCTTCCTGTCTTGGATTCATCTTTACTCCTCGTTAATAAAAGATAGAAGTTCTTCTTTTGTTTTGGCCCCAGTAGTTCTGGATACCTCTTTGTTATCCCTAATAAGTACAAATGTTGGTACTGACTTTACTTCAAAATCACTTACCATTTCACTTTCAATATCTGCATCAATCATAAAAAATTTTGCAATAATTTGTTCTCTATTTAACTCTTCAACAATTGGCTTAACCTTTTTGCACGGGTTACACCAGTCTGCTGTAAAGTATAAAACGCTTTTCACTTACCAGACTTCTTCCTTGCCTTTGCCAAGGCTTCAAAATCTTTTATTTTTGTTTCTCCCATGTAGCCCCAAGCATGGCCATCATTGATCATCTTATCATTAATAGAAACTGTATCTCCATCAAGATAAACCCAACCAAGAATACGACCATACTTTTCAGATGAGTCCATCTTCTCTGTCTTGATGACTACAGACTTTGCATTGTCTATGGCATGCTTCAAATAAGCCTTTGCTTCTAGCCCTAAAGCCTTTTCAGCCTTGTCTGTTGTGCGAGACTCAGGGGTATCAATCCCAGCCAGTCTTACTCTTGAACTAAAAGAAATATCAAACCCTAAATCAATATCAACGTCAATGGTATCTCCATCAACAACTTTTGTTACTTTCTTTACATAATATTCAAACATTATTTTCTCCCCCATTTAACTTTATTCCAACCACGTTCATGGAAGTAATAAAGGATTGTTTTTGTAAATACCTCAAAACTTGCAATTGCTCCTGCCGTAACTGGCTCTTTAGTTATTGCCCAAGATATTACAAATGTGTCTGCCGTGCCTATAATGCGCCAAGTAATTGCTTTTAATGCTGATCTTTGCTTAGTTACGTTCATCTACATCGCCACCATAGTTGCTAATAAAATAAACCAGAAATCCAGAAATTATTAGAGAAGCGATAATAGCAATAATGTTTTCTACCATATTAATCACGGCTCCCATGCCAATAGCACCAGCCGTGAACCTGCTTAAACTCTTCTTTAAAAATATCTTGGTATGATCTTTCAATCTTTGACTTTGCTTCATGATCTACATTTTGCTCTGGTTCTCCAGATGTATAGTGGAAAAATATCATATCAACGTATTGGTCATCTGTAAAGAGTTGTGGAACTCTCCAGTGTACCTCGTATGATGGTCTAAATACTAACGCAGAGTTATCCGTAAGAGTAAATACCTTATCTTCAATCACAAGTGGCCACTGTACGTTAGATTCTAGTTGGTAGTCTACTGTTAGTTTTGCATCACCTGTATCATAATGAGGGGCAAGTCTTGGCTCCCCAGTTTTATTTGAGTACCTAGTAAATGCAACCCCCTCAACTACAAGGTCTTTGTTATGATTCTCATTAACATATTTAGTTACTTTAGATATTAATTCATGAGGAATCACATCTGCTGCAACGAATAAAACTCTTCCAGACCATGGCTGATTAAGTAGTTTGTCTAGAGGTCTTCCGTTCTCACGAATTTCTTCAATAGAAATATCTATTGCTTCAGAACTATTTAAAAATGTATAGATGCTATTTTTTAAAGCAGCAACGTCTTCATCATTAAATAGATCCGAAACAACTAGACTGTCCATATTAAATACCCATCTCTTTTCGCTTCTCTGTTGCAGAGATAGCCTGAATAGATGCATCCAATTCAATCTGCTCAATCTTATATCCAACATCACGACCATAAGAAATATTTGTAATGTTAGGCATCTTTACCACAAATGCTCCAGGAACATCTTCTTGAATGTATTTAGTTACATCACTAAAACTTAGTGGATCTTTTGGCGTCATGCCTTGCGTATGTCTAACTCCAAGAACAACCTGATAGGCTTTCTTCTTTGCTTCTTCATACAAGGCTCTATGACCTTCATGCCACGGTTGGTAGCGACCTAACAATAAGACTGTGTCTTCTTTCCAATCTACCATTCCAAACTTGCGTACTACAGTTATTGCACGTGTAGCAAGGGCATCAGTGTGGTCATCCCCAGTAACTTCAATTCTGTGGTCGTAGTGTGTAGGGTCTTCCCAAAGTTTATTTGTATCTTCGAATCTTCCCTCTTTAATTGTGTCAACCCAAACCACAACATCAGCATCTCCAAATGCCTTACGAGTTTCTTCTGTAGGACAAACAAAATCTACTAGGACAGGCTTATCCTGAATATTTTCAAGAAGCCTTGCTAGTTCACCCATACGACGAGCCTGCTCAATACGATCTTCTGGGCTAAACCCAAGATCTTTATTTAATCCAGCACGAATCTGGTCTGCGTTTAAATGTATTGCATTAGTTCTATCTCGAACTGCATCTGCAATAGTTGTCTTTCCTGATCCTGGAAGCCCTAAAAACTGAATTATCACTGTAGTTTCTCTCTCTCGTCTAGAATGCTAATAGCAAACTTCATCATCTTGTCATATCCAACTGCGTTGTCCATTACTTTATTGTAGTGGTGCCCACAAAAATATAGGTCTCCAGCGATACCATTAACCTTAACTAAGGCTTCAGCATTGCATCTGTCACATCGATCATGTGGTGATAGTTGCCATTCTTGTTGGACTTCATCTTTAACCATTGTAAACATTATACTACCGCTTTCTGTTATCAGTGGAATAAAATCCACTACCGTTGAATACTGCTCCTATATTAGAGTATACACGTTCCAGAGGAACATTGCAAGTCTCACAGTTGTATCCTGGATCATCTTCTTTGATTGATCGAACTTTTACTACGATATCGTTGCAACCTGCAGTACATTTATATTCGTACGCTGGCATCTATTTCTTCTTTAGTTGCCAGACAGGGAGATTAACTTTTGTATCTTCTAGTTTGTATCCAAGCAAGGACACAAATATCTTAATAATCTTAATTCTCATTACTTCACCTTGTTTCCAAACTTAGCCCATACTCTTTCATGAAGAAAGTATCCTAGCGCTTCCCAACCAATATATAGTAGTGCTCCAAGGCTTGCGTATTCCCACTCACCAGTAAATAAATAAATAACTCCAGCAACTCCAACTAGGTGGAATGTTTCCCAACTTGCTGTTTTTAATAGTGTTCTTTTAGTAGATTCCATTTACTTTACCTTACCTAACAAAGGAGTGTTTTCTTCTCCAACATATACTGGACGACCCCAGCCAACAACAGCATTGATTAACTTCTTATTGTTGTTTTTTACATAACCACGAGTCTTTTCTACACACATTCCGCCGTTGCGCTGGTCTCCCTTTGCAGTTCCTGAAGTGTTCCCTTCAATAACTTGGATTGTTCCATCGCCATTGTTCTTAATACAAAGACCAACATGAGAAATTCTATTGACACCATCATCTGGGAAATCAAAATAGATCCAGTCTCCTGGTGTTGGATCATCGTTACGAGCATCTGACCAACGCTCATTCTTCTTAAACCAGTCCGATGCTGCTACTGTTGATGCAGACTTTGGATACTTCTTTGCATCTAGTCCAGATGTGAACGCACACCAAGAAACGAATGATTGGCACCATGGTTGGAAGTTAACCTTCATCCATGCGCCATACTTTGTTTCATTATCTTTAGGGCCTTCAATTGTGCCCACTTCTTTCTTTGCAACCTCAATGATTGCTTTTAATGTTCCTTTATCAGCCATTTTCTCCTCCTATAGGATATGTATTAATTATACCAGATTAGCGTGTAATTGTAAAGTTGTATGCTTTTTCCCAGGCTAAAATATCAGCCTCATCATTAAGAAGTGGTTGACCTTTAATATTAAGGCTGGTATTAAGAAGAACTGGCACCCCAGTCTGTAAATAAAACTTATTTAAAGTCCTCCATAAGCCACGATGTTGATCCTTGTTTACAGTCTGGACCCTTGAGGTTCCATCTTTATGAACCACTGATGGTATTTTATCTGGCTGTAAACATTTAACCGTATACTGCATATATGGGGAATCAAAGTCCATATCAAACCACTTGTCTGCAAACTCTTCCATAACAACTGGAGCAAATGGTCTAAAGAGTTCTCTTTGTTTAATTAAATTAACTTTGTCTTTGATTCGTGGATCTCTTGGATCAGCAAGAATACTTCTATTACCTAGCGCTCTTGGACCATACTCTGCTCTTCCTGTTGCTACTGCTACTATTCCATCTTTTAGTATGCCGTCAATTATTTTGTCAACTGGATATTCCCCGCCTAAGTCGTGACCTAGGTATGGATCTTTCCATTCAATATGTTTTCCATATAACGCTGCTGCTGCACCTAAAGAACTTCCAGCATCTCCTGGGTTGGGCATAATCCAAACATCACCAAAAATATTCCATAACAGGGTGTTGGCAGAAGAGTTTAAGGCGCAACCACCCATAAACACAAGGTTGTCTTTGCCAGTTAGGTTGTATGCCATATGCATAAACTCATTTAGCCTTTGTTGATAAACAAATTGAACTGCAGCAGCGATATCAAACTTATCTTGCTCTGATTCAATCCATCCCCAATCATTAATTCCTTTATGAAAGTTATACTTTTGTTGATCATACTTTGGAAAATATGCATCAACTTTTCTGTAATATTTTGTCCAGTCCCCATATGCTGCCATACCCATCATAATATACTCTTCTTGATTTGGCATTAGACCTATTAGTTGTGTGAAAGCAGAATAGAATAATCCAAAACTAACTGGATAGTTTTGCTTATACTTAAGCCTAATCTTTTCTCCCTCTCCAACCCAGATTGTTGAGGTATTGTATTCACCAATAGCGTCAAGAACAACTATGACCGCATCAGTAAAAGGACTGGTGTAGTACCCTGCACAGGCGTGAGAGTAGTGATGCTTAAACGATTTTCTTGGAACGCTATCTATTTCAAATTTTGGAAGCCAATCTCCTGAGCCACCCCTAAGAAAGAGTCTTGATTTTTTTAATAACGGTCTCTCGTAGTATGCAACATGGTCTGGTTTTCCATACTGTAAAGCATCTTGAATTAAATTATCATTTACGTACCAGTCATTTTTCTTTTTGCTATATCGCTCAGCATGTCCTGCAAAAAGAATCTCTCCATCTTTTATTAAGGATACAGACGCATCGTGTGATGTTTCATTAACTCCAAGAATTATCATTCTGCGCCAGTAGAATCTCTTTTTTGTTCCAGCGGGACATTATGATACCAGTTTGGTAGTGCGTATCTTGGACCCCTAGTAACTGGATAAACTTCATGAACATACAAAAAGTTTGATGGGAAAAATAGTACGCTACCTGCTTCAGGTTTAAACTTTAATCCTGAATGCCTAAACTCTATCTCACCACCTTCGTAATCATCATTAAGGTATAAAAGAACAGATAAAACTCTAGTGCTTATCCCCTGATCTTGATGTGCTGGAAGGTGCCCAGTCTTATCATATCTAAGCAAGTGCATTGTCTTTTCTCTAGACTTGATATTCTTTTCTGCAAAAGGATATAACTCTGTTGAGTAGTGCTTAAGCGTTCTATCTAGTGCTCCAAATAATTCATCAGAAATAAAAGTTTGCTCATTTAGATAGATATCAGACTTTGGAATGTCCTTTACTTGCGGTATAAACTTTTGCATATTAAATGTAAGCATATTAGCGCCTTCACCATATGTCCATGGTACCCAAGGCTTTACAGAAGTTTTGAATGGTGCTGTCTTATCTTCTTGATATCTAGCATCAAGTTCTTCAATCTTATTAATTAAGTCTGCTGGATTGTTTACAATATTTTTATAGTAAACCATTCCAAGATCAAGTATCTCATAGTTTAACAAGAGGATACTCCTTCGCTTTCCATTTATTAAATCCAGGATGGAATTCTGGATCAGCATGTCCTGGTAAAGATGTGTGCATGTATAGACCAGTGTACCTATCTCCCCTGGTTACAGTTGTAATTCCATGGATATACTCTGTTCCTGCCCCTGGAAAAAACACAGCAGAATATTGTTTTGGTTGATACTCAAACTCTTGGTTTGGGAAATAAATCTTTCCACCATCATACTCTGACTCATTATTTAAATACATGATTGTGCTAAACTCAATCCAAGGCTCTGGACCTTGTGCATCAATATGTAGGTCGCCCTTTGTTCCAGTTTGCCAGTGTGATCCGAACGCTTTAAATACGTAGATGTCATTCTTAAAGCCCATGAGTTCTTTATGCATCTGATTTGATTTGTGACCATACTTGATCATGATATCCTGTACCGTTTTATTGTACGGTAACGATGTACCACCAAACCTTTTAGCGTAATACTTTGGGTACTCATTTACTTCTGATGGATTTAGTTGCTCGTCAATTAATGTCTTAGCATCTTCTGGCGAGATGAAGTTATCTATTACTGTTATTCTATGCATTGTTTCCCCCTGTATTCATTATACCATTAGTGAATTGACTTGGTTTTTGCTACAAACCTTCTTGCATCAACCTTATTAAAATCTAGTTTCTCTGGGTCATAAGCAACATCGTTTCCATCAAATGGTAGCCTTTTTATTAGTTTTAGGTCAACCCCATGAAATGTTTCAAAATCTTCACGGCTTCTCTTCCTTGCGCCAATGAATAGGAACTTACTTTTTCCTGTGTTGAGCAGGTCTACCACTTCGTTATAGTTATGGTTTAATGAGAATGGAGTATATATTTTTCCAATTGTAGGAGACTCTGATAGGCTAAAAAATTTTGTAGGGCAAGAATATATATCAAAGTTAGCAGAGAACATATCTATAGAAATGACCTCTTCTTCTCCGTTATATTTTAGATATTCTGGGTACTTCATATGAAACTGAAAAATTTTCTTTGTAGCAAAAATAAAATCTCTATCTATATAGTTTGTAAGAGTAAAGTCTTCACAATCTTGTTTTTCTACTTTTATATAAAATAAATTTTCATTAGATAGTTTTACTGAATGATTTCCAGATATAAGAATATTTTTGTCTTGCATAAAATTTAGTAAGTTTCTATCCCAATCCTTGGTTAGCATTACAGAATCTCCCAACTGCAAGATATAGTCTGCTCGTGAGTTTCTGATTGCTTGATTTTTAATTGAGCATGGGGATTTTTGGGAGTCCCAAAATATATGAGTATAGTAAGTAACTCCAAGAGATTTGAATAGTTCTGTCCTATCAAGTGGATGCTGATCTGCAACATAAACGGTTATCTTGTTGTCTCCGCTAGACATCTCTTTTAAGTTAGTTACTGTTTCCTTTAATTTTTTTCCTTTATATGAGTAAATAACAACGTCAATATTTTTACTCATTTTCGTTATCAATTTCTATCTCTTTACTATTCTTAGTTCCAAATTTTTTTCTTATCCAAGCAGTTTCTTTATAGTAGCCATACAGTCTTGATCTTCTGTTTTCTGCTGCCAACTCATGCCTGTCTAGATCATCTTCAGTCTCAACTACTTCGCTTTCCCAGTCCTCACGCTTAAAAGGAATCATTTGAAATATAGGGGTGCCTTTCGGAATTAAACCTATAAAATCTTTTTGAAGAAAGAATGCAGTAAATACTGGTAGTCCCCAAATATCTGATTCAACAATTCCAGACATAGTATAAAACGGAAGATCAAACCTATTCATTGGGTGTGTAATTAGAACAGAATACCCTGGTGGTGTTTCATAATACCAATTCATTCTCCATCCATAGTGGACTGGGTGGCAGTTGTTTGGTACTGGAAGTTCTATTGTTGGTCTCTTGTCTATCATCATTACTTCACCATTCCAAGATACAATGGGCTTTCCTTTTTCATCTTGATCTACATAGACATCATCTTCAAGAACATAATGGTACCCTCCCGTTAGTGCATCAAAGAATGGCATACACATTTTGGTTGCAACCATTGCGCCATCTGTTCCGATATTGTTTTTTACTCCAAGTGTGATATCATCATTTGATTTGTCAAACCTAGTTAAACTCTTATACCATTCTGGAACAGTGCTTACTGCTGGTACAGGGGCAGTAAGTCTGCCATCGTGACCAGTAAAGCCTGGGGTAAACTTTATTGATAAAGGTTTTTTCACTTAAATTCTTTCTTGCTTCTAAACTTTAACTTGTAAGCATTAACAAAGTTACTTCTGACATTAAGTCTTTGCTTTGTTATGACAGCGTTTGCTTCTTTGTTATCAACAATCTCCATTTCCCAATCTTCACGTTTAACTGGGATTACCTGAACAAGTGGTGTCCCTTGTTTAATTACACCCTTAAAGTTTTTTCTAACAAGGAAAGAAAGATGCCCATCAGTAATAAACTTATCAGTGTCCACGAATGCGCCCATTGCATAAAAGGGGGAAGCATCCTTATGAACTGGATTCATAAAGATACAACTATAGCCTTCCTCTGTTCCAACAGAGTAGAATGGCATAATCCTAAACAAGTCTTTGTGATAAAGTTCTTTGTCTATTGGGTAGTGAGAGTACTGCAATATATCGTGCTTTGATATCATATCGTTAGCAAATTGTTTTAGTGTTATTGGAACTGACCACTCAATTTTTTCTGGGTTTGTTGCATCAATATAAATATCACAAGGACACAAGATTAGATATCCAGCAGTCATGTAATCAAATACGGGCATACATCTTTTTACTGTAGAGGATACGTTGCCCATTGGCAAAAACTTTGCATCATCAATAGATCCAGGTTGATCTCTGTACCATTTTGGTACAAGCCTAGATGCTGGAATTGGTTCAGGAGCAAAAGACTGAGTCTTCTCGCTAAACGGGTAAAATTTAATATTGTTCATAAAAGTTCCTAACTCTCTGTATAATTATATCATCTGCTTCAAAAACAATATCAAACATTGGCTGATTTCTTTTAATCTTGCCAAAAACCTTACTAACCATATGGCTACCTGAGTTCTTAAAACTAAAATCCACAAAGTGTGGCTCTACATAGATTTCCGTTTTGTTTGTTTTTTTATAATGATTAGACGATTCCTGGATTAAAAATGGAGAATCTGTGTTTGGCCTAACGTATCTTACTTCAACATCCTCATCAATAAACCAAGGAACATAAAACTTAAAAAAGCCAAGAAAGCAACCACTGTCTCTGTCGTATACATTCTTGGTCCTGTAGTATTGTCTCATCCAGGGTCGATCTAAATTAAAGAATTCCCCACTTTTTTTTTGCAATAAAAAGAATTCTGCATGATTTTCCTGTCTAAGTGTTACAGTATTTCCAATTATAGATATTAGTCTTGGCTTTGGATATAAAGCCTCAACATATTTATTTATTGGTTTTATTACTGAATCCGAGTATTTACCTTTTAAAACATACTCATACCTAATCCATTTTTCAGGCAGTCTAGATTTTTTACTGATCTCAGAAAATACTGGATCATATGTGTTGTACCACACGTTGAAGTCATGCTTGTCTTCTTCGTGAAGCATAAGTGGTTGTTCCATTTTTACTTCCTTGCTGGTCTGGCAGGTTTCGATCCTGCGACATCCGAATTAACAGTTCGGCACTCTACCAACTGAGTTACAGACCATTATACACTATTACGAAATTGGGTTAACAATTCCCTTTGGTGTATTAGCCGTTACCCACATTGATGCTACTGCTGCTGTTGCTGATGATGATGTCTGTGATACAGGACCAAATGCGGTATTGTATACCCACTTGCTACCATCTAGTGATAGTCGAGCAAAGTAGTCTGTGTTGGCATCAAAACGTGCCAAAGCATTTCCCTTTTCATCAGCATGTGCAACCGCTAAAGTGTTAGCAATGCATCCTGGATAACTGACAGACTTATTTGTGTCATTTCCTGCTGCTGCAAATACTGGAATACCAGAAGACTCTAGATCGTTAATTAGTGATCGGATTACAGCGTCATCTGCAAGGCGAGCCTTTGGTGTATTGATTGCTCCGTATGGAACACAGTCTAACTTTGTCTTATTAAATGTTAAAGAAATTGAAACAGCACTTACCTTAGACTTATTAGCCTTTACCCAGTTAAGTGATGAGATCAATTGGCTTGGAAAAACATCAGACTGTGCACTAGAAGCACAAATTGGAATGATGCTAATTGAAGGATTCTGTAACTTTGCTACAGAATACATGGCTGTTCCATGATTGTATGGATCAGAAGCCTTTGCATTTTTAACTGGCTTTGACTGTGCACATACTGCACCTGTAGATGTGATTGCACCTTGTGCAATATTTGACTGAAAATAAGAGTCAATAATTACGAGAGACTTAGCGTCTGCTGCTTGTGATTGTACTGGTACTACAACTGAAAACAATACTGCTATTAGTGCTACGATCTTTTTCATTTTATTCCTTTTCATTTTAAGATATCATCAATCTGATGACATGTTGACAAGGGTCTCCCCCTGCCTCCCATTCTTCTACTTCTTCTTCACCCATATAAGCATAACCGCCATCATGTGTATTGCAATAAGGTGGTGTTATCCATCCCCGATCAATACCATTTGAAAGCCATATGCCAAACTCTTGCTCTTCTGGAGATAAATCTTCTTCGTCACTGTAGTTCATATTATAAGTATACCCCTACACACTGACAATGTCAACTGGCCCCATGCATGATGGGTTAAATTTTATTGCAGCATTTACTGCTTGAAGAACTCTGCTCCTTGCATTTTTTTGTTTATCTGTTGCATATAAAACACCGTAAGCATACTCTGCTCCTGAACCCATAGCAAGATATGGCAATGTGTATTTAGATAAAGACATGTCTACAGAACTATGCTCATATATTTGTCCACGAATTGCAATTATTAATCCAAGGTCTCCTTCTTTTGAAGTGTCAACCCAAAACTCATTATAAAATTCTCTAAGTTCTTTAATAAACTTAGTCTGCATAAACTTATCAGTATCTCTTATGTTTGGGGTAGAGGGTTTAAAGTTATATCTAATTCTTTCCCCATCCATTGATCCAGCATAACCAATTAGGTATGGGCCAATCTTCCAAACTTTTGGAGCATCAAGTGCTAAGATAGTTCCATCGTCAGAGGCGCCACGGTCTCCAGCCATATAGATCTTGTCTTCATGTCTTACTACAGCAATACAAGTCATTCTGCGTGGTAACCTTTCGGATATAGTGTTATTATTACTTTTTGTATTTCGTCTTCTTCTGACCAGAGCCTACTATTAGTATACACGAATTCTAGGATCTTGTCAAAGACCCCATCAACGTGTACTTCAGTATCCATACTAAGATTCATCTGAAAGTCTGCTTCCCAATCATTACTAAAATTATCTGATAGTTCTTTTATTACCTCTTCCAAACCTTTAGATTTTAATATGATGACTGTTGGTTTATTTAATAATCTAATCTCTTCAAATGTTTTTTTCTTATCTGCTAGGTGCTGAAAGTTGCCAGCAAAATAAAATGAATGAACATTTCTTTTTCCATTAACAACAGCGCTTATAACTGAGTTAGGTCCAGATAAAACTTGATAAGGAATGCTCATCTCCGAAAGTATTGATTTGAATTGTGACATAGGCTCAAGAAAAACCGAAGAACCTTCATCTGAAACAACAAATATTTTTTTTCTATTTTTTACATGCTCAAGCAAAACATTTTTCATATCATCAACATGAGCAGGATCAGACTCAAGGTTGTATTGAAGTATGACACCCCTTGGATTTATATTTGGTCTCTCTTCAATATTGAGATAGTTGATGGCATTGATTAATCTAGAGAACTGTCTATGATTTTCTACTAAAATAACATCTGCAGTTTTAATATGTTCTATTGCAGATAGACTAATGTCTGCTGGGTCTCCAATTGGCAGAGATCCAAACACTATGTTTTTTCTAAATATATTATTTTGTAGCGTGTCTTGAATTTGATAGCGCAAGAGAAAGCCCCTCTAGATAGATACCTTATAAGTATACCACCCAGAGGGGGTCTTTCAATTAATGACTAATTAGCCTTTTTGTCTACAGACTTAAAGGCGTCATTTATTTCTGCAAGTGATAGTTTTCCATCGTCTAAAAAAGCCCTTGCAAGCCTCTCAATAACGCTGGCTACACCAAGTAGTCCTGCTAAGAATACTGCCTGAACTGTATCTATCCCTACTACGGCTCCTGCTCCTAGGACTGACAGTCCTGATGCTGCGAATACCGCAAGAATTCTCATGAGTATATTCGTCAACGCCTTCTGTGAGTTTTCTTTCTTGGGTGCTTCTACTGCTATTTTTTTAGTTGCCATTATTCATCATCCCATTCCTTATTTCTAACTGGATAGGTAATTGCCCATGCAATCAATGTACCAACAATTGCATAGCCTACTACCGTTTTTGCAGAACCATCAAGGACTACCCAGGCAATAAACATACCTAGAAGTGTCCAAAGTTGATCTATCATATCTTTGATTATTTTCTTTATCATGGTCTTCTTCTCCTTATTCCCTTGGAATCGCCAGAGGCTCCTCCGCCACCTGATCCTCCAGAACTACTGCCTGTGGACCCTCCAGTGGAACCTGTCGCAGCACCTACAGCATTTAACGCTGCTCCTGCTGCTACAACTGTTGCTACAACCATTTCGGTTGCTTCTTCTCTTTCGCTTTCTGTCATATCTGCGCCTATGCTACCCAATGCTTCTAATGCTGCTCCAGGGTCATTAAATAATTCTGCTGCAAATGCTGCTGGGTCGGAAACTAGTTCTACTTGAACGGCAACCTCTGCTGTAATAACAACAGCCTCACCATTTTCGGATGTACGAACATCAACTGGTGTGCTTGCTGGTAAATCTGATAATTTAATTCCAGCCTCTGCAACCTGTTGTGCAGTAAGATTTTCACCTTCTGGCACTGATTGAATTAACGCATCAGCAACAATATCTTTTTCTGCTTCAGATAATTTACCATCTGAACTTGCTAGTGCAACAATTGCTGCAACATCTTCTTGTGAAACTTCACCGTCTGATGCAAGTGCTTCTAGTACTGCTTCTTGATCTGCTACAGAAACTTTTCCATCTTCTGCCAATGCTTCAATTAATTGATCAGTTTCTTCTGCATCAATTTCTCCATCTGCTGCCATTGACTCTGCAATTGCATCGACCTCTTCACTATCTAATTTACCGTCTGACAGTGCATCATCAACTGTATTGGTTACATCTTCTTCGGATCCCGTCACTGGTTCTATATCAACTGGTTCAACGTCTACTGGTTCTGTATCCACAGGTTCTGTTTCAACAGGCTCTGTGTCTATAGGCTCTGTCTCTACAGGAGTAGTGTCTATAGGCTCTGTCTCTATAGGAGTAGTGTCTATAGGTTCTGTTTCCACTGGTGTGGTATCCACGGGTTCTGTATCTACTGGCTCTGTATCTATAGGTTCTGTTTCAACAGGTGTTGTATCTACAGGAGTAGTGGTTACTGGTGTGGTGTCTACTGGTGGAACAACTACTGGTGGATCTACAACTGGAGGTTGAGTAACTGGAGGTTCTATAACTGGAGGTTGAGTAACTGGAGGTTCTATAACTGGTGGTTGAGTAACTAAAGAAGGTGGAGCAGGTGTTACAACGGGTTCTGGGGCTGGTGCAGGAACTGCATTAATTACTGCTTGTGCGGTAGCAATAACAGTTGGTGCTGCTAATACTGCTTCTACTGCTGTTGAAACAACTGCAATATCTGCTACTTTTGTAGTTAATGTTGTAGTTGCTGTTGTTAATGCAGTCACAGTGTTTGCAGAAACAGTAGCGATTACAGGAATTGCTACTGCGGCTGTTGTATTTGCTGTATTTGTTGCAACAATCGCCGTAACTGCTGAGTTTAATGTAGCAATTTGTGCATTTGCTGTATCAATTGCCGCTAGTACTGTTGCATTGTCTGGATCAGGAGTAGGTGTAAATGCAGCGCCTTGATTAATTGTTCCAGTAAACCCTGTAGTAGTGCTTGTATTAGCAATAGGTGTTACGGCACCCCCAGTTGTCTCTCTTACATTAAACCTAGCGCCATTTGGTATTGGTCCAGTCACGCTTACATCTGCTTGCCATGCGCCATCTGCTGGGTTAACATCGGCATTAAACCTAACTTGAGTCATCTGTGTCTCGGCAGTAGTAAGAGGATATACTCTAAGGTCCCACGCAATAGACAGAGTATTGGTTGTTGTTGAATAAGTAATACCAGATCCATTACTCCATGTAGTCCAGTCATAACCCGCTACAGAAATTGAAGGGGCATTGGGTGTAGAGGAGTAGTTTTGTCCTTCATTTACTCCAAAGGTTATTGTTGCATTAGAACTAACATAAACATTGTTATATGTGACTCCACCCATTTGTAAATTAAATGGAAGGTTCATGCGGATACCCGCATCATCTGTATTTGCTAAAACATTTGATGTTGTTCCAACTGTGGCTACCAAAGCATTTACTGCATCTTGAGCATTATTAATTGCAACATTTGCCTGAGTTAATTGTGTCTGCGCCTCTGTAGTTGCAGTGGTTACTGCTGCTACCGCCGTGGTTGCCGTTGCCACTGTGGCAGTTGCGGTATCTATTGTCGCCTGTGCTGCCTGTATTGCAGTAGAGGCTGTTGCAGCCTGTGCTACTTCTGTTGTAATTGCGGTGGCTACTTGAGTAACGGTAGTTGGAGATTCTGTCATTAAGGGGGTTGCTGTTGCTATAACTGTTGCAGTTGCAGACTCAACGACGGGGGTCGCTGCCGTGACAGCAGTTTGTGCTACAGCAACTTCTGGAGTCTGTGTTGTTGCGGTTACAGGTATTGCTGCAATTGCTGTGGTTACGGCAGTTACTGCGGTAGTAACGTCTTGCGTTACTGTTGCTGCTGTTGCTACAACTGTGGAAACATTTGATACTTCTGCTACGGCAGTGGTGGCTGCTGTGACTGCAGTAGTTGCTGCTGCTACGGCCGTGTTAGATGTTGTTACTGCCTGTACTGCAGTCGCAATAGTTGCTGTTGCTGTATCTGAGGCTTGTGCTGCTTGGGCTACCTCTGTGGTGGCTGTTGCTAAGGCTGTATTTACTGCCTGCTGGGCTGGACTTACGACTACTTGCTCTGATGGGGCTGGTGCGCCATCAGCATGTGCTTGATCAACTGGAGATATCAACATCCATAAAGTCAAGAGCAAACCTACTAATCCAGATTTGATGAGAAGTGATTTTATTTACCTTTCCCCCTTATGCAAACAATGTCTGCTAGGATGATTATACCATTTTATTAAACAAAAAAGAGGGCTAGCACTTGGCTAACCCCCTTAGTTGTTGGTTTAAATTACTTCTTTAGTGCAACCTTAGCCTTTGGGAACTTAGCGTTCCACTTCTTTGCCAATGCGTTGTACTGTGCAACATATGTAGCCTTAGCAAGATCTGATGCTGCCTTTGCAGTTACTGTTGCTGAATCAGATGCTGCCTTTGCGTCTGCAAGTGCCTTATCTGCTGCAACCTTATCTGCTGCACGTCCTGCCTTCTCTGCTGCAAGTGCTGCATTAGCAACTGCTAGTGCTGAGTTAGCAACTGCAAGTTCTGCGTTCTTTGCTGCAAGTTCCCCTGCAAGATCACGAACTGCTACTACTGCAACTACAGAACCTACTGGCGCTGCAAGGCCTGTAACGGCTGCTGCTACTGTTGCGTATGCTGTAACAGTAACTGAACCTGAAGCAGGAAGTGTAATTGTCTGCTCCTTAGTTCCAATTGTTGCTGTTACTGTATCTGTTGTAAGCGCTGTTGCTGTTGCAACACCATTTGAAGATACCAATGTGTTAACAGTTACACCACTCTTAGGATTACCAAATACGTCAAAAGCAGATACCTTAAGTACCTGTGATGTACCTGCTGCTCCTGATGTTGGTGCAGAAAGTGTAATAGAGTTTGCTGTTGCTGCAGAGTTTGAACCCTGAACATAGTAAACTGTTGTAGTTCCAGCACGGGTAATCGATACTGTTCCTACTGCTGTACTTTTAGTATATACGTAAAAGTCTGCTGCTGTTCCAGTTCCTGTTGCAACTGAAAGTGTTGAAGAACCGTTTGATGCGGTTACTGGTGCTGTTGATGTTGCTAGAGCAGGAACAATTGTTGCATTTGTTGCAACTGCTGTTACTACTGTTCCAGTGTCTACTGACGTTACAGCAATCTTCAATGCATCTGCTGCATCGATACTGTTGTCTGCTGGCACTGGTAGTGATACAGGAGTTGTTACTACTGTTCCACCTGTTGCTGCAGAACCCGCTACCGTTAGGGTAACAGTTCCAGCGTTTGCTTGCGCTGCTGGCGATACGAGCATTGTGCTAGTCAGGGCTGCAGCGATGATTAGCGATACTTTCTTGAATGAATTCATTTTATCTCTTTTCTTGTTATAGTGTTTTTAGTCCAGCCAAATAATCTTCAATGTCTTTTAATTGACTAGGTTTATATTGTATCACATTGCGAGAGTCCATGTCAAATTGCTCCTCTGGAGTCTTTGGCCTATCCTTGTAGGTATGGACTTCTATCTCAGTATTTATATCTTTTGGGGTATGTGATATTGCCCCAAATATTGCTCCACACACAGCATCAGCCAAGTCCTTTGACTTCTTGCGTGGGTGATCAACTCTGTCATTTTTCATAATCTTTAACTGGGTTAGTTCTTCAAACAAAAGTTCGATTGCTGGCATTACTAGCCTCTCTTCATAAACAAGCATTGCCATATCTTCATAATGTTTTTTAGCAACAGAAACAGTATCAGTTCTCATTCCAACCTGATTCAATTCATTCTGAATATCAAATGACTGCCAACGGTCAAAAGAAACTAATCCAACATCAAACCCAAGTCTTCTAAGGTTTTGAATCCACTGCTTCACCTCTGAAAGATTAACGGGGCCTTCAATCTTTGGCTCCCACCATGCTACTGCATCTACTACTACAATTGGTGCTACCTGTTCGTAGTTATTAATTACTTGGATATTTACCCATTTTTCTACATGGGCGATTGCTACCGCACACTTGTCATGCTTTTGTGCAAGGTCAGCGTGTACATAATATTTTTTAGTTGGATCTGGTTTAAATGACTCATCAAATCTTTTAAAAGCGTCTATTGGATTTCTTGTTGTCATACAAGATCTTACCTTCTCGTGCTGCTTAAAGAATGCATCTGATGCAAATGTTGGTACACAAGCAAAGCGCATCATTGCATCTCCAAGGTCTGTCATGAATGCAATCTTAAAATCATCAATCTTTCTTGTTGGGTTTACTTCCCATGTTGGTCTCTTGAGTGCAAAGACCCCAGGATATTTATATGAAACTATATGATCTTCATCCCAAGCGATATCAAATGTATTGTCTGCACTATCTTCTGGAAGCAATGGATTAATTACAAACTTATGTGTACGATCTATAACTTCTTTTTCAGAGATTACTGCATCATACTTTTCTGAAATAAAGTCTCCTGGATAGCGTGGGAATGAAAGCAAAACGACTTTGCCAAGGTCAGGGAAACGGGAGTCAACGGATCCACGGAAAGCCTTATATATATTATCTGCGGTCTTTCCTTGATCATTTCCTGTACCAACCTCAGATGCAAAACCTGAAATCTCATCAAGAACTGCAAGCAAAAGATTTAAACCCTCGTGTGACTCACGTTCTGAGTGTCCAGAGTAGACGGTAATAGATTTATTAAACTCAATTGAATCTGCTTTAGCATAGTATTTTCCAGCAAACCATGGTGACTTTTCAATTTTTGTTTTAAAACCTTTAAAGAAAACGTTCTTTGCCTGTTGTGCGTTAATAGCAACGTTGATTAAGTCAATAGCATCTCCAGAAGGCTTGCCAAAGTATTTTGCTGGGTCTTTTAAGCATAGTAACTTATATACAATGTATGAACATGCTACTGTTGATGTGAAGTCTTTTCCAGATCCCTTGCCAAGTTGCAGAATGATTTCGTTCTTTGTATACTTGTCGTAGTATTGGGATCCTTCTTCTTCCCCCATTAATTCTATCAAGTCTTCTTTTCTATATATCTGACTCATTGCCTCAACAATGTCATACTGGATATCAGACAAGCCAGGCTGGCCAAGGAAGGCATCACCCTCAACAAATGTTTTGGCGTCTACTGGAATCTCTTCAAAGTTATTATCTTTGAGGGCTTCTAAAAATTCATCATACATCTTGAACCACAGTTATAACTTCATCTTTTTTAGCAATAGATGAAAGTCTTTTCATAATCTCATCACGAACTTGTGGATACTCTGAAGCAATATCTTTTAGGATTGACATTAATACCATCTGTCTATTTTCAATCTCAATCATTTCATCAGCAAGTTCTTTGTTCTCAAGAAGTCCTGCTTTCTGAAGCATATCAATTCTTTTTGATTCAATATCCATGACTAGTTTAATTGCCTGAGTCTTTGCTCCAAGGTTATTTGTCATTGATGCCTCGTCAATTACTTCGTAAGACTTTGATATAAGTTTGCTGTAGTGTGTATCGGCAGCAGCAAGTGCTTCTTTAGCACGTGCTCTAATTGCATCGTTTGCAGATGCCATAACTTTCCACTCATTAATTAATGTCACAACACGTGTGCGTGGAATATCCAGTTGTTTAGAAATTACTGTTGGATCATTCCCCTTTAGGTACTCTTCAACAACAAGGTTAACTTGATCAAGATGTTTAACTAGATCTTCTTCAGTCGACATGATTTAACTCCCTTGCTATCTTTAATAGTATAAGGTAACCAATCAAATCATCAATATCGTTATCGCCAATGAATGCTCCGCCTCTGGTAATCCTAGAAAGTTTGTCATCAATTCGAACATGTAACTGTTCAATATTATCAGAGATAGAAAAAATCCGAACTGGATTTAGCGCTGAGTCTCCGTAAGATTTATTTTTTGTAATAAGCATATCCTTGATCTCATCACAAACCTGACCAATAGTAAACTGTGTTTCAGAACTCATCGTCTATCTCCTCTTCTAGATCCCAATCAAAAATTTCTGGTAGGTTCTTAAGTGTTAAAAGTGTATAGGCCAGTCCAGCAGACATGACTAATGATAAAATAACTAATGCCTTACTTGTATTTTTCATCGTTTTGATTTCCTCAATCCAAATTTTGCAAGGTAGACGTAGATAGTTTCTATGCTCACTCCACACTCCTTTGCAATCTCTTCTGGTGTCTTCTTATCCATAACATATCTCTTACGCATAAAAGACTCACTTGTATATAGTTTAGCAGCCATAGCGTTATTTGTCAACCCTGCCAATTGGCTTCATCTTGTCCCAGTATCCCCCAGGATTTCCAACATACACCTGTCCAGTTTCACGATCTACGAGTATCCATTTTTCTGGACACAGGGTTCTAACGGTAAGGATTACATCCTCTTCTTCTTGTTTAAAGTTAAATGGTTCCCGACTCATAACTGTACTGCTTTCTCCCAATTATTAATTGCCCAATGACCTATCCCGCAGGCATCTGCAACATCGTTATCTGTAATAGTTCTATCATACATTGTATTAATATATCGAATAGTCCTCTGTTTTCTTAAATCTCTTTCATAAGTCTTAAGCCATGACTCCGACTTGCCAGGATTTTGAGACTTAATGTATAACTTTTCATCAGTGGATATTTTTTTATTACCTATAAAGTTTTGCCATGTAATTGGGGCAACCCTGCCTATTACTTTTGTACCAGTCAAACCTGCAGCGCCAAGGATTGACCCTTGGACAAGTGCTAGGTCTGCTGCTGTTTTTGGACTATTCATAAACACAGTATGCTCAATCACTATTGCTTCAAAACCTCCATAGTAATCAAAGAATGCCTTTACCTTTTTCCCAGCATCCATAACTTTTTCATAGGTATTATTGCCTTGAAATTTAATCTTTCCAACAGCGCCAAGAGTTTCCTGTTGCGTATCAAAAAGTGCAAACGCCAAACTATTGGTACTTGCGTCTATAGCACAAATACTTTTTGGAAGGTTCTGATCTATTAAGGACAATTTCATTCTTTTGCCATCCGCTTAATTTCTTTTAAAACCTTTTTTACATCTGATGGATTAATGTTACACTCAAAACAAATTTGCTCATCGTTGTATATCGATAATTCAAGTTGACAATTTTTACATAAACGTTTTTTGCCTATGCGTTTTTGTCTTCTTGCATGAAGATATCTTGATGCAATCTTTTGCTTTGTTGCAGCCTCTCGACATATTGTAGAACAATATACCTGATAGGATACGGTAGCCTTAAATTGGTTGTCGCACCAATTACAATTCTTCATCCAATGACTCCAAGGATTTGACTTTAAGATCCCCTTCGCCTGCTGACGCACACGCCTTTTGTACTGGGCATGACTTGCATATCTTGGAATTTGCTCTATAGTTTTTCTTAGGAAGAGTTCTATCTACCCAAGCCCTACGAACTTCTCTCATCCAATCAAATGCCTGGTCTACCCACCGACGGTAATGATCGTTCACTGTTACGGGAAGAACTAGCAACTCGTGATTATTTTTATTTTCATAAATAAGAACACCCTTTGATTTCTTAAGGATCTTCATATAAATAAGTAATTGAATTAAGTGTCCAGTCTTTGGCTTTCGCTTTGCTTTGCGATATTCAAATCCCTCACTCATCATTGTTTTAATTTCTCCAACAATTTGCTCATCGCCCCAGTTAAGCATGGCATCTCCATATCCAAAGATAGGAGGATCCTGATTAACAATCTTAAACTCTGTTGTTGGATTATCATTTGCATCACGGAATATTTCCGCAATACCAGAAGCCATCATTGCATCTTGAATTCTATCATGAGACTTTGTACCAGCAGTCATGTTGGCAACACCATAAGCATCATTGTTATCTTCAAATGTTTGACCATCAAAGGCGAGATACCAGTATCTAGGACACTCTCCGTGCCCATAGGCAATCGTTGATGGAGCAAAGGTCTTCTTTTGTGTATGCTTAGGTCCACGTCCTTCAAGGTATCCAGACTGGATCTTTTGAACCATTTCCGTTGTATCAAAACTGTCCGCTGGAAGTGGTTCTGGTTTAACCATTATTGATTTTAGTAAATTTTTTGTCATTGTTTTTATTCTCGTTTCCGTTCATATAAGTATAGCAGAAATTATCTAGTTGTGTACTTTAATGCAGAAACAAGATTGTTAATTGCTTCGGCTGCGGTGTAGTATAAGTTTTTCTTTCCACGATCTGACTTATCTACATTGGCCATCCATGTAGCCTTTAGTGCCATTTTTGCTGCGATTGCTTGAAGTCTAACTATCTCAACAGTCGCAACATTTAGTGGGATATCTGGTTTAAGGATAACCTTGGCAATAAAAGTTAAAGCAGTTGTAAGTTCTTCGTCATTCATGTAGTCTGCAATTTCTGACAGACCGTTTATCATATCTATTGTTGTATTGTTTTGTTCCATTTTTATCCCATCGATTTCTTTGATATTCCGTCTCTTAATCCTTCTTCTTCCCAAAGTTTAAACGCTGCCTGCATATCTGGTCTTGACTGAAGTTCATCAAGATATCTTTTTCTTACGTCTGGGCTATGCTCTGGGTCTATTGGATTTTGATCTCCAGTAAATCTATAACTATTTGTTGGACAATAGTCCATACTGATAATCTCACAGAACTCTCCCTCTTTAAATTTACGCTTTGGTCTCCAGTGTATCTGATTCACTGCGCTAAAGACAATAGTCTGACCACCACTGAGTGAATACTTAGTGAAATTACTTGTATCATTCCAGTTGCTTACATATAGGTCCCACTCAATGTTTGTGTCTGGGCAATAGTTTATTGTTACAAGATTTTCATCTGCATCAAGATGTGGTGGTAGCGCTGGAGAATTATCTCCGTATCCATACTTTAAGTTATAGTCAATATAATTCCAATGGCATAAGGCTATGTCTCCATTATAAAGTGGCTTAGCAATTTCGTCCAAACGCTTTTCACAGTCTTCTGGCATATCAAACTCAATTAAAGTTCTTGACATATTTTTTGCTATCTTTGGCTGAAACCTACTTCTAAATTCAGAAGTTCTAATATACCCATCTTCGATCCTGTCCCCAATAATAAATGGTTCAATTTCACGATTAGTTTCAATTAGATCTCTAATTTTTTTATCTTGATCTGATGTAAAAAGGTTGTCTATATAAAAAGGAAGTGGCTGATTATATTTCTCAAACCCCGTAAGGTATTTGTGTAACTCAGCCATTACTGTCCCTCATATATTTTAATAAAGTGCTTTGCCTTTTCGTTCATCTCGGCATTAACTTCTGCACCCTTTGGCTTTGCATCAGTTTTTCTTAAGTGAAAAAAGATCATATCAACAAAGTCTTCGCTAGAGAATATTTTTTTAGTTCTCCAATGAATCTGGTGCGTTCCAGAAAATGTCAAAGCCTGATTATCCTCCAAGGCATACTCACGCTCTTCAACTACTAATGGCCAAGAAGTATTGGATTTCATCTGGTAGTCAAATGTAAACCTAGGCTCTTTGAATGTTTCATCGTAGTGTGGGGAAAGAAATGGTGCGCCAATTGATCCATCTTCATTTACAATATTTGTATATCTTGCAAATTGATACTCAGATATCATCAAGCCAGTTTCTCCAGAAATGTTTTCACAATACTTTATTACTTTTCTTTCAACTCCTTCTGGCAATTTAAAATCAGAAATTTTTTGATTAAATCTTTTCATTACATACTGTTGAGAGGGAGTCTCAAGCATTTTATATATTTCTTGAATTTCTTGCTCAGTTAAAACATTGTCAACTATCTCATTTGCTTCATCGTATTTCATATTTTTTCTCCTATGTCTCGTCTAAAATCTCTAATTTCTTGTTCAAGTTTTTTATCATCAATAACTTTTGGAGAATTTGGAGTAAACATTTCAAAGAATAAAACCTTTACAAAATCTCCTTCGTTCCATTTTCTAATTGTTCTCCAGTGATAATCCTGTCTTGGATAAAGCATTAAGATTCCATTATCTGGTATTGTGTAAAGGTCTTTATTGCTTCCGACCTGCCAAGAAATGTTTGAGTCGAGTTGATATGTTAAAACAACACCTGCTCCTCCTGTATGGGTTATCTCTCCGTTCCTGATTGGGTCCCGATCCTTATGTACCTCAAGGATTGGCTGACCATACTTTAAATTATATTCTGCATATGTAACACTTATAAGTCTTTCAATTTTTAAATCTAATTGACAATTTTCTTTTGCTAAACTTACAACCTTATTAACAATATGCGATGGCAGTTGAAGTTCATTTATGTCAAGTCTGCCAAGGTTATTTCTCTTTATTCTTATAATTTTTTTCTCATGCCAATTACTATCTACGGCGTCATCCCACTCAACAATCTCACGGGTAGCAAGTTCTTTATCTATTGCCTCTTGAATTTCTTTAATTTCATCTGAGGTAAATACATTATCGATCTGATTATTTCTCATAATTATATTATACACCATCCACAATCTGCTCTAATATACTCATCTCAATTACTGCAAGTCTTACTTTGGCATTGCCCTCTCCAATAATAACAATAATTGCTGGATCATTGCCATTCTTAATGGCATCTGTTGTTGCCTTTGCCCATACCGCTTTATTTAATGTAAAAGATTTTCCAACCTCTTTAAAATCTACAGTAAAGTTTTCCCAGGAGGCATCACCTTTATGGGTTCCTCGACCAGAATTCTTGTGCTGCTTGGCACCTATTCTTTTACTTTCACTCTTCTCCGTCAAAGTCACTCTTCTTTCTTCTTCCAAGATACACTGTTGTTAAGTGCTTATCTTTACACATCCAAGTTAATGTCTTTGTTTCAGCATAACATCTTAGCGTTGGAACAATTACTTTGCAGGTATGGCAAACCCACTGTCCAGAATAAACTGTATACGAAGCCATTTATAACAATCTGCTCATCAAGACAACTTTTTCTTTAGATCATCCTGCAAGTCAAGATCTTCTCTAACACGATTGATAAAGCCATCTCTACCCTGAACCTTAGTTCCATCTGGAAGTAAATACCACGCACCAGTTCTTTCAACTAAGCCTACTAGTTCTGCTGTATCAACAAGATCTCCAACTGCATCTAGGCCGATTGAGTCTCCTCTGAAATAGAAATCATATTCTCCTGATTGAAAGCCTGGAGAAGTTTTTGAGAACTGAAGTTCCCACTTAATCTTTCTTCCAACTTTTTCCTCAATCAACTTATCTCCTACCTTAATCTTTCCTTTAATCGCCTGATTGTCGGACTCGGAACTAAATAACTTAATAATGCAAGAGGAATAAAACTTAGTAGCCTGACCACCAGAAGGCTGCTGACTAGTATACATAGCATTAATATTATTGCGAGACTGACTAATAAGCACAAGCAGAGTAGGCTTAACTTTATTATTAGCATAGTTAAGCATCTTCCATGCATTGCTAAAGTCACGGGATTCTGCTCCAATCTGTTTTGTATTTTCCAAGGCCTTCATCTCATCAGTATCTTTTTCAAAATAGATTGCTGGAAGCATTGATGTAATAGAGTCTACCACAATTAAGTCTACTCCAGCATTCATTAATCCAACGCCTACGTCTACCATATCACTGATAGTTCTTGCCTGTGAGTAGATTAATTTTTCTGGATCTACCCCGAGTTGTCTAGCCCAATCTTCTGAGTATGACATTTCTGAATCAATCCAAGCACATAACTTTCCTTCTGCCTGGGCCAGAGCAATCATCTGAAGACACATAGAAGACTTTGCAGAGGACTTTGATCCCCAAATAAGAACTTGTCTTCCGTATGGCAAGCCACCGCCAAGAGCCTTATTTAATCCAAAACTTGGCGTTGGCTGAAATTCATACGAAACTCCAACACCAGTGCCTAATTTCTTTCTCAACTTTGGATCTAGTTGTGCAAACGCTTCTTCTAAACTAACCGACATGTATATCCTCCAATGTAACTGTCCCGTCTTTTGTCTTTCCAAAACTAAATTTATAAGACTTTCCTTCTTCTAGATTCATGTATGCCCTAGCAAAAGATGTAGGGAATACCGTGATAGAGTGAAGATCTCTAGATGTGTCAGCAAGTGTTAATGATGCCATCTTCTTTCCAGTTTTTGTAATCCTTGGTTTAAAGGATACCACAAACATTTCCTCCTCTGTAAAAGGTAACTGCTTGTAACTAAGAAACTTTACCAGCGCATTGCTTGATGTTTTTATTTCATCAGCAGGAACTGCAGATACAATCCTATTATCGTTTGCAAGAATAAGATAAGTACGACCAGTCTCAATAGTGGTTGCTTCTTCATCAAATATACCAACACTCCCAGTCTTGTCCAAAACTTCAACTCGTGACCATCCTGTTCCTCGCTTAATTGATTTTACCATACCTAGAAGGATATAAGATCCCTTCTCTTCAAAATCACACACGTCCTGAATAAATGCGTAATAGTGTGAGGGAATAGTAATATTAAATTCTGGAAGGTTTAAATACTCGTAAAGGTTTTCTTTAATCTGAGTATCATTTCTTTCATTGTCTGGAAATGTTAGTGCGCCAATCATATTCATAGCCTGTAGTGCACGGCTATTAACTCCATTACCTTTTGTAAAAGTAAACTCTTCTACTTCCTTATAAGATTTAAAAGGTCTAGCAGCAATATATTTTTCAGCAATGTTATTAGAAATATACTTAATTGCAGTAAGTCCAAACCTAATACCCTTGCCTTCAATTTTAAAGTCAAAGTCGGAGTCGTTGATGTGTGGAAGTTTTACTGAAATACCCATACGCTTTGCCTCAATAAGATATCCAGTTCTATTGTCTTTGTCTTTCTCATTCTTTAGAAGAGCAAACATAAACTCAAGTGGATAATAATACTTTAGCCACGCCGTCCAATACGAGAGCGTAGAGTAAGCAACCGCATGAGACTTGTTGAACGAGTACCCAGCATGCGCTTCGAAGTCGTGCCATAGATCACGAGCCTGATTGGGACTAATAAAGGCAGAAGCACCCTCGACAAACCTTTCTTTGAACTCGTCAAAGTCTTTAGCATCTTTTTTCTTTCCAATGATTTTTCTAACTTTATCTGCTTCCGACATGGACATTTGTCCAAGGTGTACGCATGCTTGCATAACTTGCTCTTGGTATAGGATGCAGCCATAAGTGTCCTCCGTGAATGGTTTCATAATTTGGTGACTATAAGAAACGTTTTGCTTTCCATGCTTACGTGCAATATAGTCTTTGCCAATTGTATTCATTGCTCCTGGTCTAACTAGTGCGTTAGATGCAGCAAGTTCGTTAAAATTCTTTACCCCCATTTTTATAAGAAGGTTTGTATATGGAGTTGCTTCACACTGGAATACACCTTTAGTGTATCCATCAGAAAGCATTTCATAAACTTTTGGATCTGCAAGATCAAGAGAGTCTAAATTAATATCCTTATAGTGGTTTTCTTTAATCATTGCAACTGCATCCTGAATAACGCTTAGCGTCTTTAGTCCAAGTGCGTCAATCTTAATTAGTCCAATTCTTTCCGCTTCTTCCATGTCGACTCCAACCACTGGAATCCTATCGTCAGATCCAGGAGAAGAACGAGTTTCCATCGGCGCATACCTAAAGATTGGATCTTTACTAGTAACAACTCCTGCAGCGTGAATACCAGTACCCCTAATTCGACCACGTAATTGCTCTCCATACATCTCCACCTCTGGATATTTTTCTCTAAACTCTCTAGTTGATTTTGAAGTACAGTATTCGTCCCAAGTGTCAACCATCTTTAAAACCTTGTTAACATCTGTTAGTGGAATATTTAATACTCTTGCAACATCTCGTACGACTCCTTTATCTTTAAACTGTAAGAACGTAGCAATGGATGCAACGTGCCTATATTGTCTAACTAGATAGTCTTTAACCTCATCACGGCGAGAGTCTTGAATGTCCGTATCAATATCTGGAAAGTCATTACGATCTGGATTAATAAAACGAAAGAACAGCAGTCCATACTTTAATGGATCAACATCTGTTATTCCGAGTGTGTAGCATACTAAAGAACCTGCTGCAGATCCACGACCTGGACCAACCATAATGCCTTCCTTCTTTGCCCAAGCAATCATGCTCTGAACAACAAGGAAGTATGGAGCAAACTTTTTATTTTTAATAATCTCTAATTCTTCTTCAACTCTAGCAACATATTCTTCATTATCCGACAAACCCTTTAACTCTAAACCCTCAAATGCAATCTTTCGTAATTGTTTGTCTGGACTCTTATACTGTACTGGAAGTAAATTTAAGCCTTCTTCTATACCATAGTCTTCTACTGTATCTGCCAATAGTATTGTGTTTGAGTATATGTCTGCCCTATCTATCCCCTGCAATTCCATGGCAGCCTTAATCTCATCATAAGATAAAAGGTGGATATCAAATTTATTAAATGTTATTTGTCGATCTTCTCCGTATAGGTAGTCAAGGCGCTCCATCATAGATTCGATCTTTGCTGACTTTGCATATGTTGTATCTTTACTTATTTTGCCGTGGGTGTTCATTAATAATTTAAATTCTTGAATTTCTTTTTGTGATGGGTCAACGTGGTGACAGTCTGGAGTCACAACAACTTTAATATTAAATTCATCTGCTAAAGCAATAAGATGCTTATTTATACTTGCTTCGTTGTGGGGCATTACCTCAATGTAGTAGTCATCTCCAAAACGATCTTTAAACCAGGAGATATACTTCTTGGCAAGTGCAAACTCTTCTTCTTCTAATGCCTTGACCAAAACGCTACTTGGGCAGGCAGAGGTTACAATAATTCCCTCTTTGTATTTTTCTAATATTGTAAAGTCAAACCTTGGCTTTTTAAAGAATCCATCAGTCCAAGATAATTCGCTAATCTTATTTAAGTTTTCTAAACCAATTTTATTCTTGGCTAGAAGGATAATGTGATTATAGACAAGATCTTGTTGACCTTCTCTTTCAGATTTATCTCGTGTATCAGATATATCTGCACACATGTATCCTTCTAGACCTAGAATCGGTTTAACGCCCTTTGCTTTTGCAACACGGTGCAGTTCCCTGTGCCCAGATAAAGTACCGTGGTCGGTGATAGCAATTGCTGGCATCCCCAACTCAACTGCACGGTCAACGTATTCTTCTGGAGTAGCAACACCATCAAATAATGAATAGTGTGTATGGACGTGTAAACCTACGTAGTTCATTCTTACCAGTCTGCGTTTGTTGCAGATGTGGTTGTTGGGCCATCAAAGCCCAAGTAGAATGCTTCTTGTTCTGCGTAAGGAATGTTACGAAGTGCAAGTTCAAGAGGGTATGGCTCTGTACCTTCCCAGTTGAACGGTTCCTTATCTGGTGCAGATGGAATCAAAGTGTAACTTGTTTCAGTTCCCTGACCATTACGCTTTACCTTCCAAACAAGATTTGAGATGCTTCCTGTTTCTAGGGCATACTCACGAATTGTATTGAATGCTGATTGCTTACTAACACCCATTGACCAAATTGCAACATATGGCTTTTCAATTCCATCGTCAACGAGAACGTTGCAATAGAAACGAAGACGTGCTCGCCATCCAGCCTTTGGATCTTTGCGGTGCATTTCTTCAGCCCAGTCACGGCCTTCTGATTCCATTGTGTCTACAGCCTTGCGCTTATAGTCCTTTGGATTTGTGTGTTCTTTAACTACAAGTGCAAGTCCACGACCTTCGTTGTAGTTTGCAGATTCATCGTCTAATTCTTCAATAAAACGAATCTTTACTGCTTGACCGTCAGCAAGTTTTAGCCACTTGACCTTCGGTGAGTTTTCATCATACTTTGGCTTATCGAGCAGGGCATTGATTGCTTTTAGTCCCTTTACTACGCTCATATTATTCTCCTTTGTGTTGTTATCTTAGTTTAGCATAGACATGATAGATTTGTCAAACTGGAACTGTAACCCAGCAATTGAATCGTCATCCATGTCGCCTATGTCTTTATATTGTTTATCTAACTTTATAACGGAAACACGAGATCCAAGTTTTTCAATTATCCTGTCTTTCATATTTCCTCCCGCTTCATCATTATCTGCAACAACTATAATGTTGTTGAAATATTTCTGAAGCAATTCTACTTGCGCCTTAGATACATTTGCCCCAAGGGTTGCTACTGATGGGATGCCAACTTGATCTAGCCTAATAGCGTCAAATGATGACTCAACTATATAGACATTATCAGATGTCTTTACTCTATGCAAATTAAATAAAGTCTTTGCTTTTGGTAGACCTGGAGTATTTTTAAACTCCTTGCCCTCAACAGATCTTCCAACAAAACCTATAGGAATTCCTTCTGGACTATGAACTGGGACGGTAACCATGTCCTGCTTAATAGAGTATCCCAAAGAAAACTTTGACCAGGAATCTGTATTTATTTTCCTATACTTAAAATAGTTTTTTGCTCTATCGGAAACCAGTAAGCCGTTGTATAAGCGCTTTAAGACTACCTCGTCAAACGGAATGAATTCTGGCTTTGCGTATAGTTGTTTCTGTACTTCTGCTTCAAGGTTAGTTTCACCTTCTTTTGATTTTATAAATCTGGCTGCCTCAAAATATGATCTGCCAGACGAATGCATGACAACTTCAATAAGAGGTGCGGTCTTCTGACAAGAGAAACAGAAAAACAATCCATTCTCTTTGTGGACCTCTCCTGCTGGGGTGCGACTGTTATTATGGAAAGGGCAAAATATAATGTAGTTTAAATCTAAGTCAGATTCGACTTCAATGCCTGCGCCCGTGAGGACTCTTTTAATTTGTTCGGCGGTGTATAAATCACCTTGTGACCGTCTATTCCATCTATCCATTCGCTCTGCTTTCTTCCTACGTATACTCCATGTACCGTGATTTCAAACTCAAAATACTTCTTCTTACTATTATAGTCTACCGTAAAATCTACTTCTATGTCAAGCCTTGGAACGTACCCTGTTAGTTTCATTTCTGATACCAGCAGTCTAACATACTCCTGTTTAAGTCTGGCTAGGGCTGACTCATCGTGAATAACCCCTGATAGGTTAAATCGCTTGATGGGTTTATGATGTACGTTTGCCATACATTAATTATACCCATATGTTTACTTATCCTCAAAGTCTTTGTATCTGTAGTATCCCTTGTCAAAATCACACTGAACTAGGAAGTCCCCCATATATCCATTACGATTTTTACGAAAAGCACATTCAATAATGTCGCTGTTTGTAGCACGGCCAAGGGCAAGAACCCAGTCAGCATCGTAGGCAATTTGTCTAGACCAAGATGTTTGACCAAGTGTTGGAACGCTGTTTAGGTCGTTGGCATCATCAGGGGTAGCGGATGAAATTGCAATAATAGGAACTTCTTCTCCAATTGCCATTAGTTTAAGTTCTCGTGATAAGTTCTTCATTCTTACCGTTTCATTATCTGATTTCTGATTGGGAGCCATCAACTGAAGATAGTCAACAATTACAAAGTCTGGCTTGTATTGATCAATCTTTCCACGAAGAACTGATGGGTTAATTTCTCCACCACTATCATTTGATATAATATGAAACTCTGGCTTTCCCTGAAGATTCTTTGCATGCCACTCTTTAAGCATTTCAATCTCAATTTCGCCATTACTAATTTTTCTGTGTGACCAACGGCCCTCACCCATGATAGTAAACACACGGTTACGAACCTCTGTTTCACTCATTTCAAGACTGATGACCATTGGGCTACGACCCTGTTTCCAGGCCTGTACGGCGAAGTAGAGAGCCAACCAGGACTTTCCAATACCTGGGTATGCAAGGAAGACTCCCAACTGCCCTGGCATGATTCCAGAAGGCAGGTAATTATCAAAACCTGGAAGACCAGTCTTAATGCCTACATGTCCTAAAGCCTGCATCTTCTTTACACTTTCAAAGTATGCGACTGCAGACTCTAGGTCAGTAACATCGATATCACGGATTGCGGATGTATTCTTTTTTAATGCTGATGTAGATGTGATCAAAGAGTCTAGAGCCTCTGGACCATTACCAGACTGAACATCCGATGCTGCTGATCTTATTATATCTTTAAGGCTATCTGTTAAATATTCTGCACGTAACTCTTCTAGGTGGTGCTTTGTTGCACCAATCTCTTCTGTGGGGGAGAAGTCTCTAAATTTCTCAACAACCAAACTAACTGGAGGGGTAGAACCATTAGCCTCAAAGTACTTTCGGATAAATGTCCAAATGTCTCCGTGGGTTCTGAGAATTGAATCAATGTTGGCTTGAAGTAGAACATGGGCTTGTTTGTCTTTCAATACTGCAGAAATCAATTTTGACTCTGTATTACTCACTTAGCCACTCCTTTGCTTTTGCCCTGCGCTCTAGTCGTTCCTTGTCGTCTTTTTTCTTATCTAGTCTTGCTTGTAATATTTTCTCTGCATTGTATGCAAAGTAATTCCAAGAAGGAGAGGAAGCAACACTAAAATAGTACTCAAGTAAATCATAGCATTCCCCTATTCCGTAGGACTCTACGAGTGCGTCGGAAGCCCATTGTTCAACGTTTAAATTCAGTGATGGCTTTGACTCGTACCTTGCTGTGTGATACTTACTGTATCTTGAAAGCAAAGCCATTCGGTCTTTGCGTTCGGCCATTACTCGTTTATTTCAGACTTTGCTTCGTTAATTTTAGTAGTCAGTTTGTCTTCAACAAACTTATAAACACGCTCAAAGGCTTGGTCAACTGTTTCTCCATTTTTGCGATTGTCAACAACCCCAAGATCCAGTCTAAGCGACTGAAAATTTCCCAGGTTAAGCGTGTATCCTAATGTTACAGATACCTTAGTTTCTTCGTTATTCATCCTATACCCCTTAATTAATTGATTCGTTCCAAATTGGAATAAATCGTCCATCTTCAGTTTTCGTATATTTAAGTATACCATCCCCCATTCGCCTTGTCAATTCAGCCTTTGTGGGTGTTATATCGTTTGTTATTAAATTATCTTTTCTTGGTCTACCAATGTGGTGTGTAGCAAGTATATCACGAATCTCTCTTACTTGGGATTCTGAGTAATAGGATCTTACTTGCCATCCCCTGTCCCCGCCTTTCTGTGACCCCGTAGGGAATGGAATGACTCCTCGTTTCATTAATGATGGCATATATTTTTTATGACGATTAACTAAATCAGCAGTCTGGCCTACAGTATATGCTCGTTCTCTTTTATTTTTAAAATCACTAATTAAACAACTTTCGATTTGATCTTTTGTAATATTATAAACAGACATAATGCCATTGGATTGGTTGTAATGATATATGCGAACAAGGTCTTTATTTAAAAACCAAACTTTTTTATTGCCAGGAATCACAGGGAGGAGATTGTAGCCTTCGACCTCTGTAGTTCCTTTTTTAGTAGCCATCTTCCCTCTTCCGAACTATTAGGTGGATTAAAAAACCTTCTAGATCCACAGAGCATGCAATATGATTCGAGATGCATTGGAGATGAATATATCCTGTCTAAGAACATTCTTCCTTTGCATTTTAAGCATCTCAGCATTAATTTGGTATGCCGATGATAATAAGATTAACTCCAGCAGTTACAATACCGCCTTTGTTAAATCGGACAGATCCCTCAACCTTGTTTGTAGATGGTGGTTTAATAACTACCGACATATCACGACCAGCATCGGTTCCTCCTGCATTCACAACAGTTGCAACAACTATTGGAGCATATTTAAAATCTGTTGAAAAGTCATATGAAAAATCTTTTTCTTCTGAAGCGGTTACAGATGTATTATTATTAATTGATACATATCCACCAATCATTCTTGCCTCTGAAGTTCTTACACTCTGTTTGCCAGCAGAGCCAGCATCAACAGTTACATACTTGTATGTTGAAGGAGAAATTGCAGATGCAAGATCATTAATAGCATTAGCCATCTGGTATACATATGTAACATCTAGCGGTTGACCACGCTCAGGTAGGGGTATTTTTGCCATACTTAATTATACCACTAGGCCAGTGATATAACTCCGCTTTCCCATAAAGTTGAATTTTCGAATCTTTGTTTTTGATAAGTCTCTTGCTGTACTGCAACCTGTACGGTAGTTTTTGCCTGTTTCTTTAAAGTTGCAAAATAAGATGATGACACAGTTGTAACAAAAGACCAGTCTGTATCTCCAGACCACTTGACATAAACATCAAACTTATCAGAAATTTTTCCACTTGAGTGGTCCCAAACCGCTATAACATTTGGACCAGAAACGGCAACATTAAAGTTCATGTTTGCTGGTTTTGCAACTATCATACTTCTTTGTGGAGACCAGTGCGATGATCTATTTCCATCAGAAGAAACTACTTTATATCTTATTGTATAAGAACTATTCTTTCCATCATATGCTGGTAGATCTTTTTTTTGGATTATAATATTCTTAATGCCTGAATCTGGATTTGCCATCATTGCACCTCTATAGCAAATCTAAATTCTATATACCCAGAGTAAGATGTCTGCTTTACGATTGGCTTTGAATCTACATTTTTAACAACAGAGTATCCAGTCAGTCCGTATAATGGATTAGATGTTGATTTATTATCTAAACGAAGACCGTCAAAAGATACGTAGTAGTCTGATGAAACAACGTAAACATTCTCTGAATTTTTTCTAAATACTGAGGCATAAGCCTTTACTAAGTTTACAGAGTTCCAAGAGAATGGGGTTAGACCAGAGTTATAGAATAGTTCTTGTAGTTGTTTTGTTACAACAAAATATCTATTTGAAGAAAGATCTATAGACATATCATCCGAGTCTATCTCCATTCTTGCTGTTTGTGTTCCATCTGTTGATGCAAACTCTAGAATAATTTTAAACTTTTCTGGATCTAATCCAGTTTCATTTTTATTGACAATTGAAAAGGCAAGTTTTAATTCATCAACTGGCGAGTTTCTTGTAAGATCAATAGAGACTCCAGTGTATATCAAACACTTTGATGTTGCTGAGGCTGATAGCCTTGTACCAGTCTTTGTTATTGTTGCTGAATCTCCCCGCACCAAAACCGTTTCATTTAAAAATCTAGATCTTTCATTTCTTGCAATTCTAACGCTTGAGTTGAAAATAGTATTCTCTGCACTTGTTTTTATGACTGGACACTCAACAAGTGCTCCATTTGTGCCAACATTATAAGAACCTAAAATATTATTTGTTACAGCAGTTGTGGCTGTGTTTGTACTAAGTGGATCTAGAATTTGTGGAATTTCCGTAATCAGCCCAGAGCCAGTTCCTGGGGTATACAGTTTCCAATTTTCATTATTAGAAAATGAAAATAAAGACTTGCTGTCATAGGCTCCGTTTGCAGTGTTTGATCCAACAGAGAAAACTCCAACTTCTGATATCTCGTATCGTGGAGTAGAGTCTAGTTCTGCAGTAAATACAATCTTAGAGACACCATTCTCTTTTACATATCCTCTTGATGTAATTGGAACTCTTTGCATTTCAAAGTCAAGGCTAGTTTTATTGCTCATATTAGAGACCTCTTGATTTGTAAATGCGTGACCCGAATCAACTGGTCTTGGTCCACAGCCTATAGCAATATATGAGGCATAGGCTGGTGCCTGCCCTATAAGGTATTTTGCTAGTATGCTTTTGCCTGTGTTAGTTATCATATTTATCCCGCCCCATATATTGTAGCATTATACTTGGTCCCATTTACCTGAATTTCAACACGTACATTTTCGTCACTACCCAAATTGACAACATTGATGACTAGGTCTCCCGTAGCGCTATCAATATAGACAATGGCCCCATCTGGACCATTTCCGTTTTCTGGAACGTATTTTTCAAACTTTAAGGGGAAAGCATCAAATGTTGATTGAATTGTTCCTTGCATCGCAATCAGGTTTAGTGGGTTGTACTGAAAGAATATGCTACTTAAGTTCCTGATTGGAGAGTACAGGATATCTTGTCCATTTACCATGTCTGATCTTGATAGGCTTAGTAACTCTATCCCACCGATATCTTCAAATATTAGATCACTCATTACCTCAATTGGCATTGGGGCAGTGCCAAAAAGAACTAGGTCTGGCGTTGGTATCTTGACAGCACTTTGAGATGCTGCGCTGCTGGATGCAGGTGTAGTTGGTGTTGCTTCTACTGCCATTTTATATTTCCCCCAAGTATACTGTCATGTCTGGACCTGATACAGATCTAGTGTAGTCTATGCTATATACAACGTATCTTTTATTTTTTGAGTCTAAGACATCAATATCGTTATCTAAGTAATCGATCTTTACAATATCTCCTAGTTGCATTGTTGGTAATGAAAAGATCTTAAGTCCAATAGAGTTTCTGGGCTTCATAATTCTTTGCGTTAGCCAAGACATAAGAGAGTTTGCTTCGTCTGAAGATTGAACATATGGAACATCTAAAGAAAAATCTTTATTACCATGAAGCATTCTGCTTAACTTGATTCCTTCATATTGCTTCTTTACTTTAAACGGAGATGACACAAGACTTGAGCCAGTAAACTGTGGATCAGAAAAATCACTGCCCTTATTAAAAAATTCATCGACTGTCAACTTGTTAGCACTTTGCTGCGTAAAGGTTACGCCCTGTATTCTTAAATAATTTCCACTTGATGAGTCCAAACTGATTGCGGTATCTGTTGCATTAAATACCATAAACTCTGCCCCATATGACCCAGCCCTAAATCCAGATACTGAATATGTTTTTAGTGAGTTAAAAGTTGGAGATAGTTTTGCGTATAGCGCTGGATAGGCCTTGTCATACTTAACATTAAATGTTGCACACTCTCTCATAATTGTTCCAAACTCTTCAAAATATATATTATACTTTGGTGGCTGTGATGGATCAATGCCTGAAAGGTATGTGTTTTGAATCATACCGCTTAGAGCATATTTTTTAAATGATTCATGAACATCTACAGAGTCGTCTCCATATACAGACTGAACTGGTGTTTCAAGAATGTTGGAAGTGTTTTGACTATAGTTTGTTGTTAACGCATATATATTTTCAAACATTATCTTTGATGAACCACGGGTAAATAAAGCCATGTTGTTGTATGTTGGTAGTGGAGATGCATCATCAACAGTCTTTATTAGTACTCCGTTTATGTATAGGTAGAATCTTCTAATATTGCCAATATCAATATATTCGACTGCAAGATCATAGACTGTTGGGTTTTGTTCAGATGCCATTCTGTATTGGCCAGTAAACAATCCATTGTCTACAATTATGCTGCCCAAGCCTTCCCAAAGTTTGATCGGAACCGCTTTGTTGCTAGAAGAATCTTTTTTTATCTTATAAAACATAATGTTGTTTACATTTGCTTTTGAATTAGAACTGATATTGTTTGATCCTAGTGCTATGATTTCAAAATAATATCCTACATTAGTTTCTGGGTTTAGCAAAACTGCAAGCCCTCCAGATCCTCCTGACACATTGATATTTTTATCTGGTGTAGTTCCTGGAACAACGTAGTATGTTGTATTTCCAACTGCTGACTGTGAGTTAGATAGACCGCTTTCAACCTTTCCAATAATTCTCATTCTTGTTCCAAAGTGTTTGAACTTATCTGTTAGTGGTTTTTTAACATAAGATAAAAAGTTAATTGGTGATTCTTGTGCAGAAAAACTTGGGCCAGATAGGACAAAAGCAGAAGACTGAACAGTTCCAGTCTGAGTTGCTCGTATTGAGTTGATTGTTTTTTCATCTACAAATGTTGTTGATAAGAAGTTTTTAATTATATTAGTTCTTCCACTTTTCTGAGCAGTGGCAGAGTTAACTCCTGCTGCTGCAATTACTCCCGTTGCTGTTCCATAATTAGTTTTAAATAGATAGTCTGAATTCATGTCGCAACCTCTTACGTTGCTACTATTTAGCCAATGATCTGATATGGCTGCTTTATGCGAAACGACCTCAGTTCCAAACTGTCCACGTCCATGTTCTTCAACTTCGCCATTCTGTAATCTAAGAACACCCTGAAAAGTTTCATATTTTGGAATAGAGTAAATCCTTACTCTTCCTGTTGGATAAAGTTTTCCATTAAATGATATTTTAGAAAAGTAATTAGCGTATTCTTGTGTGCTAGATATCCAAACATTTCCTTGTCCCGATATGCTGTACTCTACAGCATCATACTTAATGATTTCTCCATTAGAGTAAAAATATCCATTGTACCTAGATATCCAGTAAACCCCTTCTCCAAAGTCAATAACATTATCAACAACTATATTATTTTTTACATACGGAACGGTGGCGGACAGGTTTGAATTTAAAGGTATTGCGCTAAGTGTATAGTCTGACTGGTTTGTTATTTGACCAGTAGATGTTTTTGTATTTTCTGTTCCAGTTACTTCCCACAAAAGAACGGGCTTGTATATCCACGTTTTATCAGAATCAATTAGGCTTGCCTGCTTAATTGAGCCGTAGGTTTTTTGTATTGATCTTGTCTCGTAATTAAGAGATCCGTTATTATAAACTAAATTATTCTTTGAAGATACATCAATGATGTTTAGGTCTTTTGATAAAGTAAAATCAGAAACTCTTTCTGTTTCTGTTGGCATCATATAAGATTTACTCATACAGATAAAATTATTGTATTCATCAAAAAACATTGCTGTCTGTGTAGATCTTGCAAGATCTTGTAAAATTTCTGCAATATTTTTATCTGGTGGAATAAAGAAGAATGGGATTATGAGATCTACCTCTCCAGGAACTCTCTTGAATGCATAGTTTGAAAATCCAATGGCGTCTAGTAAAAATGATACTGCAGAACTAAGGCTGGCATCCCTAAATAGTGTTTGTGGCGCAGTGAGTGATTCAAAGTAAAAGAATAGGTCTCTAAGTTCTACAGTAAGTTTCTTGTTAGCAATTTCATATTTTGGGAAACCTTCACAATACATTGTCTTAATTGGCACCATGTAATCATAGCCATTCAAATTTACAGTTACATCATAAATCTTAAATTGTATATGGTTGGTAATATATTTAGAAATAATGCTGCTTGTATTGTTAGCACTAAAAGCATCATCAAAATCAAATAAGGCCAGTGTGCCTGTTGAGGCTAACAGTTGACCAACTGGCAATCCACTTGACCCTAAATCTGAGGCACTCTTCTTTAAGTTTAGAGTAGTAACCTTGTCTGAAACATTTACAGATAGTCTTGGAGATAATTCAATAAGATCTAGTGTTGCTCCAACTTTATTCATTGTTTGTGCAACAATCCTTAGTCCACCAATGTAGTCAAACTCACGGTACTTATATCCGCTATTTGTTGTGGTTGTAAATTTGATTGGAGAAGTAGTATCTGTAACAAAGTTTGTAAGCCTATCAACAGAGTCTTCCTCTAGGTACCAACCATACTCTGGAACAAATGTCTCTCTGTTTCCATTAATAAATATAACGTAATAGCCAATATCAGTATCTGACTGCTTTATAAAATAAGAATATCCATTTACTGACTCGTCTGGCAAGAAGTCTTCAGAGGTATACGTTTCTGCATAAATAAAGATATCTCTATATTTCTTAGGTATCTTTAATCCATAGGCTAACTCAACGTAACCGTCTGTCTTTATTACTGGGGTTCCGTCTTGTCTTAAAGATGTTTCTGTAAATGATACTAGGTCTATCCAGGTATTATTTTTTAGCCCCTGAATTTTCCACCTCAGTGGAACGCTTTTATTAGCATCACCGTATAATGGATCAGAATATGTTCCTGTTGAATTTGAAAATGGCCCAAGGTCAACGTTGCCAGAGTGCGTTTGTAATTTAACGACTACACGGTTTGCTGGAACCTCTTCTTCATAAACAATATATGGTGCTGAATCATTAATTGCATACTGTCCACCAGATGACAGAAAAGAAATTCCGTGCTCAGCATTTCCTTCGGTCCTTAAAGAAGTCCAGTATTTGAATTTATCATTTTTATCAGGCATATAATATCTTGGTCTACGTGCCATGTTTATATTTTGGCTATGAAGATATCTCCCAGGTAGGTATGACGCTTTGTTAATCCCAGATCGTGGCCTAAACTGTTGGAAGCAAGACTCTAAAGAGTAGATCATTTTTAATTTATCTTTTGCTCTTGTTAGTGTAGTTGGAAGATTGTTATCCGTGTACCCACCATCAACAGTTATGTCTGAATCTGTTGCGCCTGTATAATGATTGCCAGCGTCGTTAATGTCAAAAGAAGATACAATGTTGTTATATGTAGATGTTTGATCAGTTGGTCTGTATCTGTAGTTTCCTATTTGCTTAATGTTTGTTGGAATGTTAAGGTTCCACTCTGCAATAACTAAAGAGTTTGTTTGAACTACAGAAGAAGACAGTAGATGCTGGTTTAGTTCTGCATTGTTAAACATTACGCCTCTTCCAGGGTTACCGTAATATCCCAAAAATCATGTAGTGTTTGTCCACGTTTTCCAACCTTATAATTAAAGTTTGAGATATACACTTCAACGATATCGTTGTATTGCTGCAAGTGCATTTTAGCCTCTGAGTCAGATCCAAACGTATTGTATTTGTCGTAAGACAAAAACATCCAAAAAGAACCTTTATGGTTTTCATACCAGTCTAACAGTTCTACTCCACCTGCTCCACCATCTACAGTAAACCCAATGCCAGCGCTAGTCTTTTTTCCCATTACGGAAAACTCTGGGGCATCTGAAAATGCTCTTGATGGAAGTCCTGTCCACGAGACAGTAAACTTATTCTTGTCTGCAATATGATAAGATCTTGATTTACCATTTACAGTTCTTTCACGCTTCTCAATTCTTTCTGTTGATATATCAATAGGGGCTCTTCCGTGATCTGATAGCACAATGAATTGATTGACTAAGGTATCTGTTGTTGCTGTTGCACCCTTTTCTAATCCGTTTGGCACGTACAGTCCATTGTCTAACTTCCCCGAATTTTCAGACCAAAGCAACGCTTGGGGCCTTCCCCACTTTTTGCGTCCTGACATATACGATGCGGTTGCCATTATAGTCTGTTGCTCCTAATTCGTTGATTGTCTACTTGCCTAATTTGTTCAATGATTGTCTGGGCTATATCGTTTGGATTTGCATCAGACTTAACATTAACGCTTAGGTTATAATTATACACTGAGCCAAGGTCTGTATTGCCAGTATTTATAGACCTAAGTTTATCTACTCCAAAGTTATCTACCGCAAACTTACTTACAACAAACTCTCCAGGACTTAACATTGCAGGAATTGTATCAGTTCCAATTGGAATCATATTAAATCCACCCTGTGCAAAGTATCTTGGAACCATTCCGCCCGAAGCCATAGCATATGGAGCCCACTTTCCTCCTGCTGTCTTGCTTGTATTTGCACTTCCTGTATTTGAGTCTGCAGTTCCTCCATCTGACTTACCACCAGTCTTTGCAGCAACTGCAACAGTTGTTACATAGTTGGTGATATAGTTTGTAATATTGTGAATTTCGTCATACACATGCTTTGTGTATAGACTCTTAGGAATCTTATTCATAGTGTCAAGAACTGAAGCCCAACTATTTTTATTGCTTAGCGCTGAATCTGCTGCTGCCTCCATAGCAACTGCATAGGCTTCGGATAGTGGCTCGCCTTCTTCCATCTTTGCAACTATCTCTTCCCACATTTCAAGTGTGTGCCCAGAACTATCATCTAAAGCCATGATCTGATCTACAACTGCTTGAGCAGATATTTCCTCTAAAGCAAGTTGTGCATCCTGTTGCATTAATGTATCAAGAATAGTTTTTTGATCAGCAAGTTGAGTTTGTATTGTTGCGTTTATTGTATCAAAGTCAGATTGTAGTTTTTCGGCTGCTGCGACTTGGGCTTCTTGATATACGACTATCTGAGCCTGCGCTTCTTCTATTGCCTTCTCTGCAGCAAGCCTTGCTGGATCTGTTTCTAACTTGAAGAGTTCTTGAGAAATTTGGTACTGTCTTTCTTGTAACTGCTCTTGACTTTGTCCAGAATCATTTTTTAGATTTTTTATCTCATTGTTGCGTGACTGATCCATTGCAGATGAAACTCCGCCTGCGTAATTGGACGCATCTGCTGCTCTCATATCCTGAGCAGCCTTTGCTGCTGCTGCTATATCTCCAGATGACAATGCGTCTGCTAAGCCCAACTGTTGCTGTTGTTGGCGAATAATATTTTCATTAATACGCTGTACGTTTGCAAGGGCTTCGGCTTGAGCGTCATACTTCTTATTAATCTCATCAGCAGAGTGAGCCATAATCGATAAGTCGTTTGAAATTTTATTAGACTCGACACCAAGAGCCTTTGCTGGATCTTCAAAATTCTTCTTAATGAAATCTTGCTTTGTTTTAATGATTGACTCTTGTGACTTAATTAGACTTTCATACTTTTTAGCGTTTGTCTCTAAGTCTTTAGAAAGTTTATTTTGGGCAGTTGTAAGTTGTGATTCAAGGGCTGTAGTCTTTGCTGTTGCAACGCCAATTGCTTGTGCTAGTGATGCACGTTGCTTTTGAATACTTGCCAATGACTTGCCCATCATTCCTGCAGATGGGTCTACACCATTCTTTACCGCTGCCTGGTATCCTGCTTCTCCAACATTCCAAGAAGCCTTTCCACCAAGAGCAGTGTTGTCTGATGTCTGAGCCTTGCGTAATTCGTTTATTGACATGTTAGAGTATGCAGTTTTTCTAACATTCATAATCTTTTGTGCAGCCTCAAGACCCTTTGTAGCCTTGCCCTTTAAATCAGAATTTGCATATTCAAGTGCAATCTTAATTGTTGAATTTGCTTGAACTGCCTCTAAGCCCTTCGCAATGGCCTCAACTTGCTCCTTGGCTTTTTCTGCATCTGTTCCATAAGTTTCCATTGCTGCGATGGCGCCTGCAAGAGATTTTGGATCTGAGATTAATGAGTTTAATGCCTTTGGAGACATGGCTGGGCCATTCTTAGCAAAGAATTCTAGTACTGCTGGAATCTTTGTATTATTACTTTGTTCTTCAATAGCAGTCTTTCCAACATTAATTAATTCATTAATCTTTTCTCGTGCAACTCTTTGCTTTTCTAGTGCAATGTTTGTTGCTAACTCTTTGTCTGTAATCTTGCCTGTGGCAATAACTGTTGTCATTGCTTCATCTGAAAGTACCTGCTGAATTTCAGAGTTAGACATTCCAAGCGCAGCCAACTTCTTTGTTACAATTTCTTGTTCATTTAAATTCTTAAGAACTGCTTTTTGTGCAACAATAAAATCTCCAGTAATTGCTTTATTAAGTCCAGCCTCTACCTGTTGTGCATTCTTGCTAAATACAACATCTCCAACTTTTCCATCCTTAATGACCTTACCAGTAAATGGATCAATAGCCTTGCCTTTATTTTTCCCAGTTCCAGCCTTGGCGGTACGCATAAACTTTGCTTGCTCTTTTGGATCAAGACCCATAATGAAGTCCATGTACTGAGAGTTCTTGCCCTTATCCTGCATTTGTTCTTTAATGCCCTTGTATGCATCTCCAATCCCGCCCTTCTTTGCTGCTAGAAGTGCTTTATTTAAAGCCTTAATTCCACCCTCTGCATTTATAGATGCAAGGCGAACCTCTTTAAGTCTCTTTAGTAAATCTGCATATGGGTCTGCTGGCTTTGTGCCTGATCCAGTGTCTGTAGTCTTGCCTGCTGCCTTTGATGCAACAACTGGATCTACTCCATATTTTGCTACGACCATTGCGTTTGCAGTCTTTGCTGCTGCTGCTGGATCATTAAGTGTTCCCGATGTAAGGGTATTAAATTTTGTAGTATAGGCTGTTGTATATTCTTTTGAACCTTTTGCTCCAAAGCCAAGTGCTTCTTGTTCTGCAAGTTTTGCAGCCCATGCTCTGCGAGCATCTTCGTTTTCAAAACTAATTAGAGTATTGTGTAATGCTGTATAGGTCTGTATTGCTTCTTTTTGAACTGGATCTTTAAGATTACTAAAGTATGTCCAGTTATCAATAATTCCCTGCATATTTGTACCAGTGTCTTTGCCAAAATCAATAATGGCTTGCTTTTCAATTGGACTCTTCATTGCTTCAATTAGATCAAGTTTTGCAGCAAGTTTTTCTAATCCTGGAAGACCTACTGTATCAATGTAGGCACTCATGTCTATTTCTAATCCATCTGATGCGCTAAGAAGTGCCAAAGCCTTACCAACTCTATCAAACTCTGCTGGACTCTTTCTGACCATATTAACAACAATGTTTTGTGCTGTTGTCTTGTTTTTCATTCCAGAAAGAAGTGATGTTAGTTCTGCTACCTTTGTAGCACCTTGTTTTTTAATTCCCACATTTAAAGCAACATCCATACTTGCAAGGTTGCCATTAAATATCTTCATCATTGTTTCCACTTGTTGAGGATTCATTTGACCAGAAGCCATAAGCATTTGAATCTTTCCTTCAAACACCCTTCCTGCTGCAACGCTTCCAAATGATTTGTCTTCATCGGCACGTGCGCCAAGATTAAGAACTCTTTGTGCAGATGCCTCATATGCTGTTCCTTTGTACTTAGCCTTTACATCAGCCTTGCTAGCATCAAAGAATGCATCTTCTTTTGCAGTGCCTGTATAATCTCCAATTATTTCATCTCTTAAATATCCTTCTTGTCTTAATACCTGGGCAGCAACAAGCCTGTTCATCTTTTCCATTCCAGCAATCTGCTGATCTTGAACTGCCTTAATCTGATTATCTAATTCTAATTGTCTTTCTTTGTTGGTTGTTGCAGCACGTTGTGCTGTCAAAGACTTTACCTGGTCTTCATAGTATCTTGCCATTCCGTCGGCTTGCATCTGTGCCATTTCAATCGCATTAGCACCAGAGGCAGCAAGTTGTGCTGCTTCAGTTCTACCGCTATTGCCTTTTGCTAAAGCCTCATTTAGTCCTTGGACTACCTGGTCTGATCTTCCTCCAGCAACTACTGCAAGTCTTGTTCTTACTGTTAATGGATCTCTTGTTAAGTCTTCTCCATTTGCACCGATAAGATTTCTTAGTTGTCCATCAACCTTCATAGATATGCTAGAGTCTTTTAGGTTAACTCCAAGTTGGTAGGCTGTTTGACTTGCAAGGTCTGCGCTCATAGTTCCATCAGCAACTGCTGCTGCTAATTGCATTGCAAACTGCTGGGCTGCTACTTCAGAACCATTCTCATTTGCGTTCTTTGTGTATGTTGCTGTCAACTCTTTACCAGTTGCGGACCCCATAAACTTCTCGCCTTCCATGGTTCCCTTACGTGCTGCCTCATTATATCCAGAAAGAAGTCCATCGCCTCTTCTCTTGTTCATAATTTCAGATGCACCAACAAGACCAGTTTCTTGGCCAATCTTTTTCATTAGATCAGATGTAGCAGATGTTGCTGTTACAAATTTTGCAGTTGCTATTGCTGCGCCTTCAAAATGTTTATTAAGTAAGTATGCTCCGCCACCAACGGCTGCAAGACCTGCAACAGCCCAACCTACTGGACCCATTCCTGCTAGTGCTGGGGCAATAGATGCAACTGTAGATGCTGCTCCAAGTGCTCCTGTTACTGCTGGTGGTGCCCCCATGGTGCCTGCGACCATAGTAGCCATTCCTAGGCCTCCAGCAGCCTTGCCAGAGAACTTTCCAACCTTTTCTCTACGCATGCCACGCTTCATCTTATTGTATGTCTTCTTGTCCATTGGGTCGCCTGTACCTGGATCAATAAATACTTTTCCATCTTCACGAGCATATCCAGAGGCTTCTTTGAGCGCTTGTTCTTTTGTAAGTCTGTTATCAAGATTTTGTGACTGTGAAGCAGAAGAACTAATCTTTGCACGAAGTGCAGCAAGTTCTCTTTCTTTCTCTGCAAGAATTTCACGATCTTTCTTTGAAATTTGATCTGCAAGCATAGAAGATGTTTGCTGTGCATTTGCTGTTTGATCTGCTGCATTTGCAATTTGTTGTGAACTATTTGCTGTTGCTTCAGCAAGATCTGACGCTGTTACTATGTTATCTTGATGTCTTCTCTGTGCCTCTAGTGAATCCCCAGTTGCCTTAGATAGTTTATCTACCTCTAGTGTTAGCGTTGCAGATGATTTATCAATTCTGTCAGAACTGGATCCAGAGGATATTGAACCCTTACCTGATCTTCTTCTCCTATCAAGAGATTTAAGAACCTGTCTTTGGTCTCTCATATCTGGGGTATCTATATCATCATAAAATTCTTTATTATCAGTGTCAATCTTGGCAGCATTCTTTAGTTTATCTGACTGTGCTGATACATCCTTAGTTTTTGATGCTAGCCCTTGACTTAGTCCATCTCCAATATCTTGTCCAAGTTTTTTAGTTCTCTTTGATGGCGATGCTGTCTTTGCAATCTCTTTTTCTGCTCTTGTCAAATCTTTATCTAATGCATCGCTAATTTCTGTTGAAGCCTTTACAAATTCTGGATTTCTTTTCCTGTATGGCTTTACACTTGATGAAGCACCAAGTTCTGATCTTAGGGCTGTTTCTTTGGCTGCTAAAGATATTCTTTGACCTTCTGAGCCACGATTCTCTGCACCGCCAAAAGTACCAACAACTGAAGTTGATTTGGCATCAGCAATTGCCTGCTTCATCATTCCACTGACGGAATCCCCAAGTTGAGATTGTGCTTGCTCTACTGCTGCGTAAAATTCTGGATCATTAACAAACTCTGTTGGAATCTTTGAAACTTCGCTTGAAATTCTGCCTGCAAACACCTGCATATCTGCATGCATTTGAGATGCAATTGCAGGATCATTAAGTGCTTCTTGCAATGACATCCCCATAGACCTTGCATACTGATCATACATCGGGGCCATTGTAATTGACATATCTTCGCCACTAAACCTAGAGGCAAGATCTGTAGGAGACATCTGTCCCTTATTTGCTTTTTCTGGAAGCATGAATCCAAAATTGCTAAACTGTCTAACATATCCATTTGGATCTCCTGCTCTAGCAGCATCTGCTGAAGACTGTAGGTGCTTTCCAACTCCAGATGTTTTTGATGTTGCTAAGTCTGCAAGCCTTTGCAGTTCTTGTGGATCTCTTATTGGGGCGCCTGGCGCCTGACCATGAGCAAATACAAGATTCTCTCCGTTGAACGTTGTTGCAGAGGTTCCCTTTGGTCTATTTCTTGCTACGCCTTCTTGTTCAAGAATGTTTTTTAATGTTTCCCCAGATAACTTTTTAAATCCATCTCCTGCTGCTCTTGCTTCATCTTCAAGTCTTTGCAATACACGAGATACTCCTTCAATGTCTTTGCTGAACTTAGATAGTTCTGAAATTAATGCAAGATTTGCGCTTTGTGGTGTTGCTCTATTTGGTATTGCATAACTTCTGCCACCAAAAGAAATATTTGATCCATCTGCACCAATACCATCTCTACCAGTTGCATATCCTGGAACAGAATCATTTCCAATTGCTCTTAGTAGTGGTCCATACTTATCAGTGTTTTCTTTTGATACAACAGTCTCTCCTGGTTCAAGCATGGCTGGGACTTTATCGCCAGTACCAGTACCTGGAACGCTGAATACACCCTCTGCATACTTTCTTGGAGCAAGACCTGATGTTGCGCCCATCGCACCAGGGGCTGCATTAAATAATCCTGGGGATGACATTGCAAGTGCTCTTGCCTGTGATGCTGCATTTCCATATGCTGCTGCCAAGGCATTTGCTGCTCCTGCTTCAACATTAAATGTTTCAATTAATTTTTGATGTGATGTATGAAGTGCGTTAGACTGTGCAAGGCTTTCAATCTGTTGCTGAGTCATATAGTCAAAGCCTGCACCAAGGACGTTGCTTTGTCCATTAAGTTTTGCCATTCCTCCACGGAGCATTGCAAAGAACTTGATTACGTTTGCAGTTCCGTTAGCAAGCAAACCAAAAGCCATGAGTGCAACTGGTGCCAAACCTCCAACCACTCCAACAATAGTTGTTATGATTTTCTTTGTTCCATCACTTAGGTTATTAAACTTTGCTAATATATCTCCAACAAATTTTACAATAGGTGTTGCAGCCTCAAGGAATGCCTTACCCAAAGGCATCAATTGAACCTTCATATCTTCAATTGCCTTTTGGAATTTCTTTCCAGTTGCATTTTCAATCTTTGATGTTTCTCGCTCTGCCAGGATTGCTAACTCTTCCATAGAGGCGCCTGCCAAACCTAGTGCTCTAGAAGCCTGACTACCATCTTTTGTTATGTTCTGGAATAATGTTGATAGACGGGCAAACTGGAACTTACCAAACATCTGCTCAATTGCTCTAGCACGGTTGAGTGGATCTAGTGTATCTAATGCTCTTGCAAATCCTACTACGGTTCCCTTTATGTCCCCCGCATTATTATTTACAATTCCCTTGATATTAATACCAAGCCCAGCGAGCATCTCTGCTGCTTTCTTGGAAGGGTTAATCATAGATGCAAGACCAGATTTAAGTGCGTTAGCACCTTCTGATGCGTTGATGCCACCTTCCTTCATTGCTGTTAGGAAGAACGCAAGATCTTCAACAGATCCTCCAAGTTGCTTGATTACTGGGGCTGCTTTTGGAATTGCAATTGTTAAATCTTCAATAGATAGAACAGTTTGGTTTTCTACAGCGTTGAGAAAGTTAATCTTGGTTGCTAATTGTTCAGAAGATATTCCAAAAGCATTTTGCAAAGATATAGTAGTCTCTAGGGCTTGTTGCTGATCAACCTGACCAAGAACAGCAAGCCTAGTTGCCTGTGTTACTTGAGCGGTAAGTGCTGCGCCAGCATAGCCTGCTGCTGCTGCATCTGCAGCCATGTTCATTGTATCTTTTACTGCAACACCATACTTGGTAAACTCACCAGCGAGTCTTTTAATTCCATCAACAGCCTTATCTGTTTCTGCAACGCTAGTTGCCATATCCCCGTATACACGCTGGAATTTTACAGTTGCTTCTTCCATTTCTCTAAATGTTTTAGCAGCAAAGGATCCAAGCATTGTAAGAGGAATTGTTAAACCAACCATTAACTGACGGCCTGCCCACTGAGTATTCTTACCAAAATTTAATAGTTGTGTTGAACCCTGCTTGAGTAGTTGGTTGAGGAACTGCTGTCTTTGTGCAGCCATCTGAACACGTGTTGCATAATCCGTATAAGCGCCATTGGTCATTTGCAGATGCTTTGGCATGACCTGAAGTGTCTTTACTAATTGACCATTAGCATTTGTTAATTGGACATATTGACTTTGAAGTGTCTTTACTCTATCCTTGCTTGCACGTTGAAGGATTTCCTTCTCTTGAGCAAAGAAGTTTTTTAAGACATTGCTGTTTAATGATGTGGCTGCTGCGGTGTATCTAAAATATTGTTTAAGGCTTAACTGGTTTTTTTCTAGCGCACTGGTGAAGGCTGCAGTGGAAGTGTGGACATCCTTTTGGCTAGCAATGAACTTTCCAGTTTGATTAATCGACTGGATGAGTTGGCTGTTTAAACCCTTTTGTGCATTTTCAGCAGCAATGTTTCCTTGTGTTAAGGATTGGTTAAACTTGCTTAGACCAGCCTGAAGCCTTCTTAATTCTGAAAGAGCCGTGGCCGTATCAAAATGTATGCCTATATTAGCATTTACATCAGACACGTTTCATTCCACCTCTTTACATTATTTTTACTTAGTTAAAGAATTAACTAATGCAGTTGGATCAGCAAGTTGGATTCCAGAGGCTGCATCTACTACTTCATATACTGTAGGTAGGTCGATGTTTTCTTCTAGTGCTGCTCTATCTTCTGCGAGTTCTGGACTGTACTGCTTGAATGCGATCTGTACGCAATCAAGAAGAATGTCCATAGACTTTTCATTATTGTCTGCCACTGTGCTTAGTTCTTGGAACTTTTGCATGAATGGCTTAAGTAGTGAAATCTTTAGTGGTTGTACTGTTACCTTTGTACCGTCGATTAAAACTACGTGCTTTTTATCTGTTGTGGCTTTGTCTGCCATAGTATTTCCTCCTGTGGATTGTTAAATTAATTATACCACAGCAAGCGTGTTTTTTTAACCCTCTACAATTTCGTAGTCTATACCCATACCTACACCAAACCCTGCCTTTGATGCTGTTGCACCTTGATAGGCAAGAATGTCATTTCCATCAACTGCTTGACCTTTACTGAATACCCTGGCCTTCATGTCTTCCCATTCTTGCTGACCGCCACCAGAACCAGCATCTAAATCTACTCCTTGCATTGCTGCTATAAATTTCTTTTCGTTATGATCCAATTCTCTTTTAACACTGAGGGTTGCAAGTATCTCTGGCATAGACATTGACTTTTCTAGTTCTAGATAATCTTTCCAGATCCCAAGCAAAAATACTTCTGATTCTATCTTTGCTAAATCTAATTCTTCCCAGGAAGATCCACTGTCTACTGCCTGCTTTTTTACAGACTCTTCTGAATCTTTATTTACTTTAATACCTGCAGCATAGTTGAGGAGTTTGTATACAATTGGCATGTTACATATGTCTTCTGCTTCTGGATAAAACTCTGGGCAGTATTGCTTTAATGCTATAGAGGCACACAAAGCAAGGTTAGTCATTGCTTCATCATCACCATCAGAGTTTTTAACAAGTTCAAAGGCATCCATTAATTCTCTTAAATATTTTATCTTTAATGGTACTGCTTCAACTATAACTCCATTTAGTAATTCTACTTGTCCTGATTCATATATTTTTGTTGCCATTATATAAGTATACCAAAAGAAAAAGCCCCATCCGTTAGGATGAGGCCAATTCTATTATTAAGTTGTGGTTTAAAGATTAAGCGCCTCCGCCAGCAGTGCCAACGGTACGGTCAACGATCTTTCCGTATGAACCAGATGAGTCATCTGGAAGTAGACGGAATGAAACTTCAAACATAGAAGCAGCATCACGCTTTGCAGATACTGTTACGCTTTCGATTGAAAGTGCACGGTATGCAGTGTAGATACGCTCCTTTGCAACTGCTGCGTCGCCAGATCCTGGACCTACAGCAATTAGACCTGCTTCAACTGGGACATCGCCCAAGTCTCCTGCAGATAGGTTAAGTGTTGGGTTTCCCGCAACTGTAGACAAGTTAGAATCCTTTGCTGCTAATGCAACTAGAAGGTTTTCCATTGTTGCTTCAGCGAATGATGTCTTTAGATTGACCTTCATACCTTGCTTGAACAACTTTGCTACGTCAAGAACCTGATCAACAGCAACTTCACCGAAATCTGGCTGGAACTGTAGTTCTAGACCATTGCTGGTATAGCCTACGTTACGCCACTTTGCAGTGTTGGCTGATGCTGAAAGGGTCTCTGTGTACTTTGTACCAGACACGAATGCTGGAACTGAAGTAGATGGTGTAAGGGCACCGTCTTCGTATGTGAAGAGCGCTGCTGCGCCAACGATTATGTTAGCGTTACTTCCTCTTGAATATGCCATATTTTTTCACCTTTTCCTTTATATGAAATAAAGGGCTTGTTTCCTCGTATTAATTATAACAGCGTTTTTACTGATTATACCAGTGGGGTTGAGGGGTCTTTGTAGTGATAATCGTACTCAATAATTATTTTATTACCCGCCCAGGTTCTGGCTGTTCCAAAGTCGATGATATCTCGGCTTTCATTAAGTTGATAAATCTTAAAAGTATGGAAGAATATATCTGTGCGGTACTCTTCTGGAACTAAAGTTTTATTTGAAGCATACCAATTATTAATATCTTGTCCTGATTCATCAGAACGATCAAAGTGCTCAAGGAATCTCTCTTGGATTCCGTATAAATCTACAATATCTCTTGCATAAAAATAATACAACAATTGCTCACACCTTATGTGTGGAAATGGTCCACGCCTCATTCTAAACATTCTGTCATAAACTCCAAGAAGATTTACTGGTCCTCCTGGAAATTGCTCAGTAAATGCGTCAATGTCTGTTGGCATAGTTGGAACAATAGCGCCAGCCAAACTATCGGCAAAGACCTTGTCTTTAATGTAAGCATTAATGATTGCTGGTGGCATGTTTGTTTTCATTATGATACCCTCCCAAGTGATGCAGTTGCTACCCAGCGAGATCCAGTTGATACTCCAACAGACCTTCCGCCTCTTGCTCCTGCACGAATGTTTTCCTTAAATACTTTAGCATTCTTAAAATGATCTGATAAACCACTTGCCTTTAAAAATGATTGCCTAAAATAAACACTAAAAAATGAATCTAAAACTTTTGCAAATTGACCTTGTGACTGACCTCCAGGGTTATCAATAGTAACTGAATTTGGAGTAAATATTGTCTGTCCATCAATATCGAATGCTAAGACCTTTGCTTTCCTAGGTGCTATGGTAACGGGTGTTCCGCTTTCCATAATCTGCGCCTTGCTGTAGAAGGGTACTTTAGATCCATCTTTTATAGTAGTTGATTGTTTAAAACTGCTAGAGAATTTTAAACCTGTTGATGTTATTGAGTAATTTATATCGTACAGTCGTGACTCTGGGCTTCCTATCTGATACCACTCATATATATGATGAAGTGTTTGTGGGCTTACCCTCGCATTTGAGTCTATATATCTATATACAATTTCTGTAATCTCTGGTCCTAAATTTCTGTACATCTCTGCTTTACCGTATTCAAGTCCTTCAAGAAATCCAAATGAGTAGTCCATTATGTTTTTCATTTCTTTATTAAATGCTGCTGTATTAAATCTAAGACTTATCATATTGTTGACACCTGGTTTTCAGATCTTCTAACAACTAGTTTGTAGTATTCAATTCCTCCGAATGGGCCAACGTATGGTTCATTGGTTGCAATTTCAAATATTGTTGACTTGCCTGCTCTAACTCCTGCTGTCTCTGTATATATTGGTGTCCCAGATGAGTCTCTTATGTTTGTTAGTACAATGTTTGTAATAGAGGTGGCTTCTTGTCGTTCTGAGATTCGAATGTCATTCTTTGTTCTTCCGTATAGAACTGAACTGTGTGTTATATTTACGTTGGGTGCTACTTCTTCTTTAAGTCCCGCAGAAGATAGGCTACAAGCAATTGTCTTGTCTATTAGCCACTGCTTTTTTACTTCTCCAAGATCCCCTTGTGTAACGATTGGGTAATAAACATCAGCCAATAGTGGGAAGGTAAAATCTGAAATTTCGCATAACATTAGATTATCCCTGGTTTTAGAATAGTATTTGAATACTTATCTAAGATCTTATCTACCAACATATTACCAGTTCCGTTAAATACAGCCTTGTCAAATTGGATTGTAAACTGATCTGTGTTGTATGATGTTACATATCTCTTGTAATAATCTAACTTACCACATTTAATGTCTTCAATAAGTGCTCTTGTTGCAATTTCTACATCTGATGGGATAGTCTTATATCCTGCATCAACAACAAATGTGTAGTCACAGCCTGCTGGAAATGCTACTGACTCATATCCAAAATAACCAAGATCTCCTCTTGAAATTGGAAGACTTGGCATTGCATTTTCTGAACGATTCCATGCCCCACTTACAACTCTCTGCACTGCCGAGTTGTCCATTGTAATCATATAGTCATGCAGGTTGGTCAATGGAGTGTCTACGTTATAAACTAAAACGTTGTCCTCGTATACCTTTAAAATTTTATTTGTTTCATTCCATAGTGGGAAGTAATCTGTTCCTTGACCCACTGCCTGTATTACCTTCTTGTGATTGTAAAATCCATTTGGAATAATTGTATCAATAATTGCTCTAGCAAGAAGTTCGTGCATTCTGTATTCCGCAACTTCTGAAGCAGTGTCGCCAATCTTATTTGCATTAACGTAAGGCCTAATGATATCTAAGTTTTCTTCATGTAAGATATTTACACGTGCTGTATCATAAAATTTAATATAAAACTTTCTGTCAAAACTTACTTTGTCTGCTGGCAGAACATATGTAACAATGCCGTTAGCGTTTGACTGAACTGTAGTTTCTACTACTGAGTGGTCCACCAAATCCTCAACCGACTGAACGTACGTATAGTTGGCTATAGGTAGTGTCCAGGTAGTTGTAATAGGATAAGGTGGAACTCTCATTACCTCCATGAATTAGTTACCGAATTCCTTCGCAACTTCTTCTGGTGTAGCAATTCTGCAGTGATCCCTTGTTAACCAAGCCTCTGCTGCCTTTGGAGAAAGAATGTTGTATCCATTATAGACTTTGCCAAATTCTCCCCATGATGCGTTTCTTGTAGAAAATACTGCAACTTTGTCTGATGACAATGGTGCTGATGGTGCAGCAGGTGCTGCGTGAACTTCTTGCTCAACAGGTGCAGTTGATCCTAAAACTCCATTATTGTCATAGCCTAGTGATGGCTGTAGAGCAACTTCTGGTGCCTCTGGTGAATCGATAACATCGTTGTCTGATCCTGGCTCTCCTGGATGAATATAAACAAAAGGTTCTGGATCTTTCCACTGTGGTGCGTCTTCAAGTTCAAGTATTTCTACATCGTTGATTTCATCAGCAAATGCCTGATCTTCTTCGGTCATTGCTGGTTCTGGTGGTTCTGGTACTTCTAAAACTTCTGGGTTTTCTTCAACAATAGAAGATAGTTCTTCTTCTGAAAATGTTCCAGCAATTTCGTTATTTAGTTCTTCTGACATAAGTATGTCCTCCTTGTAGTGTTAATTGTATTATATCATTATAAAGTTAATAAGGGGGACAGGAGAGTGAACTCCCGCCCCCCATTAAAGGTACTGTTTACAGATTATGCGTCTGCAGCAGCGTCAGCGAATGCAATTGCATCCTCTTCTTCCCATTGAATACCAAAGCGGACGAATACTGTGTATTCAATTGTGTCCTTCTTTGCTACGTATTCACGGTTTACAGTGATGTCACGTTGCATACCCCATACACGGTTGGCAGGGAATGTCAAATCGATATATCCTGCTGGGTAGTAAGGGACTTCCTGAACTTCAATTCCAAGAACACGAGTTGTACGTGCTCCACCGAATGTCTGTCCAAGTCCGTCTAGATAGTTCTGACGGTTTGCTTGTGTGCTTCCTGGCATACGACCAGAGAATGCTTCTGCAACTGCATCTGCAAGGGTACCGTTATTCTTAACGATTCCTCCGAATGCATCTGTACCTGCGTAGAACTTAAGATTGTTCTTAAGTGCACGGTACTTACGTGGCATTGCATTGATGATTCCCTGCATAACTTCAGGTGTCCAAGCATTATCTGCTACGGTTACAACTGATTCATGTGCGAATCCATTAGTCTTGGTCTTCTTTACGAAACCAGTCATGATGTTAAGGAATGGGGATGTTGAACCATCACCATTAATAGCCAAGTCTTCGATATCATTTGCAAACGCATTTGTCATCAAACGTACTAGGTGATCCTCAAGAGCATCTCCTTCTACGCCATCTTCAAGTGCTTCAGCAGAAACTTCCCAGTCAAGACGAATCTTCTTTGTAGTTAATTCGACCTTTGAGAATGTTGCTCCTGTGTTTGTATATGTGCCGTCTGCTTGTGCTGCTGAACGAATTACACGCTCTCCTACGTTTACTTTTTCAAGTTCCATAGTATTTGCTCGCATTGTGACCTTACGGCCATCATTTGCAAGTACAGTTGCATCCCAAACATAGTCAATAAAACGACGTGCCTGTTCAGGGCGCAAAATTCCAGATGCTGCAGTAGTCCCAGAAGGGTTTACGGCATTGGAACCAGATGATGAACCGATGGTTGCTACTGGGGTATTACCCAATGTGCTTGCACCTGGGTTAGAAACTCCACCAATACCACCTGACGCAAATGCGCCTTGGCCTTGATAAAGTCCTGGGGCAGTTCCGCCCACGTTACCAGATGTACCTGGTTGATTCTTTTCTATATTTTGTTCCGACATAATATTTCACCTCCAAGTGACTTTTTACTTAAATAGATCGGTTGTTTTGAGGAAACTCCCGCCCCATAGGGATTTTTCAACCATTTCAGGCTGATCCTGTACAATCTCTCCGAGATCGCCAGACTTTCGGAAAGCAGTATCTTGCTCTACAAGTTCTACACGCTTACCAAATTCATTAAATACATTTGTTGCTGATGCAATATCTTTTGCAACTGCTTCAAATGAGTTTTGCGCTACTTCAATATCAACCTTTGTAGACTTTAAAAGTTCTACTTCTGATTGTAATGATTTAACTATTTCTACTAGATCGCTAAAGGCTTTTTCAAGACCGTCATTGGTTTCTGTAACTGCTTCTGCGATTGCTTCTGCAACTACATCATCTGACTTAGATACATCTGCGTCTGTGTCTGCTACCTTTTCAATTTCTTCTACAACTGCTTCGTCTGACTTAACAACATCTGCTGTTTCTGTCTCTTCTGCCTTTGCAATTACTTCGGTAACTTCTTCAACCACGGCATCTGCCTCTGGAGCGACCTCTGACTTTGTTACTTCTACTAGTGCTTCTGTTTCAATAACTTCTGCAACTGTTTCTGTCTTTTTTGTCATAGGTTGTACCTCCTTGTTAATCTTAGAAGTATTAATGCCTTTAGCACTATCAACTAAGAATTTTATCATTGTTACTTTTTCGTTATCCGTTTTTTCAACGAATCCTATGTTTTCCATCTGGCTTCCTGTTGTTGGGCTTAACTCATTTTCATTTTCAGAAACCATAACGATACCAGATTCTTTATCATAAAAAACATTCTCTAATACTGTTTCATCTGCTTTAATAACATCTAGTCCGTCAACTTTTTCTACAGACATAATGTTTGCAAACTGATTTGCTGGTGAATCAACAAGACTCAACTCTACCAAATCATATTGCTTAATAATTCTAATTGCTTTATCTGACTTCTCGTCATAACCATCATCCCACTTGTTCATTCTTCCGCCAATTGAAAAACCTTGAAGTGTCCCATCAAGTACCTTTTCCCAAGTATCTTGTGCACCCTTTGAAACATATGCAGATACATATACTCCATTATAAAATTTCTTTGTTTCTGGATCAAAATACTTATCTGCTTTAAATGAAATCATTTTTCCTACTGCTAGTGGCTGATGCATTTCTCTAATGTTCCCACGGAATTTTGCAAATGCCTCCATTGATGCTTCTGCTGTTACAATGTCGTCTTGCTTGTCAATATTATCAAGTGATGCAAACCCAGAAACGGTTCTTCTATTCTCATCAACTTTTGAGAATGGCATCGAGAGACGCAAATTTTCCCCATCTGAATTCCAATGGGCTTTGGATATATTGTTCACCATCATATTATAAACCCCTTTTATTCATATCTCACTATTCGGACAATTCAGACAGTTCAACTAAATCATCAAACTTTCTTCCTTGTCCTTTCGGGTTACGACCAGCAACCGTAGTAGTGCTATCAGAATTATTGTTTACTCTTTCAGCATCTCTAGCCCTATTGGCTGTTGCATCTGCTGCTTGCTGAGGTTTTAGATCTAATGGCTCATCGCCACCTTCTCTTTGTGGCATGCCCAGAATAGAACGTGCTTCGTTTGGCGTCATGACCTGATTTTTTACATATCTTTCAAGGATTTGAGACTGAGTGATCTCATCAGTAAGCGTCAACTCATTAAATTTAAACTCAAGAATATCTGTTTTTTCTCTAACTACCTTATTAATCATCTTTTCAAGTTGTGCTTGTGCTGGTCTTGCAACTTGTTCTTTAAATGTTCTATCTTGTGCTAGCGCTGCTGCGATTGCTGACGAGTCTGACCCGCCCAACTTAGAAAGTGGAACCTGGTGTGCAACAAGGATGTCATCACGGTTTTGCTTGCGATACTCTTTAAATGATCCTTCTTGAATTCCAGCCTCAATTGGCTCCATCTTGAATTCAACCTTATTTGTATCGGAATCTGGAGGAAGTGGGATATATAGAGTTCTATGAGACTGCCCCTTAAGGCCTGTCTGTAAGAATCTAAACATCTTATCTTCTGCATCTGCAGACAACTTTGCACCCTTTAATGTTACAACATATCTAGGAACAGCCTTGTTTGAGAAGTAATCAATATTGTATTGTGAAGCCAACTGATCACCAATAAGTGATGAGATTGCTGACATAATATCTGGAACCCCATAGAATGTGTTTAATGGGGAGTATTGCTTGAAGTGTATAATTTCGTTTGGTCTTGGATCATCAGTTACCATGTTTTGATTTTTTGCCCCAAAGTTTTTAAAATAAACTGTTTTATTTCCAATGATCTGGATGTATCCATCTTTCAGCCTTCTTACTCTAATTGTAGTTGCTGGTATGTGACCTACGTACCCAATATCTCCACGTGTTGTTCTTCCAATTTCAAGATATCCATTTCCAATTGACTGAACATCTGTGTAAACCTTTTCCATTGTTCCTGTAAAAGAGTCATCATCGTTTAAAGATTCTAGCCAATCTCTCATTTCAATTTTTGCTCTTTCAATTCTCTTTCTTGCACGACCAGTTGCTTCTGAATCTGTTGATGCTTCAAGTTTTAACATTGTTCTTGGAGAAACCTTAAAGTCATACCCAAGCCCTACAATATTTTCAACCTTTGCATCGATTGCTGCATGGTTTGCAAAAGATGTGTCGTAATAGTTTGCTAACTCGTAAACGTTCCATGGTGGAGTGATAACGTCAAAAAGTCCATAGGCATTTCTAAATACGTGCCCTGGGTTTATCTCTTTTGACTTAGCGCCATTAACGCCAACTTTTCCAGAACCAGAATCTTCTAAATAAGAATCTGTAACTTCTGTTTTTGATAGTCTGGCTGCTCTTCGTTTAAAATTATTTGATAGACCCGACAATGTTTTAAGATCATCCCATGATTTATTAAATGGATCACTTGCCACAAAAGCATTTCTTTCATCTTGAATTTGGTCAATTCTTGCACCAACTAGAATATCGTCGTTATCCATTATTCCTCATCCCCATAGAGAGCAATTGTATCTTTTGCTGCTTGGACTGCGCCAAGGTCATTCATTGATGGAATAAGTCCAGACTTAAAGCGATCAACTTGTTCTGAATATTCTTCTTCTGAAACTCTTGTTAAACCTGGAACAAATACTGCTGTTCCTTGTCCGTCATCCCCATAGTGCATTGCTGCTTTCTTTAACTCGGAGATTCTGCCTATGTCGTTTTTCATTGCTGGTATGTTTAGAACAGAGCCAGTGCCATCTGTAAACCACTTACCATCAGACTTTTTATATACGTATAGACCCCAGTCATACATCTTATCAATGACTTGTCGTCTTACATTCTTTACTATTGGCTCGCCAGTTTCGGGGTTAATTAATGAATCCATAACCATTAGTATACCATATTACGTAGAAGTCTGTACTCCTTGTTGCCATCTAACGTCCGAGTTTACAGAATATTGATATTTTCCTACAATTAATGGCAAAGAGTCATCAATAACAAACCTATTTGTACCGATAAATGTCTTATAGAGTGTTTCTGGGTCTACACCGTAAAGGCTTGTCGTAGCAACAACCAAGACTTCATCCCAATTAAAATCTAGGTCCCAGAAGGTCCACTCGTAAAGATCTTCTGGATCATTAGTAACCTTGACTCTAAACCAGGGTCTGGTCTGCAAGTCTCTAACTTCTGAAAGCCTACTTGCATCGTACAGGGATATATTGTTAATTGTTACTGGACCAGATACTGAAAACTTTCCATTTATGCTGTTTAAATTTAAAAGGTCTGAAAAATAAATCCCCAGCATGTCCCAGTGTCCAGCCTGAATTACTGGTTCACGACTAACTGTTCCGTTAACATAAAAAGCAATTCCACTTTCTACAATTCCTGTAGCAGCATTTACTGCATAAAGTTTTGCACGTTTCCCATCTGAAGTATTTGCAACTAAGAATATATCTATAAACCTAGTACCATTGTCAAAACTTAAGATCTTGACTGGAGAAAATGGGAAAAATTCATAGTCATATCTTAGTGAAAATTGTGCTGCCATTAGGTTATATGTAGATGATTTAGATGCATTAATTGGTATTGCAATTCCTCTGTCAACCCCGCTTTTAAAATCACCCTTTATAGAGATTCCGCTATCTCTTGTTAAGTATAAGTATGGGGTGCTCTTTTTATAAATGCTATACGGGTTTGCAGTTTTGTAATCATAATAAAGTCCAGATTTGGCGTATGGGTATATATCTACTCCAAATTTAGTTCCAACGGGATTAAATCCATCCTCGCTAAAAGATTGTGATGAAAGTTGTAATTGCTTTATTGACATAGGAAGAGAAAGCATTGACCTTGTAATCATGTCAACTGAAATCGATATGGACATATCTTCAAAATTTACATCTGATGGAGGATAAATAATCATACCGTCAACTACTTCGTAGGCCGTGTTTATCCAGTTTGGCCCTGCAATAACTGTTCCATTTTTATTTGGTGCAACCTGAAGGTTATACGCAGAGTCTGGAGTCTGCCCAGCACTCTCTGTATATTCAAAGGTCACTCTAGTTCTTATAGGATTTTCTGATGTGTCATACGAATATGTTTTCTCAGATCTGTTTTTTAGGTCTAAATAATCATTATAGTTAGTATAAAGTTGATTATTTAAATAAGCATAACTGTTAAATTCTTCGCTACTATATGCCTGCTTTAAGTCCTCATACTTCCAAGACCCAAGGCTTTCTACTGTAACAAATTTGCTTGGAGAAGGAACGGAAATATTAAACTGTAAAAAATCAAGGTCATAATATGAATCACCGTATGAGTCGTTTACGTATTTGCCAAAATAAGTTAGTGGCAAGGTGGTCTTCCAATATCCGTGGCACCCAATATCAATTTTAAAAAGACCCATGAAATATTGCGGAAGCAAAGAATATGAACTTACTACTGACCCAATTCTTGAAGATACATAAGAAGATACATTTCCTCCATCTACCAGATTTGCCCAGAAAGCAGTGTTATAAAATTCTGCGTCATAGTCAGTCTCGCCCACATAGGGCCCTGATGTGTAGTCTGCAAAAACGTTTTCGTAATCTAGTGGAACACCCTTGTCTGAAAATCCATAAGATACTAGGTCTAGAGTATCTTTGTTTGCAAAATGAATTCCAAAGATTTTTCCACTAAAAGTATTTGTAAACTCTTTTGTTCCACCAACATACACTGACAGTGAAGCCCTGTTGCCAAATAATGTTGCTGCATCGCTTCCAAAAGCATCTCTAAATTTATCAATACTTATTCCAGCAATAAAGGGGGATCCAACAAGGACTCCTTCTGCAGAATAGGCTACTGAAATGTTTCCTCCATTTTTAAACTTATACTTTAACGACTCTCCAACTAACTCTAAAGAAAAATAATTACCGCTAGACGAGTCTTCAATCCTAATTAAAACCTGAGCCTGAGTTTTGTGTTCTGCAATCTTGAATACCCCATACACGGCCTCTGTTCTATCTGTTAAAATGTTTAGTTTGTCAAAATGAATATATCCATTAGTGGATGCCCAATCAACTGAAGGCCTAATCGTTAAAAAATTTCCATCGTTGTCATTTTGGATTGTAGAGTTGGCAAGATAGAAATCATCATAACTTTTATTAGAAAAAACAAAATCTGGCAACCTATAGTTTGGCGTTGAAAGAGTGTTGTTTGTTATTGACAGGTTTGTAAAATATCCACTTGCCCAAGAGCCTTGATCTGGGTAAGAATAGTTATTTGTATATTTAGAAAATGGATAGTCAATTACGGTTGAAGTTCCTCCATATGAAGAATTTAAAATTTCTGGGTACTCCACTCCTTGACCATAAACGAATCTTCTTTTTGCAACTAGTGCTGGAACCTTATATGGATATATAGCAATTGCGTCAATATCAAACTGAGTTATCTCGCTGTATGAATAAAACCCAATCCAGTCATTATCAAAATAAGCGCTACCTATTTTTGAGGTTTTATCTGGAAAAGTAATTGTGTCAATGTCGATAGATATTGAAATAACCTCATCTCCATTAATTAACAAACTTGCATTATTTACGCCTACCCTTAAATCAATAAGCATAGGCCTGTACCACTCGTCTATTGCGTATGCCTGAGTGTAGTTGCCGACCCTTAAAATTAGATTATTTTTGTAGGAGTATAGGCCATCAGTTGAGGCTACTGGACCGACAAGTCTTTTAGGTGTTGACGTATTGGCAAAAATTCTTAGCCAGAACTCTAAAGTTTTTTCTTCGTATTTGCCAGACTCGTTTAAAAATCCATATCCTGGGAATATAAAAGAGGGCAGAGTATTGTCATTTGTAATGAGATGAGTCACATTTGATGATCCAAAAACTAGAGGAATTCCAGAATTTTGTGCAAGCAACCTGTTGTTATTTACAAGATAGTACCCTGGAGAATTTTGTAATCCATATGACGGCGCTGCAATTGCATCGTGACCTGCTAACAATCTAACGGTTGATGGCACCTGAATCTTATTAACCCCTAAAGATTTTGCGCTAAACTCTTCATTCCATTGACCGACAGTTAAACCATTAACTAAAAACTTATAATCATTTGCTACTCCACCAGGAATATATGATACCTTTATGAATGGCCTAAAGTAGACATCTTGTCTTGGAATAATAAATGTGTCAGAAACATTTAGCCACTTTTTGCCTATGTTAACATTAAATACTTTAGAGACAGACTCCGTTGTTCCAGATGTAGAATCATAATACTCATAACCAATTTCAACGCTACTTAAATATGTGCTTGGAGAATAAACGTATGCGCCAATTGAGAATACTCTTAAATCTTGATCAAAATCTGTGAATTTAGCAAAGTCTGGGCTAACTGCTTTTATGTATGTCTTATCTGTTTGGCCATTTAAACTTGAAACAACACTGCTCTGAAATGGTTCATTTTCTGATGTACCCGCAGACCCTAGTCCATTTTCAATAGTCCAAAGATGAACAGACCTCTTTAATTCTGAATCAACAAAAGAAATATAGTCTGCTGTATCATCAAGCGACCACATTGCTGTTGGTTGCTCAGAATAAATTTTTTCTGCATAGATGTTTGATGGGTTAGACATAGGTTCTCCTAGTCTATTTTATCACACAATGCGGGTAAACCAGCGTGGTGTTGTGAACCTTGTTCCAGAAATAATTTCTTTTACTCCGTGAACATATCTAGGCTGATCTGGGAAACAGAGTAGATCTCCTGGTTCTGGCTTAATGGAGATTTGATAATCTGGAAAATAGATCTCTCCGCCTTCATAATCATCATTTAAATATACAAGAGTTGCTATGTCGTTTGGTCTTGAAGAGTCAAAATGCTCATGCATTCCATGTCCTTCTTCAAATTTTGCAATATGTGTCTTGTGAGGATTGAAGGGTTCAAAAGATTCTCCATAGGTGCTCAATACATGACCATAAACCTTTAAAGCATAGTCTTGCATTAGTTCTAGGATTGACGCATCATTTTCTTCAATTTCATGATATGTATAAACCTTAAATTCTTTCTCATTATTTCCATGCATTCTAAACCCATCAGGGAAAGTCTTTGCATGACTATAAATTTTTGCAGCATCATCTGCATTCATAAAACCTTTAACGTGATGTATCTGTGACACGTAGTCCTCCATTATTTCACCTTTATCTCGCAGTAGTCTGTTGTACAGTATGCTTCACCCATTGCTTCTAGGTTATCCACACCGTCGTAAATTGCCCCAAAGTCAATATGTTTTAACTTACCTACATAACTATTATACTCCTCTTCAGAGATCTGAGTATATGGTTGTTGCGGGTATGTGTGATTTCCCATAGGAAGGAATGAAACTGCCTTTAATTGTCCCTCGTACATATTTAGTGCTGGAACAATATGCTTTGACTCTGTTTCTTTATCAAATGACAGGGTTACAGAAACACCATTATCAGACCAGTACTTTTGAGCGGTTGCAGCAAGAGCAATCTTTTCAAATAGTGTTACCTCCTTTTCAGATCTTGGATGACCTGATTTAATTGGGAAATACACTACTGATGTATTTGCTGATACGACGTCGTCTTCAATATTATATCCCGCTGCTTTAAACAAATGAACCATTGGATCTGTATTACCAAAACGAATAGCACGAAGAAAGAATTCTCCTCCAGGACCCCAGTGAACTCCAGGAGTTGCACCAGAAAGAATTGAAACTGATCCTGATGGTTTAACTGTTGTTACACGAATTGATTCACGAACACATAGCCATTCAGAGTACTGATGATCATAATGACGTATCTTGTTGTATCCTTCATCCATCCATTCACGAACAGTTGGCAAACCCTTTTGATCTGCAAATGATGCAATACCTGTTAGTGATGTACCAATGCGACGGTTGCGTTGCATGATACCGTTTGTCTGTGGCCAGTGTGTTGGAACAAGTGTTACAGTCTTTCCATATAGGTATGCAAACTTCAGGGTACGCAGGAAGTCCTCCTTAGATTCATGACGATTCAAGTGCACTTCTACAAGTGTACATAATTCATATGATTCTAATGGCTGCTCCGCACAGGGATTAAAGCCCATCACACGATAGTCTTTTCCATCTGGCGCATCCTTTAGCCTGCCATAATTACGAGCAACATCAAGCCAGATAAAACCTGGTTCTCCGTTTTCTGTAATTAAATCTACATAGTCTTCGTACTTTGTTCCTACTTCTGCTGAAATAGAATTATTAGACATCCAAGCCCAACCTGGATTCTCTGGATCAAATGAGTTACGCTCTGGGAATAGTTCTGAATTCTTTAGATTCATAAATGTTTCATCCCCCGCATTTCCCAAAGCAAGAGTTGCTGAGCGTCTTACGTTACCTGATACCACACAGGTACCAATAAGGTTTACAAGGTCTACGATAGCACGAGAGTCTAGTGTTTCACCTGCTCTGGAGCCGATTACACGGTCTATATGGTCGTGCAACTTGATAAGAGGTGCAGGACCTGATGCAACGCCTCCAAAGCCCTTAATGGGGGCTCCAAGAGGTCTGATCAAATCATAGTTAAACTTCTGAATGCTCTGGTTTGCTCTAAGATATGAGTTAATTAGAAGTCGAACTGACTCTACCCATCCTTCACGAGTGTCTGGGATTTCGAACACCTGTTCAGGTTCTGTTGGGGCATAGATTGCAAAATGCTTATCCTGTCCCACTGTATCAAACCCTACACCAATGCCAAGCATAAGAGCATCCATAACCCAAGCAAACAACGCTCCTGGATCATTCTTGTCAAGGTCTTTTGTAGATACCATTGCACAGTTTTGTAGGGCTGCTGAGTTCTTCTTCTCCATAGTCATAGGAGTTCCAAATGCCCACATGCCTCGTCCTGGTGGTGTCCACTTTAATTCAAACATTCTTTGGAATGCTTCTTGTGCAGACTTCTGAGCCTTGTAGTCATTCCATGGTAGACGGTTTTCTTTAGCATGGTTCTTTTGAACTGAATACATACCCTCGATTACACGACGACAAACTTCGTGCCATCTTTCCTTAGTTCCATCTTCTTTCATGCGAGAATACGTACGAATAAAAGTAATTTCTCCAAGTGAATTTTCTGCTGCATCTTTAAACCCAAATGGGCTTTCTTGGTTTTTATATTTTTCTACGAAGTCCTCTGGAAGTTTAAAACTAAAAAAATCTGACATAATGTGTATCGTCCTTTCAAAAACGGATTAAGTGTTAAGTATAGCAGAGTTTTCAAAAAAACAAAACTCTACCTAAAGGTGTTATTGAGAGTTAGTTAAAACTCATACCTCTGTGAGCATCTTTTGTTTTTTTAGTAAGTTTATTAAATGTAACAGTTTGTTCTATTCCAGTTACTGGACATTTTTGAATTGATGTTCGATACCCAAGAATGTGCAAGAAAAACTTCTTTATCATATGATAGGAACCCAATGCTGCTCTGGAGATCCTTGCATATTCTTTAGTGGAGATATATCGTAGGCAATAGTAATTCTATCTTTTTCAAATGGCCAGTTACTTATTCCGTGTGCATGCCCAGTTTCTGAAATAATTGCACGATTATTAACATTTACATTCAAGAATTCTGTTTCACCAGATATAAGATACTTAGTATATGAAGGCTCTGCATTGACACAGTAGTATCCATGAAAATCAGGTGCTCCTTGACCATTTAGGTGGTCATGTAAGTAGTTGTTTGGGAGTGGCTCTGGCTTGCTATTCTTATCAGAATTAAACCATCCCTGAATCATATAGTTTTGCTCTTCAGCATTAATACCATAGTGTTCGCATGCCTCTAGGACCATGTCCCTGATAGCCTTGTAAAGTTCTCTAATGTTCTCATTGTGGAACTGAAAGATATTATACTTTTCCCCCAACTGAGTGGTGAATGAAGATCTATCAACTAACTCATAGTCAGAATTAGTTACCCCTGGCACATTTTCAGATGAGAGTCTTTGCTTAAGATCAAGCAAGTATGTCTCAAAGTTTCCAAGATCTAAGTCTAGGTGTCTTTCAAAAAACTTATGCTGAGGCTTCGACATCGCTATCATGCAAGAGGAATCCAATGCTGTTCTTGATCCATTCCAAACCTTTGAATATCTCTTAGCGGAATAACGTCATATGCAACCGTAATTCTTGGACCTTCCCAATCCCAGTCTGCCATAGAGTGTGGGTGACCCATCTCCGAAAGTATTGCACGATCATTCTTGTTGTGATTCTCAATTTCTTTATCAAAAACCTTGTAGTATGTAATTGAAGGCTCTGCGCTTACAGAGTAATATCCGTGGAAGTTTGGAGCACCTGTTGGACCATGATCATGCCAGTCTAGTTTTCCTTTGCCTGCATGCGTAATGTTAAACCATCCCTGTAACATAAACTTTTCTTTTTCAAAGTCAACTCCGTAGTAATCACAAGCCTCAATAGTCATGTCTTTAACAGCCTTGTATAAATTATAAATACCAGTTGAGTGGAATTGGAAAACATTATACTGTCTCCACTTCATTGTTGACACACTATTAGATTGCTTCCATGCTTCGTTAGCCCCTACTGGAGTTACACCTACAACCTTTGCTTTTTCAATCTTTTCGTATCTGTCCTGTAGTTCTGATGCTAGGACTGATAGATTATTATCAAGGTATCTTTCAAAAAACTTATGTGGTTGAGTGGACTTGCTCACACTCTGAATATCCGTTGGATAGTTGTTCATTATTACTCCCTTTGCTATTTATACTAGTATACCATATTGGTTAAAGTGGCTTTGGATTAGACCTTTTTACCATCTCATATAAAATTATATCATGCTGGTTTAGTTCTTTAATCCTGTTAATCATTTTATCAGTTATGTCAAACCTTTTAGAGGTGCTTGAGTTAAACTTAGCATCCCTATTATCAAAATTGGGAACAAACCCATAGTTATTGCTCATATATCTTGTAATGTCGTCAAGAAGAATATCCCTAGTCTCTACGGTGTAACAACTAACAGAGTTAACCTTATCCTGCATAACTGATTCATCAAAGGAATAGTCTTTAAGCAGCCACCCATTCATGGTCTTGTCCATTACACTTCTAGTGTTATTAAATCTTTCTTCATCGACTGTCCCCGTTAAAAATTTTGTTTGCATATCTGAAAGGTGTGGATATATTTCTGGGTTGTATAACCACTCGTCAAATATCTTTTCAAGTTCCTCAAAACTTTTAGAGTTTTCATACATAAAGAAAAACCAACTAATGAATCTGTCAACTGGATCTCTAAAGATAGAAAAAGATTTTAAATTTTTAATAAATAGACTAGGATAGTTTCCTAAGTGCCCAGAAATAAACTCAACATCTTTAAACATATCTTGACTGATTGGTTTATTATGATATACAACTGCCGACCTTAAACCATTAGTTTGAAAAGCCAAATGGACCCCAGATCTAATAAATAGACCTGAAGTCCTTGGCAAGTGCTGATGATAAAGGATTAAACTGCCTTGTAATTGTGAACTAGCATATTTCCAGCAATGAATGTGTCAACTGGTTCCATATCAAATTTGTAAACTGTTGATGGAGTTTCATCAATTTCAATTGATGCTACTGTAATTTCATTGAACGAGTGGAAGTTATAGTCATATTCCATAACAATATCTCCTACTTCAAGAAGTCCTGTAGTTATGTATCCATAGATACCGTTGCGCTTATACAAAATTCCCTGTACTGTTGAATACTTCTTTGTGCTGTCTCCATTAATTGTCAACGTTGCTGGCATTTCTTTTTCAACTACTGAAGCAACTGTTGTTTTAACAATTTTTTGGTTATGCAATCCTGGAAGTGCCATAGTGTATGGATCAACTTCGCCTTCGTCATCCATTTCATCGAATGAGTGTGCCCAGACTTCTTGTCCAGTAACAACATCCTTTGCAGGAATTTGGATATATGAGTCTTCTGGACCAACAACTGATACTAAAGTATCAGGAGCAATACATCCTCCTCTTCCTGGTGAGAAGCCGAATACACCAAATGGTGAGAATCCGAATACTCCAAACGGAGAGAAACCAAATGGTGAGAATCCGAATACACCGAACGGAGAGAATCCGAACACACCGAACGGAGAGAATCCAAATGGTGAGAAGCCGAACACGCCGAATGGTGAGAATCCAAATACTCCGAATGGTGAGAAGCCGAACACTGAGAACGGTACGAATGAGAACGTTGTAACAGATGCTGAGAATGCTGACCATTCTGACCAACCATGCTCATTGTATGCTCTTACACGATATGTCTGTGCTGTTCCTGCTTCTTGTGAAATGTTTGTTGTAAGAGCGTTAATTGTTGCAGTCTTTCCATCAGATGATTCCACCTGATAGTTAGTAATTGCTGCTCCTCCATTATCTGCTGGTGCTGACCATGAAACTGTGTCATAGGTTGCACTAGTTGGTGAAGATGCTGTAACTCCTGTTGGAGCATCTGGAACACCTGCAACACTTGCATTGGTCTGTGAAGACGATACAGATGTCGTATCCTGTGTCTCTTGTGCAAGTCTTGCTACTGCAATAATTGTGAAAGCATAAGACGCTCCCGCTCTAAGACCTGTCACTGTGTATGGTGATGAGGTTACTCCTGTAAATGTCTTTGTGCCATATATTGAGTTAGCGAAAATTGTATAAGAAGAAGGAGTGGAACCCATAGCGTTCTTATTAAATGCAACGCTGGCTGTTGAAGACATGTATGCCCCACCAAAGCCTGGTGTTACGCTTGTAATAAACGGCTGCCCTGGGGCTACACCCCAAAAACTTACTGCTGACTTGGCACGTTTTCCGCCCTTGCCACCTTTACGAATTGCCATATGTTTCTCCTTTTTTTCCTATTAAATTTGTATTACGCTGTCAAGTCGCCAGAAACGATCCAAGTATCTGTATCACGCTTGATCAATGTTGCCATTGAGTAACGATCACGGAACTTGAGTCCTGGTGTTTTGAGAATTGTAACTCCTGAAGCAGCAACGATTGTTGTCTGCCCTGTGCCCTTTTGGAATACATCGATTGATGAACCAATATTGAAGGCAACTGAAGCATTTGTAGGAACTGTAACAGTGTTTGCTGATGCTGATTCCATTTCTACTACATTTCCTTCGTCTGCAAGAACTAAAGTGTAAGAAGTTGTCTTGTTATTGAATGATGCCAATGTTGCTGCTGTTAGTTCAGCCTTGCTTGCCTTTAGAGCAAGAGCATTTGTCATTGTTGTTGAGAAGTTTGCATCGCTACCAAGCGCTGCTGCCAACTCATTAAGTGTATCAAGTGCTGCTGGAGCAGATGCTACAAGTGCTGAAACTGCTGTTCCTACGAACGCTGTTGTTGCTACCTGTGTAGTATTTGTTCCTGCTGCTGCTGTTGGAGCAGTTGGTGTACCAGTGAAATCTGGTGATGCAAGTGCTGCCTTAAGATTATCTGCTGTATCTACGTATGACTTAGTTGCAAGAAGTGCTGTGTCAGCAATTCCGTGTACGTTTGTTGTGTCTGCCTCATGCGCTGCAACAGCGTCATCTGCATATGTCTTTGTAGCAAGAGCAGTTGTATCGGTAATTCCGTGTACGTTTGCTGTTGCTGAATTATGTGTTGAGATTGCTGTTCCACGGCTTGTGGCTTCAGTTGTTCCTACTGCATCAGCATAAACCTTTGTAGCAAGAAGTGCTGTGTCAGCAATTCCGTGAACATTAGTTTGATCTGCATTGTGAGTATTAACTTCTGCAAGTGCTGCTGCATCTGCCTTAGCCTGTGCTCCAGTTGTTGTTTCTAGAAGTGCAGTATTTGCAATTCCGTGTACATCTGTTGTGTCTGTTGAGTGAGTTCCAATCAATGTGTTAACACTTGCTGTTGTAGCAAGAAGTCCTGTATCTGCAATACCATGGACATCAGTTGTATCTGAATTGTGTGCTGCTACCTGGGACGAAACAAAAGTAACTGCATCTGCAAGTTCCTTAAGTGTGTCAAGTGCTTCTGGTGCTGATGCGATAAGGTGTGTAAGATATCCAAGTGGAATCTTTCCTCCGCCATCAAGTGGGGCTACGCCGTTATTTGCGCCCTTTGATGTTAGTGGGACGTAATCATCAAGAGTACCGCCCAAGTCTTCTAAGTTCTTAAAGTAGGAGAGATCTGACCATGCATTAACGCCATCACCAATTTTGAACTGGTTGGTGTCTGTCTCGTATCCAATTTCTCCTGCTGCCAAAATTGGATCTGCTGCCGTCCATTGGGCTGCAGTTCCTCTGCGCTGTTGCATTCTAGTTGCCATTTATATTCTCCTTTTATCCGTTCTGCGGATGTCTTTCTGTACTATTATAACATCAATTTTTAATTGAAGTTATCTACTGCTGAACCACCATCGAATGAATATTCCCAAGTAGTTGAACTTGGAGATCCTCCATCGAGACCTGTTCCTTGCGGACTATTGAAACTTCCACCCTCACGGAATGTTGTAACAATAAATCCTGTTCCATCGATTGCTGTATCGTGGATATGCTCTGGTAGATTTAGTGTGTCATCTATTGCAGCAAGTGTTACCCATCCTGCTGAAGAATAAACATTAACTCTATTAGTTAAAGAGTCTAGCCAAAGTGCACCCACGATTGGGTTAGAAGGAGCGGTTGCACCTGAAGCCATTTGACTTGCTTTTGAATCTACATATGCCTTTGTTGCTGCATCAGTTTCAGATACTGGTGTTGCCACCTGTACTGTTCCCCCGAAAACCGCAGTTCCTGCGACCTGTAGTCCATTTTTTACTTTGAAGTCTTTATTGACTGTAGCCAAAGTGATCACGCCCCTTTATTATTTTAATTTTGTTAAGCAATAAGAGTTCCAGCAACGAATACATCTGATGATGCGTTAATTGTTGTTACCCGAATTCTTGCGTTAGCACCATCTACGTCTGCTGTAACTGTGGCAAGTGTGCCATTTGTTCCAACAAGTGCGTATTCTGTGATAGCAATGTTATTTGAAGTATCAAGTGTTAGAAGCAACTCTGAGATTTCAGTGTGTGTTCCATTCTTGATTTTTACAAGGACCTTAGCAGATCTGAAATCTGCATGTGCCCAAGAGAACGCTGTTGCTGTTGATGCTGTTGGAACTGCAACTGTTGCTGCGAATTCCTTTGCAATTGTACCCAACTTAACTGCTAGGTATGTTGGTGATGCTGTTGCATCTCCGTTTGCGATTGCTGTTGTTACAGATCCGCCAACTGCTGTTAATGCACGAGCATTTGTGAAGTAGAGGTTTGAAGTTCCTTCTTCAATTGCATCTGTGTCGATTGCATTAATTGCTGAAGTAAGTGCTCCTGCTGTTGCTGCAATTGCTCTAGCATCTGTGAAGTACTTGTTTGTTCCTTCTTCAATGTCTGAAGTTGAAAGAGCATCTACGGCTGTAGTAATTGCTGAGTTACGTGCTGATACTTCAGTTGAGATAAGTCCATCAGCATAAGTCTTTGCTGCATCACGCTTAGTTGATGCATCAGTCGCTGCTGCAGAGATTGCTTCTGACTTTGCAGTTGCAATTTCAGATGTTACTGCTGTACGAACTGCTGTATCTGCTGATGTTGCAAATGATTCTGCTGCAGATTGTGCAGCATTTGCCTTAGATGTTGCGTCAGTGGCTGCTGCTGACTGAGCAGCATTTGCCTTAGTAGTAGCATCTGTTGCTGCTGCTGACTGTGCTGCGTTAGCCTTATTTGTAGCATCTGTTGCTGCGGTTGCTTCTGCTGCAGACTGTGCAGCATTTGCTTTTGAAGTAGCATCTGCTGAAGCAGTTGATACTGAAGTAGTTGCTGCATCATCCACATACTTCTTTGTTGCTGCTTGTAGGTCTACTGTTGGTGCACCTGAAAGAGTAAGTGCTCCAGTTAATGTTCCGCCAGCAAGTGGAAGTTTAGTTCCAACAAGATTTGTAAGGTTTGAAACTGTGTCTGGTGAATCAGCAAGTGCTGCTGCTAACTCGTTAAGAGTATCAAGTGCTGCAGGTGCTGAGTCAACAACGGCTGCGACTGCAGTTGAAATTGCTGAGTTACGGTTAGTAACTTCTGTAGCAATTGCTGATGAGATTGCAGAGTTACGATCAGTAACTTCTGTTGCAATCTTTCCATCTGTGTATGTGTTAGCATCTGAAAGTGCTGCGTTAGCCTTTGAAGTTGCATCTGCTGAGGCGACTCCTTCTGCTGCAGTCTTTGCTGTTGCAATTGCTGTTGTACGAGCACTTGCTTCTGCTGAAACCTTTGAAGTAGCATCTGCTGAGGCAGTTGCTTCTGCTGCTGCTTGAGCAGCGTTAGCCTTTGAAGTAGCATCTGATGCTGCAGCGGTTGTTGCTGCTGTCTGTGCATCTGAAGCCTTTCCATCAGCGTAAGACTTTGTTGCAAGAAGTGCAGTGTCTGCAATTCCATGCACGTCTGTTGTATCTGAATTATGTGTTGAAAGTGCTGATGCTGCTGTTGCTTCCGCACCAGACTTTGCTGCATCTGCCTTTGTAGTTGCATCTGTTGCTGCAGAAGAAATAGCCTGTGACTTTGCTGTAGCAACTTCTGCGTCTGTTGCAAAATCTGCATTGAGAGTTGTTGTGATTGTGATTCCTGCTGAACCATCAAAGTTTGCAGTACCTGAAACATCTCCAGATAAAGCAATTGCTCTTGGTGTAGCCAATGTTGATGCTGTTGATGCGTTACCAGTTAATGCTGCAGTGATTGTTCCTGCTGCGAAGTTACCTGATGCATCACGCTTTACTACCTTGTTTGCAACGTTAGCAGAATCTGCTCCGCCACCAGCAAGTGCGACGATGTAATCAAGGTCTGCTTGCTTCTTTGTTAATACGTCTGAGCCACCGACTGTTGCGGATGCGCCTTCAACGATAAGACCATTCTTGATCTTAAAATCTTTATTTACTGTAGATGCCATTTTTTATATCTCCTTATTATGCCTTTAATCCCATACGTGCATAACGTACAGTGATTGGCTTGATCGCAGGGTCTGGAGTAACTGTTAAAGTTACGGTATTTCCAGTGCGAGAGACAGTAATGGTTCCCATATTCCCATCGTTGTCGATAGTTCCAAATTCGTTAACAGATACATTTACTCCGTCAACCAAGATGGTCATTTCAGTAGCATAGTATTTATTTACGCCACCAGAATTCTTAGATATAGAGATAAGGTACTTGACCATTCTCCATTCAGTTGCATCAAAGTTATCAATTACTGATGCATTTTCAATACCAGTAACGGTATTGTCGTTATTGCCAAATACGCCTGCACGTGTTGCTTGTGCTGCTGTAGTGTCAATTAGATCTTCGTAATCTGCCTGTGATGGGCGATCACCAGTCTGGAATTTTTCTTTAAGTGCTGCGAGTGATATTTGGGCCATGTTGTTATTATAGCATTATTTTTTACAGAATATAGTTGCTGTATCCAATAATGGCTACTCCTATCGGTGCTGGATTCTGCCTTGTATATCCATCTAAACCTATGTTAGATATACGCAGTCTGAAAGGCAAACTTTCATTTGCCAATACTTTTTTTGGTACTGATATTATTTCAAAGGCAATTGTATTTGCCTGATTGATTGTTAAGTCTGCAACTGGATTAAGATTTATTAGCCCAACAGCAACTGCTGGAATAATTGTAGAAACCAGTCTACTCGCCATTAAACCGTTCTATCAGTTACTTCTGCAATGACGTTCATAACGCCTCTGCAAACAGTCCAAACCACTACTGGGTCTGATAACTGTACGTCAAAGATATCTCCTGTTGCTAAAAGTTTACATTGTCCTGGTGTTAAGTATACTGTAAATTCCCCTGAAAGATCAAACGCTGTTTTTGTTGGAACGGTTGAAAATAATAAAGATGCTCCACGTCTAAAATCTGCCTTAATTGAATAGTCGTTTGGATTAATGGCAACCTGTTTATCATCTTCAACATAGATTCTAAATGATGCGCTATCGCCTTTTACAACAGTCCACCTTACAATTGGAGGTGCTGCTCCAATTTCAATCTCGCCATTAGCATTAGTTGCCTGAGATGATGTAACTGTAGTTGTTCTTAAAGTTGGCATGTTTAGATTATACCACGATTACGAGAGGCCAGCAGCGAGTGCGCCCCAAGTACCATTTCCTTTTGCCTGAACTATTACTACTCCTGTAGTTGCAGCGTGTCCAACAATTCCTACTGCTGCTCCACCAGAATCAGGACGAGTCTTTGTTAGTCCCCCGCCAGTTGCAACATATAGAACATCTCCTGCTAAAAATGAACTTGTATTTACTCCTTCAACAACTCCAGCAACTACAACAACTCCATTAGAGTTATTTCCTAAAGATGTTTTCGTCAAACCTAAAATTGGTTTTGTAATTATTGGCGTAGAAAGATCAATCTTAGTTCTAACCGTACCGTTTGCATCTACATTTGATCCTACAGCATAAACTGGATACCCTGCAGGAATCGTACTACCTGTTTCATTTCTTACAAGAATCTCAAAATATGAGACGCCAAGGGGTGGAAGAATTGTCTCTAGTCTATCAACAATAACTTTAATATCATTAGTTATATCAACAGGATCCGAGTCTTCTGGATAAGGTATTGAGTACTTAATCGAGTCTTTTGCCATGATAATTAATTATACCACGCCTAAACTTGACTTTTGGCACCAAACCCAGTAAAATTATGTTATACTTATCAGTAGACACCTAACAAGGTGTTATTGTTTTCTAAGGAGGAAACTATGATTAAATGGATCGAAAGAAACAAGGAAATCATCAGCATACTCAGTATTAGTCTGTTGATTGGAACATCAATAAACTCTGCTAATGCTAATAATACGAAAAATAATTTAAGCCTGGAACAGGCTCAAGAAGCATCAAACGCCTCGAAAGAGGTTTTTTTGGTTTCTAAAGCAAATAAACTAGAGAGTTTTGAGAATAAGACATCTCTAACAGATTTAGAACTAAAAGAACTTCTAGGCCTGGTTGGCTTCAAGGGCAAAGACCTAGTTGTTGCTTGGGCTATTGCAAAAAAGGAATCCAATGGTCGTCCACTAGCCTTTAATGGTAACCATAAAACTGGAGACTCTTCATATGGTATGTTTCAAATCAACATGATTGATTCTCTTGGTCCTGACCGCAGAGACAAGTTTGATCTTGAGTCTAATGCCGAACTCTTCAACCCCGTAAAAAATGCAGAAATTGCATACTATATGTCTAGGGGTGGGGAAAACTGGTCTTCTTGGAAGGGTATTACCCCTAAAACTAAAGAGTGGATGCTTAAGTTCCCTAAGTAGTTTTACTTACAAAAGGAAATAGCAGCATACTTTCTTCCACTTGTTATTGGAAGAACTCTATGAACATAATCTACCGATGAAGGGAAGATCAACAGATCTCCTGCAGACGGCTTAAAGGGTGTGCCAATATGATCCCTAAACTCTACCTCTCCGCCCTCATAGTCGTCGTTTAGGTAATAAACCATTGATACTAAGCATGGGTGAGGGGCTCCATTGTCTGAATGCCATGTAAGTTTTTGAGTTTCTTCATACGACAGCAACTCCCAGGCTTCTCTTTCTACAATCTTAAATCCGTATTCTTTAATAAAATCAATCAATGCAAGAGACGTCTGGCTAATTATTTTTTGATTAAGTTTTACCTTTTCTAGTCTTAGATCTATCCCAGCAATCGACTTATCTGCTTTGCCTGTGAATAAACTAAAAACGGTACAAGATCTTAGATTTGTATCGTACTGATGGTTATTAATTGTGGCATTTCTAAATCCAGCATCTGGATGCTTGACAGTAATTTCATTGGCTGCCTCAATAATTGACATTGGAGTTTCAGATATATTGTGGTATACCACTATCTTGTCCCCTAGTATTGTTTTTTTCATTTTGATCCTTATCTAAACCAGTTTGGCATTGAATATTTTGTACCCGCTATTACTTCTTTTGCATAATGAGAAAATAGATTTGTTGATGGAAAAACTAAAAACTCATCTTTTTTTGGCTTTAATTCTAAGTCTATATATTTAAAATTTATTTCTCCCCCAAGGTAATCATCATTAATATAGTATACCGTAGACACTTGTCTTGGATATGCCCTGGAGGCATCTGTATGCAATTTAAAAAAATCCCCAACCTCATACTTTAATAAGGCCCAGCCTTCTCCCTCTAAATCAAAATATCCATAACTATTTTGATAGTCATTAAGGCATTGTTTGACTGCAGCATCTACCGTATTTTTTAAATTGGATACCGCCAAAGATACATCTTCTTCTTTGTAAATTCCATTGAGTCCAAAAACTGATCCTTGGCGCAATTCTGGTATTACTGTTGCAATATTGCCATTGCCTCGACCAGTTGTTGTTTTGCTCCAAGAAATTTTGCCATCTGTTACAAGTTTAGCAAGGGCATTAACATAATCAATAGATCCTGGAATCAAACCAGTGTAGCCTACAACTCCTGGAAAGTATTCAACCTTGTTCATTATTTTGCCATATACATGTTGTGTACCAGAATATCTGATGCAAAATACATATCCTTCACTTCAGTATCAATTGAAACAACATTAATTAAATCGCTTATATACTCAATGGATTCAACCAGGACAGTATCTCCTTCACTATCAACTATGTAGTCTCCAACGACAACGCCTTCCATTGGAGAGAATCTCCAGAAGCCGCCTCTCTTAATAAACATTATGTGCTCATATGTTACATTTAATTTATTATTAAGGACATAGTGCCCTGGGTTAGTTAACTTCTTAATGTCTGTAACAGTTGTTGTTGTAAATGTTGAATCATCAATATTATTAGAAGTCCATGAATCTAGAATTGTAGGATATTCCTCATCTGGCAATGACGAAACGCTCAGAGATAGCAATTCGTCTCCAATAACCAAATCTTCGATGTTCTTGTATGTTCTATCTGAAAGAAGAATAGGAGTTCCATAAGCCAAGCATCCATAACCGCCATAACCGCCCGTATTAATAGTATTAATAGTATTAATAGTATTAATTGTATTGATCGTGTTAATTGTGTTAATAGTATTAATTGTATTAATAGTATTGATAGTATTAATAGTATTGATGGTGTTAATTGTGTTAATTGTGTTAATGCTGTTATTACATGAATCTATACACTCATATCTTGTTCCAATTTGCTGTCCTGAACAGTTTAAGACCTTAAGTCTCATTGCTACACCACAGCACTCTGCTCGAAAAACAGTTCCTGATGGGATCTCATCGTCATTACATACGTTAATTGTGTTAATAGTGTTAATAGTGTTAATCGTGTTAATTGTATTAATTGTGTTGATTGTATTAATTGTGTCTGGACAGTTACAGGAAACACAATTTGTAGTGTATGTCGTAGTTGGTGTTCCAACCCATCTAATCTGGCTTGCATCTGCTGGACATCCTGCTGGGCAGAATGGAAAACTTGGGCACATTAAGAATCTTGCTTCTGCTTGACCGCTTATAGTCTTTAGTGTTCCATCAGTTCCTTCACAGTAGTATTCTGTTCTAGTTCCAAGAGACATCCAGGGTCCATATTCGTAAGGGCATGTATTGGTGTTGATTGTGTTGATTGTGTTGATTGTGTCAATTGTGTTAATTGTGTTAATCGTATTAATTGTGTCAATTGTGTTAATTGTGTTAATTGTTGCAATTGTATTAATCGTGTTAATGGTGTTAATTACAGGAACATAAGAATAGTAGGAAATAGATATAGTTGTTTCATAATCTACTGCAGTTCCACCAGGGATTGACTGTGAAGCAACCTTTTGATCTAGGCTAGCAGTTGGAGTTGTTACTGGGGTGCTAATAAGTGCAACACCTAGTCCAAGATTTTGTAAAGATGTCATTGCATCTCCATATATGAAAGTCGATAAATCTGGTACGACCACCATACCTTTTCCAAAAAGCCCCAGTGTGGTTAACATCTATAAGGCCTACGCTATCAAATCGCCAACAAGGATCCAGGTGTTCTCTTCTATTTTAATAAGTGTTGCTCCTGAGTATCTTGCTGCAATCTTCTTATTAGAATTCTTGCTCTGAATAGTTACTCCATTGGCTCCTGAAATAGATGTAAGGCCAACTCCATAACGAATAATATCAAGTCTTTGGCCAATTGCAAATGGAGTTGTGCTATTTGCTGGAACAACAACTTCATTAAGTGTATCTGAGTTAGCAATAATTGTTCGGCCAGCATCTTCTAGTGTAATAGTGTATGTTGCTGTATTTGTTTTTGAAAGAAGCAGGGTTGAGTCTGAGTGTGATCTCCAATTAGTTCCATCAAAATACTGAATTTGGTTTATTGGTAATCCCGCTGCATCGTTTCTAACAAAACAAACAATTCCTTTTTTGTTTTCTGATGAAACACCAGTAAATGCCAAATCTCTTGCTGCTGGATTTAAGAAATTATTTACTCCTGCTTTTGCTTTAACTACAGACTCAAATGTTACTGTAGTTGAAAATTGTTGATCTGCTGACCAAGTATATGCTGCACCAGTATTAACTGCACCAGCAATTGGGTGCCATTTATCTGTGGCTGAACTATATATGTATGCTACTTTAGATTCTGAATCAATAACTTTTGGCATTAGGCACCAACCTTTACAAACGAAGTAGTAGAAGAATCGTAAACCCACATCTCAAGTGGAGACGTTCCCTTTTTAATCCAAATTAAACCATTAACAAGTCCAGTAGTTGGGGTTGCTGACTGATACTGAGAGGTTGCAAATTGAATTCCGCTTCCACCAGTAAGATCTGAGTCTACCCAAATCATTCCATCAACAATAGAAGATGGTTCATTTGCTGTATAGGTGCTTCCAATTCCTTTTGCATTAATTGCTGCAATGTCAGTTTTAATATCTTTAATGTGACCTACAAGAGATGGCCTAACAATGTCTGCCTCTGTTGATGGGGGAGTCTTTGATCCATAGTGATAAATTCGGAGGGCTTCCTGAATGTCTGCAGCCTCGTCCATTCCAGGAACCTTTGTATTAAATACGCCTGTTCCGTTATCTGTGTTGTCTATGTTTTTATTTGCCATTTATTTTCACCTTTTCGATTATACCACAGTAATCAGAATATGAACCTTGCGGGTATCGGCTATCTGAGACCATGTCCCTCCTGAAAATTCTGCAGCCTTAATCGTAATAGGCAGAGTAAGTGTGTCATTTGTAACCGTAACCGCACCAACCGAAATAGATGAAGCGATTGGGTTAGTTCCAACAATGCTATGCTGAATGTTAAAGTTTGCAGCAGTTAGGTTTTGATTGTTTGTTAAAGATGCAATCTTTTGAACATTGAAGGTGATTGTTCTTGATCCTTCAGAAAAAACAACGTCTAGATTTTCTGAATAAATTGCGGGATTAACTTTAAGTCTTGAAGTCCACTTGTTTCCCCCAGGCTCAGAAATATATTCATACATGTAGGTATATTCTGAATCAGCCTTAGATACATTTATTGCCCAGTCCCCAATATTTGGAACTTGACTTCCTAAAGCGCCAGAGTTGTTTGGATTCTGGTTTGAAGAAAAAATTTTGCTTCCTCTTGTGCCTGATGGACCAAAGTCAACATCTAGGTTTACAATATCTGGACCACCAATTACAGTGATAGTGTCTGTAGATAAAAGTAGTTCTGCCATATTACGCTCCAGTTACGTCTGCTGTTACAGTGACTGTTCCAGTTAGAAGTGTATAAATTTTTGTTGCGCCTTGAGTAATTTGAACATCATACACATACTCTGTTCCAGCAGTCAATGTTCTTCCAGTGGCAGGTAAAATTGAACAAGTAATATAACTGTTGTTTGAAGCAATGCTGGCAGTTGCTGCGACGGTAAAAGATGGATTTTCTCCACGGGATGTACTTATAGTAAAAGTTGCACCGTAGTTTAAAAGTGAGAAAATGGCACCAGAAGAATCTTTAGGGTATATGTTGAACTCATAGGTGTCACCCTTATAATAGTTAATATTGTATGTGCCTGGAAATGCCATTATTCCTCCTGCTTAATTATACCATGTTAGAACGTTGAAATATAGATTGATTTTAAAACTGCCATGGAGTCTAGGTCTGCCCTTAGTTGTGGAACTATGCCACTTGACTTGTCTACGCTATCGTCTAGATATAGTAAGTGGGTTGTTGATAGTTCGTAGTCATATTGGTATTTAAGGTTTGCAACAAAACTTGTAACAGCCTTACCAGTGTCTGGAAAATAGGATCTTGCCCAAACCTCAGTATTATTACCATATGTCGCTAAATCAAAAGTGTATGTAATTCTAAGTTGTGACCCAATGTCTAAATGCTTTAGGTTGACTCTACGAGTTTCAGGATTATATAGACTTATATTGTCTTTAGGTAAATATTTTTCATTTGTTCCCTTGCCAAGAGCATCTACATAAACGTCTACCCAGCCATCGTCTCCACGTGTTGCTCCAAGTGAAAAATTTACAGGGTTTCTATTGTCGTAATTAGCCCATCCATCGGCAAATAAAGACTTTCCATCCTTGCCTGCTGGTCCACGTTCGCCTTGTACTCCTGCGGGCCCCTGCGGGCCTGTCTGGCCATCTAATCCCCTAGGTCCTGCTGGCCCCTGTGGACCTTGAACTGGTATATAAAGACTGCTGTCTATAGATCCTATTTCTTGTGATTGCTGAACTTGATCAGCGTAATTTGTTTTTCTGCTACCTGGAAAATCTGTGCTTTTGCTTAATGACATTACTTCTTAACCTTGAAGGTTTGTGACTTGCCAGACTGATATGTTATCTTGATAATTGATGGCAGGTTGTTTTTATTTTCAGAAACCTTAATAACTGGCATTAGAGTGCTCCTCCAAGAAATGTAACATCACCAAGAACTGATATGGTTCCAATGATAGGGGTCCATATAACGTCTAGTGCATCGGTTTCCCCATTAATAGTTACCTGTACGTCAAACATTAATTCGGTAACTTTTGATCTATACCCAGTGCCCCAGTCTTTTGTGATAGAGGCTGGTGCCTTTATAATAATAGTTCCTGCGGATGGTTTTGTGACTGTTAAAATATCAACCACGTCTGATTGCTTATCGTAGGCTGTAGCAATAAAGTCCCAGGTGGTTATGTTGTACGGAGTTACTTCATCATCATCTAAAAAATTAACAGTTATAGAGGCTGTATCGCCACGGACTACAGACCATTTGATATTTACAGGGTCTGCTCCAAAAATTTCAGGGCCATAAGAAGATGAACTCATAATACTTGATTATACCATAAAAAATGACTAATACCAAGGTGGTGGGTATAAGACAACCAAGGTATTAGTCTTTAAAATTATACCATAAAACGGACAATACAGACATGATATTAAAGTTTACCAGATTGTTACAATTGAGAATGTCCGTTTTGTTACCATAAGTCTTTTATGCCAGGATTGCGATAGTGTATACTTAAATATATATAAGAGAAAAGAACTATCTTTAAGGTTTGTATATAGAAGATATCTTATATATAGTATATAGAGTTACTTTGATTTTGAAATATACTCAATTAGAGTATCATACATATGGTCCAATTTTCTTTCCATATCTTGTCTTCGGTTATCTGCTTCGTTAATTCTAATTTCTAATCTCGAAACCTGGTCTTTTAAACTTGATCCAGAATTCGGTTTAAGTTCGACGAGATAATGTTTTACCAACCACTTGATTCCAAATGCGATTGATGATACAATTGTTAGGATGGCTACGATTAGCGAAGCCCAGTCTTGTACTGTCATAATAGTATTATTATAAGGGGTATATTTTACAAAAATGAAAACGGACATACTTGATACACTGGAGCATTCTCAAAATTTAATTATATCTCCTGATATGGATGGTTTGGTGTCGGCGCAGTTATTAAATCGTTTTAACGGTTCGAAAATAGTTGGCACGTATGACAAGAACATTCTTTGTTTAGCAGATGGCGCAAATCCAGATGAATGCTTGTTCGTCGATTGCGATATGAATCGTCAAAATTATGTGTCACTCGGAAACCATATGCGACTGTTAGATGATTCTATGTCGGTTGAGTCTTTCAATCCGAATGTTCACTTCGGCGTCTCGACATATAGCGACAAGTTTCCATATGCAACTGCGTTTTTAATTTCGTTCGCAACAGAGGTTCAAACCTCCGCCTCTGACCTTATCCGCATGGCATACGCTGATTCAACTCTTAAGAATATGGAGTCTTACAGCGCTAACATGATCAATTGGTCAAAACGGATGGAACATCCTGCAGTAAAGTATATTACAGACAATTCGGACATTGCAAGAGAGAATGATGTGCAAGCAAGGTTTGACTATATTCAGCAATCTTTTACATCTAAGAGATATGGCAAAGATCGATATATACAAACCCTAAATACGGCATTTGAAGAGCAAGGGGTAGCATTTGAACCGCTTGTAACTGGTAAGAAATATATGTGTGACAAAGTTGGTATTAACACTGTGATAAGGTATAATAGAGATATAATTTCATATGCTGAGATTTTCGGCGGGGAATATTCAATAACATACGATCAGGAGGTAGATTGGTAATGAGCGAACAAGTAAGACCTTGGAACATGCTTGATGGATCTCCTCGTGTATCTGATGAAGAAGCAGCGATAAGGTATAATATATGTAAGGGTTGTGAGTTTTTCAGACCCATGACAAAAAGATGTGCTGAGTGTGGTTGCTTTATGAAAGCAAAGACTCAATTAGCAAAAGCAGTATGTCCAAAGGGGAAGTGGTAATATGGCAATTCCAGTAGAACACAGAGAACAAGTGATACAGTATTTTGAGTTAGTTGAGACTATCGCAAAGGTAATGATGGCAGAGATGTTTCATAATGTCTCACAAGCACCACTTCTTGCACAAGTTGAAAATCAAATTTTCTTAGAGGCCAACGCAAAGGCAGCAGAACAACTTGGGTTTTCATATTACCCATGGCCATTTGGAGAAACGTCAGAAACACATTATGAAGGAATTGGAGAATAAAATGGATAGAACAGAAGCAGTCGAACTTATGACAAGTACAGTCGATGAATTTAATAGATACCAGGCAGAGCAACAAGGTATTGACTCTGAGCAGGTTGAACAGTATATTGCTGCAGCCAGAGATCAGATGATCTTTGTTAATGGGATGTTGTATGATACGCTCAAAGCAAATGGAGTGATCAATTGATCCCCGAAAATATTAAACCTTATTTGATGAATTGTGATGTTGAGGCTTGGTCTGACACTACGAAAGAAGAAATTACAAAACTTGCTATAGAACGTCAGAATTCTGAAAAATATTGGAGAGATCGTATTTTTCACGAAAACATGTAATGTCAAACCACAAAGATAAGGCTTGGCTTGAGAAACAATATGTTGACAACAATAAATCTATTGACGACTTAGCCAAGATGTGTAATGTTGATCGAAAAATTATTATTCAAGCGTTAAACGATTTTCAGATATATAGGTCTTATAAAACCGATAAACATCCTAAGCGATGGTAGGTTTTCCTTCACGAATAAACTTAGCAACATCATGAGCCAAATCGTGATCTATGCCATGAAAGTGTCTTTCTACCTCATTGGCAATCTGTGTACGAATACCAGCAGATAGTTTTTCTACTATAATAATTGCTTGCTGTTCTGGTGTTAGTTCATTGTTTTCCATTATTGATCCCCCTCGGATTTACGACCTATGTCTAGCCAGAAGATTTCTCTGCCCATAGCATCTGTTTCTGGAATAGCCTTTGACTCCCGCTGACAAGTACATCCTGAGCAGCAGGTTTCTGAAAATAATTTTACAGCAAGGTTTGGTGGTTCTAACCCATCCCAGGCATTTTCCAGATTGTCTAAAATTCCCATGGATCCATTTTACCACAAATCTGAAAATCTTGTTCAGATGTATGATACGTATATTTAAACAGAAAAACCAAAAAAGATAGTGCGCCCATAATAGATGCACTACCTTATTTGATCTTATTTAATTTTTAGTACTGGTGCCACCCTCTTGTTTAGCACTAGTGCCCTGTATCCAACCAGAGTGAATGCCAACCAAAGGTGCATCAATACACACGGCTGTGCCCTGATGTAGTGTAGCCTTATACAATTCAATAAACTCTAATAGATGTTCTTTAGTATTGAACTTCATCTCTCTAGTAGTACCTGATGTACTTGTTAATGTTGCTTTAATCATTTAGTTATATACCCTCTCTATTAGCGCACTTACCTGTGCGTATATGTTAGCGTGTGCATAGCACACTTTCTCTGTAGGTACGCCTAGCATAAAGGCATCAGTGCCACTATATACTAGCGATGTGCTATCGCAATCAGTTACTATACATTTCATTTATTTATTCTCCTTAGTACATTTGCAGGGGCTAATTGTTATTGTGTTATCTTTGTGGATAACTGTTGCTAGCGTATCGCAAGCATCGCATATATAGATAATCATTTAGTTAGTACCTCTATTAGCGAATACCCATTTACTTTCGTTAGGGCTTAGGTACTTGTGAGAGATAAGGTTCTCACTTGCTACCATATAGACATATGCCATACGGCTAATATAGTTACCGTCTTTAGTACGGAATAGATAAGGGGACTTAGTATTGCTACTAGCCATAGGATGAGTAGGCTCTACTACTACTGTTATTTCATTTAGTGATATCATTTTGATATCCTTTCTTTTAATTCGGCTAAACCTTTTAGCCTTTTTGCTGACCTAGGTTATTTGCTCTTATTTGCTACGCTCACCCTATTGCTAGGTTTATTTGGTAGGCTCAGAGGCTCACTAGGATTTTTCCTTATTTAATTTTTCTTATAGTAGAATACTACCATAACTACCCTGAAATATCAAGGCGACACGCCGTCTAGGGCTATGTGATTTAGGTCACTTATTCGCTACGCTCATCCTAGAATCTAGGCTTATTTGGTAGGCTCATTAACCTTTTTAACACTATTTAATTTTCTTATACTAGAAGTATAGCAAAGAAATGTCAAAAAGTCAAGACGACACGCCGTATCTAGTATGTGATTCGCATCACACGGCCCGATCCTCGGGGTTATCCACAGGTTATCCACGTGATACACATCACACCCCTATTTCACGCTCAAGTTATCCACGTGATGTACCTCACAATACCTTTTGTCCGTAATGTCCGTTTTGTACCCCCCTAAATGTCAGACCCCCCTGCTATACTTACTAGTATAAAGAAAGTTGAGAAAGGTTCTCAAACTAGAAAGGATTTCTAAATGAAATCAAATGTAATAAATACAGTATGTGTATCACATACCCCTAATAAGTCTGCTATCTCAGACCATAATGATGAGCAATTCACATTTTGTGAAATTTGCGAAAATAACATTGAGCGTTGGTATAACGACTCAGACCCTGAAAGACTACCTATGTGGTCAGATTGGAAGGTGTCTAAATAATGACAAATAGAATTTGGGAAAGTCTTAACGACTATCAAAATGAATTTGACGCTAAGCGTCTAGGCTATGTATCTTGCTCAGCAGGGTGCGGTAGAGTAACCGCTTGGTCGCTCTGTACAATGTGTGGCGGTAACTACGCTACTCACAATCTACTAGGTAAGGAGTCTAAATAATGACTAAACTAATTTGTTGCTTTTGCGAAAATACTTATTCTGAGGGAACGCTATTCTGCGGTTTCTGTAATGAGTATAAAGGTCTAATGACTATAAATGAATTTGATAAATACTATGGAAAGAGGGTTTACTCATAATGAAATTAGACGAATACAAACAAATGGTTGAGGCGCAACGCCTCACCTCTTTAGCACTAGCCTTAGACGCTCTACGCAAATCCAATGCGATAATGGAAAACACTTTTAATTTAGAGGAGAATGAATAAATGAAAACACTTCAAGAAAAACTTGATCTTGCTGCTAAAGAATTAGAGCCAATTCTTTGGGAATTACTAAATGAAATTGAGGAAAATAAATAATGAGTTTCTATGAAACATTTTTTGTAAGTGGTAATGCTTTATTTTGGTTTTCAATGATTTGTTTAACTTGGGGATTTATTTTATTTGTAAAAGAGTAAAAAAATCCTCGGGCGATTTTGTGGTGTAAATCACATAGAAAATGTCCGTTTTGTCCGTGTCTAAATTTGACTTTTGGGGTCTAGCCTGCTATAATTGCATTATACAAAAAAATAAAGGACAAATTGGCTAATGAGCCTAAGCAAATAAGTGTGATACAAATCACAATGAGCCTTAGCAAATAAGTAGCCAAAATGTCAGCCCCTAATGGTAAGATAGTCTTATCAACTAAAAGAAAGGAAGTCTATAAATGACTTACACTATAACACTAGAAACCTTTAATGGTTCTACAAAAAAAATCGCTCTACCTTCTAAAGGTGCGGTTGCTCAATTCATAAACACTTACGCAGAACAACTGCCTGTTGGTGTTGCTGTTAAAATGTCTTGCGACGCTCTTAGCGTTCGTGGAACAATTAGAGGAAAGGCGGTTCTATAATGGGATACATTGAAATCTTTCGCCTTGATGAGCAAGGTGCTGGCTGGGTTGATTTATCTGAGGCTACCCCCTCAGAATTGCTTGACATTGAAATTGGACTACTAAACGAAGGAGCACTATAAAATGGTAACGATTGAACACTCACTAAAATTCATAACTGAGGTTGATGAAACTCATCCAGCCACCCTTGCCCTGCTATCTCTTTCTAAAAGTGAACAGGTTAAAATTCTTGAAGGAATGCTAAAAGATTTGGTTGCGCCTGCTCTAAATCCAATAATTGAGGACATAAATAAAAATGGTTCTTATGCAATTCTAAAGGTGGTCGCATAATGATGACCCGTAAAGACTATGTTGCAACTGCTGAAATTCTTAGCAATTACTTTGCTACCTCTGTTTTTGATGAGCAAGGAGAAATGCTATTCGCTGATTTAGTGGATGAATTTTCTCTAATGTTTGAAACAGATAATCCAAGATTTGACTCAACTAAATTTGCTATTGCTTGCTATAAAGAATTGGAGATGGCTAAATGATTTTAGATAACGGAACACTAATCGCAATTGTAATTGCACTTGCGGGGTCTTTAACAATGATGGGCTTATTCTGGAAACAGAATATTGAACAACAAAAAGAAATTCGCAGACTGCAAATTGCATTAAGGGCAACACGAACTAAATCCCAGAAATCCTAACGCAAAAAAATCCTGAGCAAGATCTAAAACTGCTCAAAATTTTCCTCGGCGCTGTCGGGCGTGTCGTGCTTTACGTACGATGTGATTTTTCTCACACACTTTGAGCGTCTCACTATTTGGATTTACTGGCTAGTAAGTTGATAATTTATGACTAATAGGCTAGACTTACATAGTAAGAAAAAATAAATAAGAAAGTCTATTTATCTACGGCGTGTCTAACCGAAAATGTCAGCCACTCGTGATAGGATAGAATTATCAACAAAAAGAAAGAGGTTGGCAAATGTCAGCAAATGTCTATACAATAGAAAACCTACTTGTAGGAAAAACTTATCGCTCTAATTCTCTAACAGGAGAAATTATCTCAGCAGAAAAACACCCTAGCGCAGTTTGGTATCAGGATTGCGAAAGTTATCTTGTAGAGGTTCGTAATCAAAATGGTGGATACGCCTATCGCACTTTAGCAGTAAAGGTAAGTGAATAATAATGGGAAAGATGAAAGAGTTATACTCAGAAATAATTACTTGCGACTTATGCTTTGGCACAGGTTGGCTATTTTTTGGAAATGGTGAGGACTACGATACAGAGTCTTGCACTTGCAACCCACACCAATTATTTATCACTAAGGAGAATGACTAATGGAATACGAATACTCAATAACTGCAACCTATGACGGAGATAAGTCTCCGCATTGGATTGGTCGCTATGATAATGCACTAGAGGCAGTTAATAACTTTAATAAGTTTATTGACTATGGCTTTGCTAATGAATACTTAACAGTTAATCTTTCAGAGCCTAGTGGCAAAATGCACACTAAGGTATTTTATGCTAACGGAACAGTAGGGGGTAAATAAATGGGAAGTGTAACAGCAATTGGATTAGCAGATAGCGTGTTAGATTTAGAAACACAATTAGCCTATCACTTACAGGGTAATCATTACCCACCCGTTCCACTTTCTATGGTGCAACCTTGCATAGATGCTATTGACGCATACTATGATGAGGACTATGAAAGATTTATTGCTATGCCTGAAGGCGTATTCTATAAGGGAATGAGCCACGCACCTGCAAGAGCAATTGTAGACCAGCACCACCTATCTTGGTTTATTGACCCAGTAGATGAATATCAAGATGAGGAATAAAATGCCTGCTACAATAAATGCTATGGAATTAATACACGCTGATGATCTAACACCAGACCAATTAATGATTGATGATTTAATTGAGGTTGAAGATGGCATCGTTGAAGTTAAAACTATTACTTCAGATGCAACAGGCGACAAATATTTTATTGATTGTCAAAATGAATTTGGTGAAATTGAAACAGTTGAATTTAATTTTGATTCATTAATTAAACTTTTTGTTTTTATAGAACACCTGGAGTAAAAGGGCCCGAGGCGATTTGTCCCAAATGTCCGTATTACGTTGTGTTGACATTTTTCCCTAAGTCTGCTAAGATTAAGTTATGAAAAAGACTTCAGAGGAATTACGTAGGCTAATGGAACTTCGCCGTTCTAATGCTGCTTCCGCTGTGCCTTCAAAGAAAAAATATGACAGAAAGAAATGTCAGTCCCAAATGCTAGACTTAAAGAAAACAAAGGAGACCCCCTATGAAGTTTGAAAATGATGAAGTACTGGACGAATTCTATTCTACAGTGTGTCCTAATTGTAATGAAAATGAATGCGATGAGTTTATGCCAATGTGTGGGCATTGTTGGCTAGATGAATTAGCAAATTCCGTTACTAATGAAGACATTGCTCTAGAAATGAGTTTAGGCCTTGACTACTAATACACTTACACTTAAACTAAAACGCTCTAATGATAGAAAGGTGGCTAATCTTGTCACAAAAAATGGAAAGCAAGCCGCTATTGCTAATACTTTTGGATTACCTGCAGGCAAGGCTTTCTCCTGTCCTGGTGCCACTAGCGTCTGCGAAAGTGTATGCTATGCAGGAAAACTCGAAAAACTCTTCAAAGGTGTAAAGGCTAACCTATTACACAATTGGGACCTACTTAAAGACGCTGATCAAGACACTATGGTGTCTCTGCTATCTGCAATGATAGATGAGTTTATTGCTGATTGTAATAAGAAAGACGCCCCCAAGTTATTCCGTATCCACTGGGACGGGGACTTCTTTAATGATACCTATACCAATGCCTGGAAGACTGTCATCCTTAACAATACTGATATTCAATTCTGGGTATACACTCGTGTAAAGTCTGCAGCGCTTATTCTTAAAGATATTGATAACCTGTCTCTTTACTTTAGTACTGATAGTGAGAATGTAAAAACTGGTGTTGATCTAAAAATAAAATCTGGTGTACGCCTTGCATACCTTTCTAAGAATTTTGCTATTGGGCAAGCAGATATGAAAGAAATGATTGGTAAGCCTGGCGCTAAGTGTCCTGAAAACCTAAAGGCAATTCCACTTATCTCAACTAATGGTAGCGCTTGCGTTTCTTGCGGATTGTGTGTATACTCTAAAGCAGACATAGTTTTTTCTGCTACTAAGAAATGAGTTAAAATGCCTACGTGGTTTTGGATACTAATAACGTTTATTGTTTTTTATTCATTTTTTAATTAATTGGATCCCCCGCTAAAAAGGGCTCGGGGGCAAAACTTTCATTTGTCAAGTTACGACACGCTGTTAAGATGTGATTAAGGACACACCCAAAAACCTCCCCCAAATTGGTATTTTTGACATTTTTAGTGTAGAATTAAACTATAACCCAAACGAAAGGAAAACCCCAATGACACTAGGCGGATACACTTATCAACTAGGTGATTTATTCACTACTAGTAAGACAGGCGTTACAGGCAGAATTGTAAAGTTCTCACCTATAAATGCTAAACTAACTAGAGTTTCATTACAACTAGCAAATGGCTCACGCCGTTTGGCTATGGTAAGCACAACAAAGTAATCTCACATAGTGAGAAATGTTAGAAATGGATTTGACATTTCTGACCTAAAAATGTTATACTTAGATAACAAGCAACAAACCCCTAACAGAAAAGGAAAAACACAAATGGCAGTAAATACAGCAACATACAAGGTTGGCGACCTCTACACATCACAGAAGTCAAAAATCACAGGAACAATCCAAGAAATCACACCTAACAAAGACGGACAATCAGTTCGTATCAAGTTAGATGTTGATGGACAAGTTCGCTACACAACTTGGACAGCCAAGTAATCGTTCTCGCATAACGATAAATTGCGAAACTCCTGAGCAAGAGTTAAAAAGGCTCACAATGTCAGACCCACCCCCTATACTATAAATAACCCAACAAAGAAAAGAGAAAAACAAATGGCAAGAGGAAAAGCAATCTCAGTAAAAATCCCTACTCAACGAGTAATCACCGCACTAGAAACTAAGTTAGCAGAACTAGAGGCTAACTACAAAACACAAGACGAAAATGAAGCAAAGTATCAAGATGCTTACAAGGCTTGGCAGAAAGAGTTAGCAGATTTCGCAATCGCTCACTTCTCAAAGGCTGAAAACATCAGAACAAACTATCGTTCTTGGAACAAAACTCTCAATGTTGATTTTGACATTGTAGGTTCAGATAAGGACTTCCCTGCTGAGCCTGAGCGTAATTTTGAGCAACTCCATCAGCACAACTATCGTGAGCAGAAAGAGGAAATGTCTAACGCAATTCGTATCCTCAAGATGACAGATGAGGAAGTTGTAAATACTTCCACATACAACGCAGTTGCTCGTTATCTCTAACTAGATAATTGGGTGGGGTGTAAAAGCCCCACTCAGTTCCCTTGGAGTGAGTCAGGCTCGCCTGGGGATCTGATAGGGGTGGGTTCCAGACTAACGGCCGTGCCTACCCCTATCACCCAATTTGTCAGACCCCTCTAGTATAATTAAAAGAAACAAACAGAAAGAAGGCCCCCAATGGGATTAGATATGTATCTCAGCGCTAGAAAGCACTTTGAAAAAGTCAACTGGCACACACTACAGGCTAATGATGAATTAACTTATGACTCACCTGAAGCCGTATACCCTAAGTTCAATGACCTAATGGAAATAACACAACTCACAGATGTCGCTACAGATATGTATGGAGCAGAAGTATTGGTCACCTGTGCCTATTGGCGCAAGGCTAATCAGATACACAACTGGTTCGTCACAAATATTCAAGGCGGTAATGATAATTGCGGTGATTACTATGTTTCACAAGATAAACTAACAGAACTAAAAGTTATCTGCGAACACGCACTAGAAACTAAGGACCCAAGCCTACTACCACCACAAGCAGGATTTTTCTTTGGTGGAACAGATATTGATGAGTGGTACTGGAAGGATCTTACTAATACTATTAATCAGTTAGAGCGAATCTTTGCTTTGCCTGAAATAGATAAGTTATCATTCTATTACTCATCATCTTGGTAATTGACATTTGTCAGTGCCCTGCGATACAATTAAACTAACCAACTAACAGAAAGAGGCCCCCAATGGACCAAGAGACATACGAAACAGTAATAGAACCAGTAAACTCAACACAGGAATTTCTTCGTGATTCGCTAGCAAAAGCAACGTTGCGGGTTACCAGTTTAGAAGAGCACATTCAGAAAGTAACTCAGCGCTCATATGCTGATTCAGCGGAACGTAACCGTATGGTTGAAGGAATGCAAGAGTGGACCTTGGAAGCAGTTGAAGACGGTTCCATTACAGAATCACAGGCAGAAGAAATTGCTGAGATTATGGGCTTTGAATTAACAAAAGAATTCGAAGTTGAAGTTACAGTTCTTTATTCAGTGACAGTCAATGCACGTAATGAAGAAGCAGCAACAAATGCAATTCACGATATCGATTTTGATACTGTTCAATATGATTCAGATAGCATTTCGTGGTTGTCATCCTCAATTGATAGAGTTGATATTTAGTAGGGGGCTACTAAAATAATTCCTGAGCAAGAATTTAAACTGCTCACTTTAAAATCCCCAAAAATTTCCTCGGGGCGCCTGTGATCAATATCACACCGCCACCCTTTACGATTACGTTACGAAATGTCCGTTTTATCCCATCTTTAACTATCTCAATTTGCATTTGTCAGCCTGTCCTGTTATACTTAAAATAACAACAAAAGAAAGAAGGAAAATCGTGGCTCACGACTTAGAAACACAAAACGGCGTTGCATCTTTTGCATCATTCCGTGAACCTGCTTGGCACGGATTGGGAACCGTATTCACAGAAGAAAAAACAACCGTAGAAATGTTGGAAGCAGCAAATCTTAATGGTTGGAATGTTCGTCTTGAAGATTTGGAAACCCCTACACATCTAACAAGCGACAAGGCATACCAATATGTTTTGCGTACAAACCCTACTGATAACACCCAGACTGATATTCTTGGCGTTGTTGGTGAGCGCTATCACGTATTACAGAATGAAGATTTATTTTCATTTGGTGATAACATTCTTGATGGTGGTGGGCGTTGGGAAACCGCTGGCTCAATTAAAGGTGGGCGTGTAGTATTTGGCGCTCTTGCTTTAGAGCGTGAAACAATTCTTGACCCTAATGGTGTTGCGGATAAGGTTAAAACTTATTTGCTTATTAACACATCACACGATGGCTCAATCGCTATTCAAGCAAGCATCACACCTGTTCGTGTTGTGTGCGCTAATACTCTTAACCTTGCGCTTGGTGGCGTAGGTCGTAAGAAGAATAAGGGAATCAAGCAATCTTTCAAGATTCGCCACACACAAACCGCTAATGGTAAAGTGCAAATTGCTCGTGAGACTTTAGGTCTTGCTAATTCTTATATGGACGAATTTGATAAAATGGCTAAGGCTATGATTGAGAAGGAAGTTTCTGCTAAGGAATTTAACGACATCATTCTTGCTGCATATGCTAAGCCTGAAAAGGACGCTAAGGGTGCTTTCAAGAAATGGGAAAATAAAGTTGATACAATCAACGATATTTATACTGGCGAATTTAACGGAATGATTGCTGGTAATGCTTGGGGTGCGTTCAATGCACTAACTGAGCGCCTTGACTGGTACCGTTCTGCTCGTGGTGGTTCTAACGAATCCATTCTTGCATCAGCATCAGGATTTGACCCTGCAATTAACGCAGAGAAAAATCGTTTGCTAAAAGTTGTACAAAATGTAATGCAACTCGCATAACAAAAAAATCCTGAGCAAGATTTAAAACTGCTCGCAAGATTCGTTAGATCAATTGGTTAGATCGCTACCCTGTCACGGTAGAGGCTACGGGTTCAAGTCCCGTACGAATCGCAATAAATAAATATACATCACAATGAATAAAAATTTGGCTCGGGACTAGTGATGTATATCACATAACATTTCTTATCTTTTTTGATTACGAAGGCTTGATATTTTTCCTGGAATTTGCTATACTTGGTATATGACCAAACAAGTGGCAATATATGAAATGAACTACTCCTGCTCCCCTGGTGGCGTTGACTGCTGGGAAGCAACTATCAATGGCTACGGTACTAGTAGTACTGCTAGTGATTTTAAAACTGCTGGAGAAGCCCTCAACTGGGTACTTGACAGACACCCTGACGAAATGTTAGAATTGGTAGTAACCTCACTTCCCGCTTATGAAAAGGAATATGTATGACCCAAAAAACAGACACAATGCTAGAACCCTACTACTCTTGCGACCTTAGTATTTCTATTGTCAATATAGACGCTAGAAATAAATTTCACGCAGAGTCTATTATGCAAAAGTTCATAGATGAGATTGCCGTAGTTATGGACGAACAAGTCCGCTGGCACGAAGCCGATTGGGAAATTACTGAAAATGTGTATGACCCTACAACAGGTAGTTGGTTTGAACAATGAGCGAACCAAACAATAAAACGGTAGCAAAACTAGTAGAGGATATCTACGAGGATAACTACTCCCACCTTGATTTTATGGAAAATATGAATGGTGGAGAGTGTGACTGCAACATATGTTGTGCCCTTGAATTAATTATTAAGTATTGGGGAGAGTAATGTTAGGCTATACTGAAACTGATATTGCAGTAATGACAGATGCTATGGAAGATGCTATTAAATCAGGTAGACTCTCTTCTGAGGTAGTAGATGGTTTAGAAAAGGCTCAATCATTCCTTGATGGCCTATGGGCAGAAGGGTACTTTGACTAATGAAAGTTAGAATCAGCCTTGAACAAACAATAGATCTAGATGATGCTATGTCTAATGATATAGGGTTTGAACTCTATGGTCCCCCTGATATGAGCAATGATGACAAGATAGATTATCTAATGGCTCGCTTTGCTGAGGACATAGACACTATGGTCAAATATGATGAGGTCCTAGGTAACATCTCAATAGAATATATAGAGGACTAATGTATAACTGGACTAAGTATGACTATCTATGTACTGACTGTGATGCCCTTATGGAGATCACTACTCTAGTTGATATTAAGGACTGGAGAGGGTGGTGCTCTTGTGGATCCCCCAATTTAGTTTGGCTTGGCTCTTATGATGGCAACGCTCCCCTGTTTGAACCTGTGACGAAGGTCACACCTAGAGGACTTGTCAAAATCAACACCAACCCGTATAATTAATATATGGACCTAAATACATTCAGAGAATATATAAGACTACACGCCATATCCCTTGAACAGGATTTGGAAAACGAGGACGGTGCTGATAGCATTGTTCCTTACCTAGAAGGTGCAATCCACGTATCAAAGCATTATTTGGAGGTTTTAAATGAATCCAATTGACATTGACCCATACCTACGCAAGCAGGTTGAGTTGGGTATGGACGGTGCTGACATTATGCACGGTCACCTAAAAACTTTAATGGTTGAGGCAGAAGGAATCCTTGACCGTTGTATTGAGGTTGAGGATGAATCAGGTGACGCTATGGATTCAATGGCTCGTACAGAGGCCACTGGATACCTAGACGCCCTTACTGAGTTATATGCTTTAACTTATGCCATTGCCTTTGCCAAGGAAGATTTTAAGAACCGCAAGGAGATTCTAGGTGGATAAGTTTGTTGAGATAGACTTTGATGAGTGGTGTGAAACCTACAAGCCAATCAAAAATCATATAGATACAAATGCTTCCTTTGACGGGGAGATGTTTGAGACATATGGTGATGAGGTGGAGTTTGTAAAGCAGCAGGACCCTGCCTATATCTGGATGTATGGAGACGGAGACGACGGTGGTTCCTATATCTGGAATGGCTGGCACTTTGTTAATCGCATTGGTTATTTTATTACTGCGGTTCCTTGTCCCCCTGATACCACGATGCAAATCAGAGTAAGCCATAACTGGTTCTACTGTGAGAACTGCCAAGCAGAATTCGAAGACCCTGATAATACTATTAGAGATGCCTTCGATGAGCACGATTTGGAAAAATGCCCTAATTGTGCTACACTTAAAGAACTAACCCTAGTAGGACTGGAAACCCAAAATGCCTGAATTAAGTGATAGTTGGAAAGATGATGATGTAATTACTGTCTACACTTGCCAATCGTGTGGACACAAATCCCTAACAATACCAACAACCTGCCCTGATTGCGGAAAGGAAGTAGAGAATGCCTAAGTATACTGTAACTGCAACACGAGAGACTTACTATGAATTCGAGATTGAAGCAGCGGATGAATTGGCTGCTGAAGATCAAGTAAGACAATTAGAAATCGAAGGGGACATTGAAACATATGCCTATGACTGGTATCCTTTAGAGATAGAATCCGTTGAAGAAGAAGAGGAAGAGGTAGAATAATGGGAGCACGTATTAACTATGTCTTTAAAGACAGTGATGAGGGCCCTGTAGTAGTACTATACAGCCATTGGGGCCAAGACGGC